ATTATTTTTATTTTTTTTAATATTTCAGACAATGTTTTTCTATTTAAACCTAATTCTTTAGCACAAGTACGAATTGACCTAAAAATAAATTCTTCTCCCGTTATTTTATGAATTGCTTTTACTTTACATTTATAAGTACTCCTATATAAACCATTATCATATGTGTGTTGAGTGTTCTTTTTGTTAGAAGTCCATTATAAGTTTTTAAAATTGTCGTTAACCTTGTTACTATCAATATGATTAATCATACAACTTTCTTCTGATTTACCTTCAACAAAAGCATCTGCAACTAACTGATGAACTCTTTTATAATGCCTTCTTTTATCTTTATACATTATTACTTGTTTATATCCAGTACTATCTACTCATTGACATAGTTCTCTTGGAGTTTTATTCATTTTAGATATAACTCTACCATCTTTTGTTATAAAATAATTTGGATATCCTTTTATTTCTTTAATCGTTTTTCGCCTATACCTTAAATAATATAACTTTATCTTCACTAATAGATTTTGGAACGTTTATAATTCTTTGATTAGATGACCCTCTTAACCTTAAAGTTAAATCTTTTTTAGTGATTTCAAATTTCCCATCAATTAAAACATCAATATTATTAAATATACCTTTTCCATATTTATTTAATAAATCTTCAAATAAATATCCTGTCCATACATAAACCATAATTGAATTATCAAATGTTTTAATTTCATTAATTATGGTTTTAACTTCCTTTATATTTTTAGGATGTAAAGGCTCACCACCTAATACACTAAAATTTCTTTTAATGTTATTAGCAGTTAATGAGCGCTTGATATATTGTAACTCTCTACCACCAAAAGGTTTCCCACCATTAAAATCCCATGTTTCTTTATTAAAGCAGCCTTCACAAAAATTATTACATCCTTGAACAAATAAAGAAACACAAACTCCTTCTCCATTTACCGAATCATTCGGTTTTATGTCTGCATATCTCATATAATCACCTTTATAAAGAGGAGGATTTCCTCCTCTATTTTTTTACAAATGTTTTACTCTATTTAAAATGTCTAAAACTCTGCCTTTTGTCCATTGATTTTCTCCAAGATAACCACAAGTTCTTCTTACAACAGAAAGTTTGCTTTGGTCATCATTATGACATTGAGGGCATATCCACACATCATTATCCAGATCGTATTCCATAACTCCATTATAATGACATTTTCCACAAACATCAGATTCAAAATTTATTTCTGCATATATATTATGGATATACATAAAATCAATAAGTTGTTCTAATGCTTTAAGATTTTTACTCATATTATAGGTTTCAACATATGATACTACTCCACCTAATGAGTGGTCTTGAAGTGTTCCCTCTAATTCTAACTTATCAAAAGCATTAATTTCTTCTCTAACATCTACATGATATGAATTAGTAATGAATCCTTTGTCTGTTATATCTTTTATTTCTCCGAATTGTTTTTTAATTTTATTAGCAAATAACCCACCTGTTGATTCTTGAGGACTTCCATATAAAGCAAATAATAAACCAGTTTCTTTTTTCCATTCTTTAGTTTTATTTTCTAAATGTTCCATTATTTGCATAGCTAACTCATAGCCTTCTTTTGTTGTATGAGATTTTCCTGTAAGATATTTAACTGCTTCATATATACCACTATAACCCAAAGATACGGTGAAATTCTTTTTAATAATAGGAAGAACTTCATCATTAGGATTTAATCTAGCAAATACTCCATGTTGCCATAAAATAGGTGCAACATTTGCTTTAACTCCTTTAAATTTATCGTATCTTAATATTCCCATTCTTTTACATAAATCTAATTTCTCATCTAATATTTCCCAAAATTTTATTATGTCTTTATTAGAAAGTATTGCAATATATGGTAAATTTATTGTTTGAACTCCTACATTTCCTCTTCCATAGAAAAATGGATTTCCTTCTTCATCTAATATAGGAGATAAAAATGAGCGACAACCCATACATGGGAAGGCATATCCGTATTTTTCTTTCATTTTTTTTACAGAAATATAATCCGGAGCCATTCTTAATGAAGTAGATTTAATTGCTAATTGTTTTAGATAGTAATATTCAGAATCGGGGTACATATTATCTTCATCTAAAAAGAATAACAGCTTAGGAAAAGTAGGAGTACTTTTAACCCCAAACTCATTTTCCATACCTTCTATTCTTTGATTTAAAAATTCTTCAATTAACATAGCGGTTTCTTTTTTATATTCAGGATTTTCATTTAAATACATACAAAGAGATATAAACGGAGATTGCCCATTAGTAGAATTCATTGTAGATATCTGATAATTAAAAGTCTGAACACTATCTTTAATTTCTTTTTTTAATCTTTTTTTTACCAATGTTTCGAGTTCTTCTTCTTTCAAACGAACACCAACTAATGCCATTTCTTCAACAACTTCTTGTCTTATTTTGTTTTCACTAACCCTTACATATGGTGCTAAATGGGACAAACTCATTGTTTGTCCTCCATATGTAAAAGAACTAATTTGTGTTGCTATTTGTGTCGCCAATGTGCTTGCAGTCCTTAAAGACTTAGGGGTTCTTATTAATTTTTTATTTATAACTGTTCCTTGTTCGAACATTTTATCTAAAGGAACTAACTCACAATTGCTTATACTTTGAATATAATAATCTAAATCATGGATATGTATAATGCCTTCATCGTGTGCTTTTACTATATCTTGAGGTATCATTTGTGTTTTTGCTATGTATTTACTTATTTCACCTGCAATCAAATCTCTTTGAGTACTAACTATTTGTCCCTGTTTATTTGAATTCTCTGTAAGAACTTCTTTGTTAGTATAATTTATTAACCCTAGAACACTTTCGTCTAAAGGATGTTGGTTTCTTATTCTATTTCTTTCTGCCCTATAAAGTATGTAAGCTTTAGCAGTATTCTTTAAACCTCTTTCCATAAGTTTAAATTCAACTAAATCTTGTATATCTTCTATATCTATATATACTTCATCAATTTCTTCGCAAACATCAGTTGCTACTAATTCTGATATGGCAACTATTTGAGAATCATCACATTCTTTTGTTTCAACTAATGCTTTCCTTATTGCCACCCTGATCTTTTCTTTATCAAATTCTTCAATAGAACCATTTCTTTTAATTACAAACATTGATAGCTTCATTTCCTTTCTATTTATTTTAGTTATTTTAGATTTTATTCTCATATTTTTTCCCTTAATTCATCACATTCTCTTTCTAGGATATAATAATTTTCTTGTAGCTCATCATAATTTTCTTGTAGTCTATCATAATCCCATTTTAAATCATCATATTTTCCTTCTAATTCATTGTGTTCTTTTTCTAAAAACTTCATATCTTCTTTTAAATCTATATAATCTTTTTCCATTTCTTCATATTCGTCCAATGTAACATATAAATCATTAAGTTTTTCTAATAATTGTTCTCTTGAAAGTCCGTTCATATTATCATCCTTTCTATAGTTATATTATACTCTTTTTTAATAGTGTTGTCAACTATTTTTACCAATAATTTTAAAATAAACTCTACCTATATTACCCCAATCTTTTTTTATAACAACCTCTAAAGTATACCCTAATTCTTTAGCATGATTAATAATATGTTCTATCATATTATCTATTGTTATATCTTCTACTTTAGTTATATTGGGGTAATGCTTACCTATAAAATCTAGTCTTTTCCAACGTCTATGTCCTAATTCTCCTAATGTCATTATTAATCCTTTATCTGCTATTTTTAATGCTTTTTCTAAATATGTTATACTCGCTCCAAAAGGGTCTAAGTCTACAATGTCAAATCTATCTCCTTTAGAGATTATAAAATCTAAAAATTTATCTGCATCCATATGGTACATGGCATCTATTTTTTTATCTTTATCATTAGTCACGACATTAAATTTTCTTTTTTCATAATATGAATATACACCGCAAAACACATCTAAAACAGTCACATTTTTACCTAACAAATTAATAAATTCTAAATTGCTTTCATATTTGTCTTTAAGATGTGTTTCATTATATTCATTATATCTTTTTTTAAGTCTTTTTAATTTTATTCCTGTAGCTACCTCTCCTCTATCTAAAGAAAAAGCACATTGTTTAATTGTGTAACCTTTTTTATATAAATTCCATAACCAATCCTCTTCTTCTCTAGTCCAGTCTCTACTTTTTAAATCGTAATCCTTGTGGTGCGCAATTCTTTCTTTACCTTTATATTTATTAGGCATCTTTGGTATATCCATGCTATCTCCTTCTTACCATTTAATATAATATTGTTGCTAACTTAAATAACAAAATAGTTATTCTTTTTATTAATGATTCCTATCTTTTTACTTATTCCGCTAAATAAAAATTCTTCTTCTGCTGTAAATTTTAATTGAGCTTTCGCATCTTCTGAACCATGATGTATTAAAATTCTACTACAATTAATGCCTTTCATATAAGAAATCAACTCTTTTCTTTGTATATGACCTGTAAAACTATTATATATGTTAACTTCACATTTTATAGGAGTACTTTTATTTTCTATTGTTACAGACTTAGCACCTCTTTGAATTTTGCCTCCTAGAGTTCTTTCAGAACAATATCCTATAAAACATATGCAATCTTGCTTTCTAGGTAATATATGTTTAGCATATGCAACTGAATGACCACCTGCCAACATACCTGAAGAAGAAATTATAACACAAGGGCTTTTTGTTTGTCTTGCTATTAATTCTGTTTTTTTATATTCATCAATAAAAGTAAAGTTATCCCAAGACATTACTTCTCTCCAACGGTCTAATAATTCTCCTTGTAGTGTATTTTCGTAAACCTTATTTATTTCATTAGTCAATCTTGAATCTACTATAACCTTAATATTTTTAAATTCTTCTTCGTTTTTAAAAGTATGATATAATAAATCCATTATAGCTTGGCTTCTATCAAAACTAAAACAAGGAATAAGCACTCTATTGCCTTTATAAGTTACTTCTCTTATTTTATTAAGTAATCCTTCTACATCTTTTTCTACATCTTTTTTTGAAAATCCTCTGTCTCCATAAGTACTTTCAAAAATTGCGATATTTGCTTTAGGAACATTTCTTCTTTCATCACAATAAGGTTTATATTGTTGATTGTAGCTAGAACCCAAATCAGATGAATAAAATATTTTTACTATTCTACCACTTGGTTTTTTTATAAATATTTCTAAAGAAGTACTACCAAAACAATGATTATTAGAAACAAATCTAAAAGATAAATTAGAATTGATTTTGTGAATAACTTCTTTGTCATATATTTTAACTTTATCTAAAATCCTAAAAACATCAGATTCATCATATAACATTTCATATTTTTTACCTTTATTGTTCATGCTCATTACATTTCTTCTTTGGATAAAAGCTGAATCAACTAGCATAGGTTTTAATAATTGCGAAGTTTCATATGTTGTAACTACATTACCATTAAATCCTCTTGTTACTCCACTAGGAATATTACCTAAATGGTCTTGGTGGGCATGGCAAACAAATATATTGCTTGCTAAATTAAATGGTATATTTTCTATCATTTTTTTATTAGCATTAAAATCTTCTACCATTCTATTTGTCTGTATACTCCCACACTCTAATAGGATCAGGTCTCTTCCTCCATTATCCAATGGATAATCAATAGCAAAGCACGAACCTGTAACATCTTCTGTTGAACCACCTAAAGAGGTTATAACTACTTTATTTTTGTATTTTTTATTATTAGCAAAGTGATGTTTAAATTTTTTCTTTTCTATTATAGATAAATTTTCTTTTCTATTATCCAATACATCTCCATTGACATATTCAATTTTATTATCACTATCAATTAAAAGACTAGGTAAATCAAAAGTATATCTATCGGTAGAACCAACTATATGTTTCCCTACCTTTTTCCAAACAATATCTTTTACTATATCTACATCTTCTACATCTATTAAAATTTTTTCCTCTATCTCCTCTTGATAAATGTCGTATAGAACAATTTCTGCATAATCATTGTGGATTCTAATTTCATTGGGTTCATTTTCCATTCTATCACTTGTTGTTATACAAAACCCAAACTCATTATATTCATTTAAATGTTTATCACATAACATTTTTTTATTTTTATGTTTCAATTCTCTTCCACAAACTTTACATACTAATTTGTTCATATAATTATCAACTCTTTCTTATTTATATTTATGCTACCTCAAAATCTGTAATATAAAAATCAACGGTATTACTTTTTTTTCTTCTTTTAGGGACAAATCCATATAAATATAATACTTCTCCTACTACAAATGGGCATTGATTATATAGCTGCTTATTCATTTTAAATATTTTTATATTTCCACTATAAAAACAAAACAATTCAATCTCGACATTATATTTAAAAATTTTTAATTCAGATATGAAACAAGCATTTTTATCCATTTGGGTATAAGGGATTGCATTAAATCCGCCTGTATATTTTATTTCATCTTTTATTAATTGGATAATATCATCTTTTGTATCTTCTAAGAATAATTCCACATCTCGTATAAACGAACGGTAGTTCATAGTTAAAATTTTAGCAGTTTTTTTAAGAGCATTTTTTTCCGCAATCTCTTTATAAGTAACATACAATTCAATATCTTTAGTTTTAGACATTGTTTTTTTATTACCTTTCTTTTTATATAATTTAAAAATTTTAAGAAGCTTGTTTATACCACCAAATTCTGAAAAATATCCTAATTTTATTAATATTTCAAGACACCTATTATCTATTTCTTTAGCATCATATAATATGTCCGTAAAAGTTTCATATTTTTTACTTTGACTTAATTCATATAAAAAATTAGCTTTTTGCTCATTTAGATATTTAATAGAACCGACACCTTTATATATTGCATTAGTTTCTTTATTAAAGAAATATTCTGCCTTAGAATATCCAAATTTAGGAGATTGTAATTTAATGCCGAATTGTTTACATTCATTTATAAGTCTAGGAGTTCTGTTTTTATCATTTTCGTATTTATTTAATGCAACCGTATAATATTCTAAAGGATAATGAGATTTTAAGTATGCTCCAAATAAACTATCATATGTATATGATAAACTATGAGCAGAATTAAAAGCATATCTAACGGCATCTTCTATTACTTGCCATGTGTTTGAAAAACCTTTTTCTTCATTTATATGAGCAATCCAGTTTTTAAGAAGAACTTGTTTAAGATTATCTATTTCCTCTTGCGTGAAATTTTTCTTAGATATCTTTTTAATAATCCCATATGTTTCATCTTCAGGAATACCTAACCAAACTAAATATTTCATTATAGATTCTTGATACATCATATAATGATAACTTTCTTTTAAAAGTTCATCTAATTCTTCAACACCTGTGCTATAAGGTTTTCTTTCTATAAAATTATTTAATAAAGAAGCAAATCCCGGACGTATACCTGCAATAAAAGCACATAGCTCTGCTACGGTTTTAGGTTTATACTTTGATACTAATTCTGTTGCCCATTCTGAATCTGCTTGATTAATAGTACAAGTTAAACCTTTTTCATATATCTCCCAAGTTTTATCATCTAACATTTCTTCTAACTCATTTATTGTAGGTACTTTAATTCCCACTAAATCACAAGTAGATTTTATTATTTCCCATACATTAACTATTAGATAGTCATTTTTAAGGTATTTATATTTATCACAATAATTTTTATCCAAAAGACAACAATATCCTTCTTTTGTTCTTATTATCCCTATTTCTTTAGCAACAGGTTTATCATATAAAAGCATACTGCATGGACTAGGAGAAACACTTTCAACAACACCTATAAAATGTTTACTTTCCTCTATAATATCTGCCCATTCTTTATCGTCTCTATAATCGTCTAGTTTTTTTGCTATCTCATTATAATCATCGTTTTCCATTCCTAAAGCCTTACACCATAATCTAAAAGCACTTGAATCCTGTAAGGGTTTATAACTTAACATCCATGCACAGTTTTCTTTTCCCAATAAATCTTCTGTTGCTTTTATAAATGGTTCTTGGTCTATTACATTTAAATCTATATCTGGTAAACTCTTAGTTTGTAAAATACGGGTTTTAGACATAAATCTTGTTGGGTAAAGAGGAACAGGTGCTTTTAATCTATCAACTTCTGTAAATCCAAACAATCTATTGATATAAAATGAAACTGCTGATCCTCTTCCTGTTTTAGTTAAATATCCACCATATTTATTTATCGCTCTTTCTACTATCTTATAATCTATAATAAAATAATCTTCCATATTAGTCTCATGTACTATATTTTTTTCAAACTCTATAGCTTCAACATATTCTTCTATTCTATTTTTATCAATTATAGCTAATTCTTTTTTCCATTCTTTATCTAATATATCCTCGAATTCTTGTTTAGGATTTTTAGATATGCTAGGAAGTTTTATTTCATAATTAATTATAGTTATTTCTTCTGCTTCATCAAAAATTAATGTGCTATCTAATGATTCTTTAATTAATTCATCTGATAATATTCCTTGAATTTTATATCTTTCAACGATTGTTTCTTCACTTGGATAATCTAATATAAATGTACTTTCGTCAGGATAATTAATACCTTTCCCCTTTAAATACATATCTCTATAATATGAATCTTGAGGATATATATAGTGAGAATCGTTTGCGTGAATCAATTTAATACCAAATTCATCCCTATATTTGATTGCTAATTTATTTATTGTTTTTTGTTTATCTTCATTATGATTTTGAACCTCTAAAAAGAAGTGGTTTTTAAAATGATTATGAAATTCTTTAATTATTTCTTTTGAATCTTCCCTAGACAATATACCTGCTATACAAGCTGTTGTTACGATTACATCTTTTGGGTTGAATATTTTAAATAAAATCTCTTTGTCTATTCTAGGTCTGTAATAAAATCCTTCACGATATGCTATTGTTACTGCTTCATTTATTTGTCTATATCCATTATCGTTAAGTGCTATAATAACTAAATGATTGTTATATCTTTCTTTTTCAGATATATCATCAACATAATAAAATTCACAACCAACAATCATTTTTAATTTTTTATCATCATCTAATTCTTTATTTTTTCTATCTATTAAATCTTTTAACTCAAATATATCTCCATGAAAACCATGTTCTGTTGAAAATACTGTTGTATGTCCTAATTCGATAGCTCTATTTATGTAATCTTGCGCTTTAGTAGTGCTATCTTGAACCCCTATATTGCCTTTATGACTATGTTTGTGATAATTGTGATACATTTTAAATCACTCCTATTTTAATTTTTTATTTAATGTCTTTACCTCTTCTCCTAAAGACATTAAAAATTGTATGGTCTTTATATAATCATCTGCCTCTTTAAAGTTATCAATTCTTCTTTCATCTTGAATCTGTTTGTTGTGTTGAGCAGTCATTAATAAATCCATTCCATATGGATTATTTAAACTCCATTTATTAAGATTATCTAAGTTATCATCAATTAATACATTCCCTTGCACAACGTATTTATTTTTACAAGGTATAAAGTGAGATAAATCAAATTTCGGAATATGAATTTCTAGCCATTTAAGTTTTTCTCCATATGATTCGGCACAATTACAACAATCTGATACTATAAATACATCATATCCTTCATCAATCCATTTATTAATATATTCTATGCTATCTAATTTAGGAGTAATTGTAGTTAAAATATCTGATTTTTTATGTACTGAAAATAATCCATACTCAAAACTACTAGGTATCTCCCAAGAGGTAATTTCCTCTATTGAATGGCTTGTTCCATATATTCTATTATATTCCTTAATAACATCTTCGAGGTAACAAGTTATAACATCATCCATATCTATTAAAATTCTAAAATTTTTATTATCCATTTATTTATCCTCCTCTTTATTGTTGATATAAGGACATTCTTCCCAAATAACATATCTCACAGCAGTCACTTCTCTTGGAACATCCTTTCTAAGTCTCCCACAATATCCTATATTACTATATGCTATATAAGGTCTCCAAGATGGACACTCAAGACATTGAGTTACTTCAAAATTTCCTACTTTTATTCTCATAATTATTCTCCTCTCTTATTTATACTATTATTATACCATTTTTTAACAATGTTGTCAAGTATCTATTCTATTTTTTCCCATTCTTTTATGATAATCTTTCTCCCAAATTTATATCTAAATTCAGCTAAAACATCTAAGGTGATATAATCATCATCGTACTTATCTTCTACTAATTCTTTATAAGAAGCTTTACTACAAAAATATTTAGTTATTTTCATATCTTTGTTTTCAAACTCATAAGTACTTGTACCTATTTTCTTAATATCTCCAATTCTAAATTCTGCATTTTTAATTAAATATAGAGGAGGTTTAATATCATGACACCATAAATTTTCATAAGAGACTATTTTTTTAACATCATCTTTAGGAACAAATTCATCATAGACTTTTTCTACATTAATACTTTTTTCTTTTATAGTTATATTTTTATTTACATATTCTAAAAATTCTTTTATCTTATCTTCTTTGATACTAAAACCAAAAGCATTGTCATGACCATTACAATACTCAAATAATCCCGTACTTTCACATATATGTTTAAAATCCATTTCTCCATACCCTCTAGCGCTACCTCTTACAAATCCACTCTCATCAATGCTACCAAGCAGTATTGGTCTTTCATAAAAGTCTAGCAACTGATTACAAGTTAACCCTCTCAAAGATTTATCTATTTTCTTTTCTTTGTCTATATATATTATAACTGTATTTCCTTGTGAACCTTCTTTTTCAATTTCCTCTTTAACCATTTCTGCAATTTTAACTTTTTCTTCTTTTTGTTTCTTTTGAAGATTTGCGCCCATTAATCTAGCTTTAACAGGATAAGTTACAGCTTTACCTCTGTGCGGAATTAATTCATCTACTCCTATAAGAGCATTAAATAAATTTTCTTTATCTTCTTTTTTACCTAGTCTAATAGTAGCATTTATTACTGGTGCTATTCCGAATCCAAAATCCTCAATTGTAAATTTATCTTTTTTACTTTTTTTCATACTTTTTGCCATTTCTATTAAAAATGGATTTGTAATATTAGTCATTTTAGAGCCAACATTTAAATAATATCTATTTTCATAAGAATATTTCATATCACACATATCAGAGATTAATGAAGCAGCAACCAGATCTAAATATTTATTTCCTATTGTTCCTTCACAACATTCTACTAATTCTTTACAAAATTTATAACTAACTCCACAACCGCTTAGATAAATATTTTCAACACTTCCATCTTGGTTATTAATAAGCGCTACATTTTCTTCTATGCCCCTTAATTTATCTCCTATTTCTATTATATGATGGTCTAATATTAAAACTTGAATACCTTTATCAGTAACTTTTTCTAATGGTTCAAATTCAACACTTCCACCATCAGGTATAATTAATAATTTAATATTATTGTTAACTAGGGTATCTAAATTTCTAAGTTGAAATCCGTGTTCTCTTCCTTCATTAAGAATAAAAGTTACATTTTCATATTCAAAATCATCGTATATAACTTGATATACTAATGCTCCTGATAGATATCCGTCTGCATCACTATCCACTTGTATTGCTATATTATCTTCGTTAGCCATAGCATTTAATAAAAAATCTATACCTTTATTTAGATTTTTATAATGTTCAACATTTTCTTCAAATTCATCATTTGCCAAAAGTAGGCTAAGAGCTTCTTTTTTAGTTAAGTCTCTTATTTCTAACATATTTTTTTCCACATCTTCTGAAAGACTATTTAAAAATACTTTATTTCTTATGTTTATCATTCAACCACTCCTTAATGTGAAGGGTATTCTTCGTCATACCCACAAAATACACCTGTATTAAGATAATCGTATACAGTTTCTTTATTAGTTTCTTTTATATTACCTTCTTCACCAAATAATATATATGTTCCTTTTGTTATGTTAACTATACTTTTCATATCTTTATAATAAATTTTATAAACTTTGGTATCATTTTTTACACATATATATTTTTCCGTATAACCACAAGCGATACATTCTACAACTTGGTCTTTCCATAAAGTAAAACTCTCGTTAAAAAATTCTGTTTTTGCCTGTGTGTTATTTTTAATTATTATTCTAAACTTATCTCCATTTTTCCAATTCATATTATACCTCCTATTTAGGCGAAACATTGTAATTATCTAACAACCATTGAAATTCACAATTTTCTCGTGATTTTTTATATCTACAATAACTGCAACAACTGTGATACTCTTCACACATATTATTGTATAAGCTTCGCAATTTTCCCGCTGTTATTTCATCTTTAGGTTCTTCTGCTAATTTAGCATATTCCCATGCCGTTGTGTTTTTAGTAACCCATGAATCAGCACCACAGTCATAACAATATATAAGCCCTTCTTTATAATGCGCAAAATGCCTTTTATACCAACCTCCGTAATCATAGTTTCTTACTAAAACCTTTGTATCTTTTGGTATTTTCCTCCAATCTACTTCCGTTCTTTCCCATAATAAATTATTCTCTGAATCATATATTTTCATTATATCATATTCATTATTCAATCCATAAAACATATCATCTTTAATATATTCTTTGAAATTGTTTAAACTATATACAAATTTAAGTTCTTTACAACGTTCTTTTATGTAAATATCATCTTCTATTATATACCTTGTTTCGCCATTTCTTAATACAAATTTCATTCCATTTTTTAAATCGTTTTTATTCATATTATCACCTTATCTATTCGTATCGTAAGCACACCATCTTTGTCATAAAACCTGTCAGATACTATAAAAAAAATATTTTTTTCATTTTTGAGAATTGTTCCTTTTTTTAAAAATTTATACCTCATATCGCCACCTCAAAATTCTTGAAATTTATTCTGTTATTAAATAACTCTAAATATATTTCTTTACCCTTATCTGTAGGAGAATCTTTATATTCTAATAACCCATTTTCTAAAGAATCCCATATAATTGATACCTTTATATTTTCAGGAATTCTATAAGCTAATTTGATTATTTTACACTTCCATAATAATTCTTCTTCTTTATTTTGATATTGTTTATCAAAAGCAAATACTATTTCTTCTACTCCTAGTAATAATAATATTTTTATTTGTTCATAGCTTAAATTAGAACCACAAACTGCAACAGAATTATTTTCTTTAAGATAACTATTAAGTTGCATTGTTCCTTTTTCTCCTTCAAAAAGTACTGCTATTTTTGTTTTCTGTATCGCCTCTTTATTTTGCCAATACCCATATAAATTATATTTTAAGCTGTGAGCATACATTTGACCTTTAAAGTAAAATGGTACATATTTTCCAAATTCATCTGCTATCTCTTTATTTAAATTTCTAATTCTTACTCCTATAATATTTCCACTATCCCATGAAAAGTGAGGAATAATAATTTTTTCTCCTATTTCATCATATCTTATATCGTATTTTTTTAAAGTTCTAAATATTATCCCCTCTTCTTCCCACATAGGTAACCTTTTAAGAGGGAATCTTCTATAAGCAAAAGGTTTTTTTTGTGAAGGTAAAGAAGGTACTTCAACTTCATTTATATTAATCTCTCTTTTTTGGGTTTTATTTCTTGACCTTCTTCCTACTCCTTTTCTGTGATATTTACCACTAATCCCAAAATAAGAATTTATTATACTCATCGCTTCTTTAAACTCACATTCTTTTATTCTCATAGTTAGATCAGCAAGACTACCGATATTGCCACAATGAGAAAAACAAAAGAAATTATGAGTATCTTCGTTGTAATATAATTTAGGAGAAGTACTACCATGACAAAATGACTCAAATATAGCATTGTTATTATATCCTTCTCTATTTACACAATGTCCTTGAAGAATTTCTTCTACAAAATTTATTACTTGTTCTTTATTTAAATCCTGCAAGACACTCATATGATTTCCCCTTTCTTATTTTCTATAAACTCTGCATTGTTTCCAAAATAATGTGTTTTCCATATGTTCATCTAGTGTGACATAAATATCTTCACTATGTTCAAAAGGAATACGTTTTACAAATTTTCTAATTTTCCATTCTTCCCCGTCTCCATCTCTTACTTTTACTAGGTCACCCAATTTTACATTTCTTAAATCAACATCTTCTGCTTTCCACAATATTTTACCTTTCATATCATGAATCTCCATTATATCATAATTTTCATTATCACTTTTATATGTTAAATCTTCCTCGTAAAAATCTAAGAAAAAATCTAAACTAGCATGAAACACGATTATATCTCCATAGTCAGTATCTCTTTTGAATTTTCCCACATACCCATCTATTACATAAAAAACTTTATTGTTATCTCTTAATATTAATTTCATTCCGTTTTCGATATTATATTTATTCATATTTCCTCCTAATAAAACATTCCCGTATATACATTATCCACATAACATACATCTCTTATTTTCCCTATTCTCCCTACCATTTCCATTAAAATAATTTTTGAATTATCATCAGATTCCCTAGACTTATCTATAAAACATAAAAGATATTTTTTTCTTTTATCGAGAGTATATTCTTTCTCTACATCGTCTCCTTTTAATTTCCTTCTAGGAGTATCCTGATCATCTACAATAGTTAAGTATTTTTTTACTAATTTCCCTTCCTTATTAGTTCTCCATACATAAGGTTTTAAAAAAGCTTTATCGTCAGGGTCTAATTCTCTTTCTTGTACTTTTCTCACTAGAACAATACTATTTGCAACTTCTTTAATTTGTTTACTGTTACTTATCATACTAGAATTTAAATAACTAACTTTACCCTCTAAAGAAGTCATTAATTGAACAGGTAGAATAACCTTCATTCCTACTTCTTTTTCGAAAATATCTAATTTTCTACTACTATCTACCATATCTGCTACGGAATTATCTAAAGCCGATTGACTCTTAAATGTTTCTAAACATAAAACACTATATCCTTCTGCTAAATGTAATCTTTTTGCTTCTCTTAATATTTTATCAATATTAAATTCTGCTACGGAAAAGAACGTTATTTTACCTGTAAAATTTTCTTTAACAAATTCATTAGCTAAATAAAAAGCTTTTTTTTCTTCATCTGTAAAATTAAAATGTTTAACCTTTGTTCTGTCTAAAGTATAGCATTTAAATACAGATTGAGCGATATAAGATATAAGTATTCTTTTAAAATAAGAACTTCTTTGTTCATTACTTACTAATATTACTTTTTCGTCACTTGTTGTTACTAATCCTAGTATAATATTTATTAATATAGTAGATTTACCTGTACCACTAAATCCTCCGAGATAATGAACCCCGTTACCACAAGTATAACCATCTAAACTACGGTTTAAAAGAGGTAAGTTTCTATCAAATCTTTTTTCACCGTTTTCATCTTCCCATAATAACGTGTAGTCAAAATAACTTGTTTCTTCTGATTCTCCATTTTCCATTTTATTTATTTCATCATCTGTATAATATAATGATTCTGCAACCATATCACTTTTTAAAGAAGCTATATTAATAGAACTTAATTGCATATCAAAGAAATCTAATACTTGAGAAGAATTCATCCCTGTAATAACATTTGCAGGAATAATCTTTTTTCCTCCTACAACTACTTCTTTATTAATATCTATTGCTAATTTGTCTGATAATTCTTCTACCAATTTAAATTTTACAAGTTCATCGAGATATGAGTCAAAATCAGATACATTTGCCATATTTTTAATTTTATCAAATTCTTTTACCCCACCAAAGTCATTAAAATTTTCTGTCATTTCTTCTGATATTTGCAAATAATTTAATACCGTAAATCCATTTATTTCTTTATATCTTGGTGCTAATTCTGTTATTAATTTAAAATAAAATTTATTTTTAGGAGTACTAAAATCAGATTCTAATAAAGGGGTTTCTAAACTTAAATCTTGTAACAAACAAGATAACAACATTCTTTCTGCTTGTTCTTTCTTTTCATTCATGACTTCATTTTCTATATCCAATGTTCTCGCCATTTAATCACTCCTTATAAAATATCTAACAATCCTCTTTTGGCTTTTCTTTTTTTAATTGCAGGTCTTTTTATATCTGTTTCTACTTCAACATTAGCATCAACTTCTTCATATTCTGTTGTATCTTGAATTGGTTTACTTGTTCCGTCAAAATAATCTTTAATTTCTGAACGTATAATTGCAAATATATATAAAATTTTTTGATACTCATTCATATCTCCATTAATCAATTTCTTATCTAAAGAAGTCTTTATATAATCACCTTTATCTAAAAGAAATTTGTTTACTTGATTTCTTGTATAACCTGCATTATATATTTTTGTAAATTCCTTATTTTTAGTATTATTAATACAAGTATATCCTATTATAAAATCAAATGCTTTTTGGTTTTCTCTAAGTAATTCTATCTCTTTTTCATGTGTTCTATATTCTTCTTCTGAACAATAATACTGGTTTTTCTTTTTTCCATTTTTGTCTATTTTAGGAAAATTAAAAGCTATATCTGTTGTTAATTGTTTTCCACATATTTTACATTTACACTTTCTAGCCATAATATCACCTCTAATCTATTTCTCTGTAAACTATATTTTTTAAAGGGATTATCTTATCATTATTAAAATTACAAAAATCACAATCTATCTCTTTTTCCATACAAAAGCATTGAATATCACGACAGCTAATCCCATTTTGTTCTTTAGCACTCTTAAACGTTAAATCTGTTATAGACCAAAATTCTTTAAATAACTTTACTTCTAATAATCTTTCATTACTTTTTATAATATTAATATCTCTGTCATTAACCTTACCATAATTCATTGGGCAATAAATACAATCTACTTCATATTTTTCACATAAAATATCATCACAATCTATAAATCCCCTTTCATATCTATATTTTTTAGGTGCTATAGGTATCAATTTCCCATCTATTTTAATTTTTTCACACATATTAATCTCCTTTTCTGTATTTATATTTTAATAATATTATTAAGTATTAATTTAAAAGTATTGTATCAATTATATCAATAAGTGATACAATCATTAACGTTGTGGCAATATCAACGTAATTCCACTTCATATATAAAATAGCTATAATCATTAATATTAAATCTTTTCTAATTTCTTTAAGCATATTCACTCCTTATTAAAAAGGGTAGATATTTCTACCTACCCAACTAATTATTATAAGCTTCTTCTTGATGATTTTGGTTTAGTTACAGGTTTAGTTTCTTCTTCTTCAACTATTAAATCACTAGCATCAGTATCATCTTCGCTAAATGATAAACCTAATAAAGAAGTTATTTGATATCTTTTTAAATAAGTCATTAATGAACCATAACCTTGTGCCTCTAATTTAGGTGGTATTAAAGATATTGAATTACTTTCTAAAAACTGTCCTGTTTCAACATGAATTAATCTAGTTTTAATACATATAGAATGTTTTTCCATTCCATTTATAGGTAGCTGCACTAATACTAATCCCTGTTCGTTCAATATAGGTCTAATTACATTGAGTATTTGAGACAAACTAGCATAACTTGATTCGTGAAATGGATTTTCTGCGTCTTTTTCAACTGTTGTAAAATGTTTATGAAATCCCGCCAAAGCTTTATATAATTCTGTAGTATCATCGCTAGAATAAAATTGAACATCTGTATTACCTGTTTGTTTATTAACATTAAATTTACATTTACACTCCATATTTTCAACCTCCTTATTAGGTGAAGAAATACCCTCACCTAATATAATATCCTTATTAACTGTATTTTCCATAATCATTTATCTCCTTTCAAATTAAAATGGTGCTTCATCTTCATTTACTTCTACTTCTTCTCCTGTTTCTTCTTCACCTTTTTCTTTATTTATTTCTTCTGCTTTTTCTTTTAATTTTTCAATTCTTTCTTCTATTGCTTGATGCATTAATTCTATATAGTGTGAAGTAAAAGGGAAATCCTCTTGATCAGGAGTAGTATAACAAAATTCTTCTTCTTCTCCTTCTTCTAAGTCATCATAAATGCATTTTTCGTATTCATTATCATCATTTAAACTCATTATAGGAGCAGAACAATTTGTTAATTCAAAATAAGTTTCTATTTGAACTCTATTCTTTACAGATTTACCTATACCTCTTGTTCTTTTAGCTTTAGCAATAGATTTAACAAAGTCAAATTCCATATAAAGTATATCTCCTATATTAAGTTCTTTCTTAACATATTCTGCATATTCTTCATTATGAGTTCTTATTTTCATTATAAAACCGTTTACTTTTTCTTCCTTAGTCTCTTCATCAGTATAAGCATAATTATTTACCAATACACTTAACTCTAATGCTTCTCCATCAATATCTTTAATATCTTCATATCCTTCAAGCACACAATATACAATACCTTTAGCCCCTTTAGTAATAGGGAATTTACTATCTTCTTGTGTAGTACAGAACACTCCTCCAACTCTAGTACCCCTATCTACCATTTCTCCTTCTTTAGTAACATATTTGTTTTCATCAAATCTTACTAAACAATTAACTATTTCTCCTTCTCCGTCATCTTCTCTTGTCGGACACTCACTATAAAGTTTCTTCATTTTTGTATATGTTTTATTTGAATTACCATTATTAGAATACTTTCTAATGAAGAAATCAACATCTGTTGTTTTACCTTCTTCTGTTTCTATTTCTATAACAAATTTAAGAGTTTCATCTTTTTTACCCTTGTTAGATATTGCTCCATTTTTAAACGATATTACTTCACCATTCACATATCCTTCACAATATCTTACTCTTTTTTCTTTTTCTGCCATATTAATTCTCCTTTCATATTTTTATTATAATAATGTTGTTAACTATTAATTATTTATAATATTCATTTATTTTATCGTCTAATATTTTTTTAATCATTCTTAGTTTACAAAGATTATATCCTCTATCAACATTAAAAGTGTCATCAGGATGGACTTTTGAGGATACCTTACCATATTTTTGAGACTCCATTACTGTCAAATCTCCATTATGTCTCCACTTAACAGGGACTTTTTCGCCAAATATTTCGATTTTTCCCCATTTCCAACTTGTCCAATCCAGTTTAAATAAAATATCTATCATATTTTTATCTATTAATATATTTTCTTCATGACTTTTCTTTCTTAAAGATAATACATAACCTTCACAGCCACCCACATAAAGCTTCTTCGTATTAGATACTATATAAGTTTCTCCTGTTACTTTATTTACTATTTTATCTCCACATTTAAATCTCATATTAATTCTCCCTTCATCTTTTCTATATTTATATTATACCTTATCTTAAAAGTGTTGTCAACCCTATTTAAACAAATTTTCAAAAATATTTTTTAATACTGGAACTGCAATACTATTACCTATTTGTTTATATAATTGAGTATCAGAAGTAGGCACATTTTTAGCCTTATAAAAATCACTATCTTCAAACCCCATTAATCTCCAACATTCTAAAGGAGTTAATCTTCTGATTTTAAAATTAGTAACAAGTTCCCCATCTACTATTAATGGCTGTCTCCAACCACCTTGCATAGTATCTAAAGTAGGAGATATAGATTCCTTATCATAAATACTGCCTGCTTGGTGTCTTTTACCATCTTCATCAAATACTCCTCCTAATCTAACTGGGAGAATTTCTATAATTTGTTTAGGCTGTTTATAATCCCTAGCAGAAAGAGTTGAAATACATTTATTAGGATTATATACCCAAGCAGAAGTACTTTTACTATATTTAATATTTCCTTCTTCATCACATGGATGTGGAGCAGTTGTTCCTAAAACTTCTAAATATTCATTATTTAATCTATCTTGAGGAAATTTAAAAAATCTATCTTGCATTTCTTGAGATAGATAATATTTATCTTCAACTGAATTTTCTAATATATCTTTAAGTTTTAATTCTAACGGGAATCCTTGAGGGAATTCAAAGGTATGCTGATCTTCTAATATGCTAATAACATAAATACGTTCTCTATTTTGAGGCAATCCAAAATCTTTTGCATTTAATATTTTATAATAAGAAGTATATCCAACTTCTTTTAAGTTTTCCATATATTGATTAAAATTATGTATATGTTTTTTACTTACCACATTTTTAACATTTTCCCAAATAACATATTTAGGCTTACAATATTTAATTATTTTAACACTATACCACATAAGGCTACTTCTAGTCCCACTTCCCTTATCTCCTCCTTTACCTTTACCTGAAACAGAGTAATCCTGACAAGGCGAACCATGTGTTATAATATCTATATCTTTAGGTAGCGATTCCATGTCTATTGAACTTACATCGCCTAAATTTAAATTTTCATCTACTTCATGTATTGCGCAATAACTTTTTATTGCAAATTTATCTATCTCACTAAATCCAACTAAATCATAATCTATATTAGCATTTTTTAAGGCTTTTTCAAATGCCCCTATACCACTAAAAAGACTAAGTAATTTCATTATATCCTCTCCTTATTTTAATATTGTTGTCAACTAAAATAAAAAAAATAAAATATATCCCCTCCCACCAATCCCTATGTTTTATTTTAAATTTTTTTTAAAATCATCTAATAATTCTTCTAAAAAATCATCCATTTCTTTATCTGTAATTTTAACTATACCAAAAGGTGTTGGGAAACATCTTACTGTTTCTTTTTTTATTTCATCTTGTGAATCTATAAGTCTAACTGTATTTTCTGTATGATTACATATTACATCTTTACCGTCCGTCATTAATATTACTTTACTTGAAGGGTTGAATAAAATAAATCTTGCTTTAACCCATTCTCCATCTTTAAAATATTCAACATCTGTTCCTAATTCAACTTTACTCCAATCAGTTCTATTATCTTCTTCTTCTCTATCCCATATTAATTTTCCAATTTCATCATATACTTTCATTATATCTAATTTAGAATTTTTTTTATGAGTAAGATTAGTATTATACTCATTCTCAAAAGCTATAAAATAAATATCTCTACCATAATCTGAAGGTTCTCTTATAGCCATTACATCTCCTTTAAATATAAAATATTTTTCTTTTTCTCTTCCTTCTCTTAATGTCACTCTAAACATTCTACCGTCTTTAAAATTGAACATCATATTATCACCTTTCCCTTTCTTTATTATATTTATATTATAACATTTTTTACTAATGTTGTCAACCACTTTTGTGAATTTCTTTCCATTTTTTAGCACTCTTCTTCTTCAAAAGAATCAAAATATAATTGCCCATCTATTATACCTGCCCAAGCATAACAACTAACTCTAAATCCTGTAGAATCAAAACCTCCTACATAATGAACATCTAAATTAACTTTAAATTTTTCATTAACATAATCTATAATATCATATATTGTTTCAATTTCATTCTCTATTTTATAAATATACGCATCTTCCCTATTTAAAAAATGCTCTATATCATCTTTTATTTGTTTTAATTTATTAGATACTTTATCTAAAGTAACCCATTTTTTAGTTAATACAGGTATCTGACATACTTCATTACATCCTATTTTATCTTCGGAATATTCAAAAGGTGCTTCACATTGACTTTCAGAAAGCCCTTCGCTATATTCTGCAGCATAATATTTATCTCCGTCTTTAAATATCATTTCTTTATAACTACTCCATCTACTTTGACCTATCTCAAATATATCTTCATAGTCTCCGTTCCATAATATATTTAATAAATATTGTTTATCAAAAATTTTCATATTATCACCTTTCCCTTTCTTAAAATCTTCTATGTTCTAATCCACCTTCTAATTTTAGCAATTCTTGTAGTTTATTTATTATTTGAGTATCGTTTACTTTAAAAAAAACTTTTTCATCTCCGATAGGAAAACTAACAGTAGGACATTTATCCGTTTTAGCATATTTACCTAAAACTTCTTTAGATTTATTTTCTTTAGATTTAAGTCTCACAGTCTTGCTAGTGTGATTATAAACCATATCCTCTTTAGCAACCATTAATATGATATCACTTTTTTTATAGTAAAATACGAATTTCGCACTATGCCATTTATTATCTTTAAAATATTCAACATCTGTTCCTAATTCAACTTTACTCCAATCAGTTTTATTTTTTCTATCAAATAATAAATTATCATATTCATCATATATTTTCATTATATCTAATAAAGGACTTTCTTTATGATTAAATTCTTCTGTATAGCTATTTATATCTGCTACAATTCGACTATCATAAGGACCGCTATAAGAAGTTGAATTTTTTATATGTAATCCTACTATCATATCTCTAATAACGTAATAAGCTTCCCTGCTATCATTACCTTCTTTAACTCTTATTTCTACTTTCATACCACTTTTTAAATCACTTGGTTTCACTTTATCACTCCTGATCTATTTTCAATATTTTTTTTAAAATTTCTTCATATGGGCAAATACTACAATTTATTCGCCCATATCCTTCACTTTGCCAATCATCACAAATCTTACAAAACATTTCTATTATTAAATTTAAATATCCTTCTTTTTCATTTTCTTTGCTAAAAAGACAGCTATTACAATATTTTTTTAGACTATCATATTCACACGATTGGCAACCTTTATAATAAAGACAATTTGATACACAATCCAATATAGTTGTATAATTGCCTTTTCTAGGACAGTCTTTTTCTTTTATAATACATTTATATTTAAAATATTTCATGCTATTCCTCTATTAATTTACAAAATTTCCATTCTTGAACTCCAGATAAATCTTCTAATAATGTTCTAAACTTACAATAATAATCAGGTCTATAATTAACAAAAATTCTTGGTGTCCAAACTTCATTTTCTCTATTTCTTACTAATACTTTTGTTCCAATAGGTATGGCTGACCAATCTTCTCCTTTTTCCCAAAGAATATTATTACTCATATCCCAAACTTCTATTATATCGCTATTAGAATTATATAAGTTTTCTAATTCATTATTATACATATCAAGATATAGATTTAAGTCTTGCACAAATTCCAAGGCTATTTTATTTTTTAATTTTATAAATACTCCATCTTCTATAACATAATATTTATTATTATTTCTTTCTATAAAAATCATTCCATTTTTTATATCTGATTTTTTCATTATTTATCCACCTTTACCTTTCCGTTAGAATCGTATACAGGAGACATACAGCCTTTATAAAGATTACTTTTTCCTATATAGTAATGTACTCCTGTCTCTTTATCTATGTACTCACACATATAAATATCATCTGTCCAACCCAAATCTCTAACTTTTATAAAATTGCTATCGCTTTCTTTTACTTGTTCGGATTGAGTGGCTTCTCCATTATTCATACAACCTATCATACTTATACTTAATATACATAATAAGCTTAAACTAATAATTTTCTTCTTCATACTTACACCTCTTCATAATACAATGTAACACTACTTGTAAAAGTACCAGTAATTGCTTTTAATATATCGTCTATTTTATAGTCAACTCTTTCATCTTCCATTATTTCCTCAATAGCAATATCATCAATATCATTCGTATCTAAAATTATTTCGTGATATTTAACATAATTTTCTCTACTACTTTCTTGAAATTTTTCTATATTTTCTATATCAATTATTAATATAGGATTATATGCTACTGTTTCTTCTTCGTCAGAATAAGTAAATAATTGTAATAAAACTTCATATCCTCTATCTCTTTTAAAGATAGACTTCCCAATCGAATTATTGTCAATGTTTTTTCTAAAAGGAATTATAATACATTTTCTTATAAAATTAGCAACTGTTATCTCATCATCAGTAAGTATTAATATATTAGTTATACTATTTTCTTCATACCCGCTTTTTAACCATTTATCCAATATATTACCATAAAATATTTCTTCGGTAATAAATTCTTTATCTATGATATTATCAAAATATTTATTTAACATATTGCTACTCCTTTATATATTCTTTTTATAGTTTTTCTTTTTTATAAACATCTCTATTTCTTCACAACTCAATTTATCTAACTCTAGTTTTAGGAAGTCTATAAATTCCTCTTCTGTCATATCTTTAATTTCATCATTATTGGCAGTAAATATTTTCATTATATCTGAATAACTTGGGATATCCCATGTATACATTCCACCAAATTCTATTTCTAAAATATTTTTACTAAGTTCTATTTCCATATTATTTGTATAATGTCCTCCATACCCACAAGTAGGACAACCATAACTATCCTGTACTATATCATCAATTATATCTACTATACCACCATCTATCATTTTAATTAAACATTTACTCATATTACCACTCCTCTACATATTCTTCTATAAGAAGATTAATATAATTTGCAATAGAATCTATTTCTCTAAATTTATAATAGGATTTTATACTAAAACTATCTCTACCTTTTTCATTTATCATAAAAAGACTAAGACTATCTTCATATAATTCTATCTCTAAATAATTATTCCCCTTTTCATATTCTAATTGAATACATCCTGTTGCTACTGGAAAAATCTCAGGTTGCATTTGTATATGTCTAAGGATATCTTTAGTTAAATCTAATATTTTTTTAGGAATTGGATCAGCATAATATCCATCCCATCCTTCTTTAAATTTATACATTTCATTTATTTTATTTAAATTGTATTCCAATGTTACCATAATACCCTCCTTACCCTAACCCAAAAGGGTTAGGATTATTTTAATAGTGTTGTCTACTTTTTTTAGGAACACCACATGAATATTTTAATCATTTATATCTACTGTATAAGAATACATAGCATTATATAAATTTTGAGGAATAGATTCTTTATAGTAATCTGCTACTTCTTTAATATATTTTTCTTTAAAATTTTTATACATATTAAATGCTTGTTCTAAAGTATCATAATAACCTAAATGTACCCTTATTTGTTTATTTTCTTCAAAATCATAAATGCTACAACTACTTGAATATTTATTATATTTTTCAAATTTAACTCCTATTGGTAGTTTACCTCTATTTTTATTGCACTTAGTAAAAAGCGTGTTTATTCTTTGTGGTACAAAAACACAAGTTTTCGGTGAATAAATTTTATTATTTTTTATTAAAATATCTTTATCTAAATGCATACACTCATTTTTAATTTCATAATAGTTGTCATAATACCAATTAGCAAAATTTTGAAAATTATGCCATTCTTCACACACCTCACAATCTTTGCAATATGTATGTTTTTGTTTAAACCTTTCATTATAACATCTATTTAACATACTTCTCCAAGTTGTATAGCATCTAGTAAACTTGCCATTTATTTTACTCTTATATTTACCTTCACCTAAATATCCTATATTATATACGGTTGGTTCATAAGGACATCTAATTTCCCCTTTTGAAAAATTTTCATATTTTCTATGCTTTGTCGTGTAATTATATTGAGGAAAATAAACATCTATATCTCGACAACTATTATATTTAACTATTATCATTTTACTTCCGAAGTTGTTTAGTTTTTCTTCGCCTGTTCTATTTAATTTATACATAATCAAACCTCTAATCGTGCTGTTCTGTTTTTTTCTTAGGAGATTTGCAAGACAATTTGCCTTCAGGACAATGCCCGTATACACATGGAGCATCTATCTTTCCAAATAATACAGGAGATATATCTCTACATATTTCTAACATTTTATCTGCAAGTTCTCTAATTTCTTCTTGCGCTCTATGGCAACATCTTTTACTAAAGAAATTATATAAACTTCTAACATTCATCGTAACTATTATTTTAGTTTCCGCAGCATTAGGTAAGACATATCTTGCATTTTCATTAGCCACTTTAGTCGAATTCATACCGTAAGTAGGATAATCATTTTCTTCAACATATTGTTTTATATTTTCTTGCCATTTTAAATACATAGCATGAATTAAGTGCATATCATTTTCATATTCTTTAACATAATCTTCTCCCATTTCTTTAATTATATTAGGAGTTATAAATTCAAATTTACCTTCTTCTTCCTTAACATACCTTTGAGATTGTTGAGAATAACTTGCTACTCTATGTCTCACTAATTGATGTGAACAGCTTCTTGATATTCCTTCTACTGCAAATGAAAAACTACAATGTTCTAACGGAGATTCGTGCCCCATATCTGCTAAATTTTGAATAAATTTTCTTATTTTTTCTTCTGATAAATTTTCTTCAAGTTCGTCAACCCCAACAGGACTATAGCATAACTTACCTGCCATAGCGATTACTTTCTCAAAATCTTTTGTATAACCTATTAATTTTACTTTCATTATTTAATGTTCTCCTTTCTTAATATATATAAATTTTATTTAATCCTGATCTATCGAAGATGTAAAAATTTCTTCTATTATTGGTGAATCCCATTTAAAATCCCATTCATAAGGCATATATCTAACAGGATTATAAGCAGTAAACCATGTCGTGTTATAAGTATCACGCATTGTTTTATATTTTTTGCCACTCATAAAATCTTTATTAATTTTATCATAATCAATTTTATGTAAAACAATTTCATTATTTTCTAATCCCATCATTATAAAGTTTATATTAGATTTAAATCGTTTTATTCTTTTATCATGTTTTTGTTTAGATAAATTTTCAAGATTTAATTTTAACTCCTTTTTAATTTCCTCTATCGGTTTTTCAGTTATAATATTCTTTGTGCCTATTTTAGCAAATACAGGATAATCTTCTTCAGTATATTCTTTATATAGTCTTAAAAAATCTTTTGATGATGAATCCCAATAGACTCTACTAATTAAACTCGAACACTCATAACAATCATCTACTTTTTTATTTATATCAGTTATATACATAATCACTCCTCCTCTACAACATCAAACACATAATGTTTGCGGTCCATATCATCTAAAAAATGTTCTATTATATATGAAAGGTCTTTAACTCTTTTATCTTTATTATAAGTCATTAATATGTTTAATTCTTTATATATCTCTTTTTTAAGTTCTATAAGATTATATTCATCTAAAACTTTTTTGTTTGATATTTTAATAGTAGGAAATTCCTTTCCAATATATTCTTCATATGTTTTTCTAAAACATTTTTCTTCATTGTGTTCTTCTTCAGCCCACACCTTACATTTCCAACCAATTTCATTATTTAAAGGGTTTATTCTCTCTATAAAACATATCATGTTAATAGCCTCCTATACATCTTCATATAATAAATACACCGTATTACTTGAAGCATTACGTTTAATCATTTCTAATTCATATTTAACTTCATTTACTCTTTTATCGTGTCGTTGTTGTAAAATAGTATCAAGATGTTCATGAATATCTTTTTTTAAGTCATTTATTTCTTTATCTAAATATATACCTCTTCCATTCATTTCAAAAGTTGGATATTCTTCATCAAAATATTCTTTATATAATGATATTACTTTCTTACCCTCTTTTTTCCCTATCCCGTCTTTTATAGCAATTAATATAGTTTCTTCGCCATCTTCTTTATATTTTATTCCGTATAATCTATTATCTGATAACATACTATCCTCTCCCTTTTCTTTATTATATTTATATTATACCACATTATCAAAGTGTTGTCAACTATTTTTTATGTCTTATTTCGTATACATTTGGATTAAATGGATTATTTTTTTGTTGTATTATTATATTATCTGTATTCTCTCCATCGTTATCTTTTAAAAAACAATAAATAACTGCTAACAATACTATAGTAATAAAATTCAATATATCACCTCCTTTCTTTTTATTATAATAATGTTGTTAACCTTCTTCTCCTTTAACTTTTTTAACTTTTGCTTTCACATATCCATCTCTAACAGTCTTTATACCATTAAAATCATATTTAGAGCAGCAATGATAGAATATATCATACATCTCTCTATTTTTTCTTTTTTTCTTACATATATTATGTTTTCCTGTTTTTAAATATAAACAAGTCATACAATTTTTTTCTTCCATACTATGACAACCTTTCTAAATTTTCTTCTTTAAGATTTAAATTGAGCATTTTAGCCACACCTAGTACACCAGTAGTAGTCCATCTTAAACCAATATAACTTTCTCCAAAATTATCTACACCTATAATTAATTTTACAAAATCTTTATCCATCCTCAAGCTAGGAAACCATCTATTATTTCTTTTTAATAAAATCTTATATTTCCTTTCCATTAAGATATTAAACTCTACTCCTGAAGCAAACCCAAATAAATTTCCTACTTGTCTTGATGTAAATAATTTTTCACTATTTTTAAATCTTTGCAACCAATCTAAATTATTTTGTACTTCTACATTAAATTTTTTATTTATCATAATCTACCTCCTAAGCACATTTTTTCATTTTTCTTAAAGCTTTTTTTATTATTCTGCTGATCTGCATTTGACTTAAACCAATTTTAAGTGCTATTTGTTGTTGAGTGCGACCCTTATAAAAACTTTCTATTATAACATATCTTTCCCTTTCGGTTATATTATTTAATAAATATTCAATATAAATATTCGTATCATAATCCTCTTCATATGCGTTTACTATATCCATATAATCTATATCACCATCTTCCGCAGCAATTTTAAGAGGATTATTAAGAGATATAGGCGTAAGATTAATATCTTTAATAGTATTAACATCTTCTACTTTTAAATTTAATTTTTTTGCTATATCTTCTACTTTCATATAAGGTAACATCATTTCTATTTTATGCTTATTTAAAATTACTTTTCTACCATATTTTATACCATTTCTTGTTTCCCTAAGTTCTTTTAATATACCATTTAAGATACATGAAGTTGCATAAGTAGAAAATTCATATCCTTTACTTTCATCAAAATTTTCTACGCTTCTAACTAATTGTAGATATCCCATTTGTCTTATATCCTCATAATCGTATTCATATCTATTATATCTTATTAATTTCTTACTTATTACAAAATCTACTAATCCCATATTTTTAAGTATAAAATCATCTTTTTCCTTTTTATTTTTAAAATCCATATCTCTCACCTCAACTTATAATTTTATTCGTTCCAAAACTTCATCAAATTTAAAACTTATATTTTTACTTGTAGTTACTAAATAATAAAGACTGCTAAAATTAATCCTTATATTACTACCCTTAGCTTTAAACAATTCGTTTATTTCGTCTATTACAACATCTATATTTACAAAACAGTCTTCGTCCTCTAATCCTGAATGTTTTTGATGTAATATTGTTGTAAATATAAGTTGCCTTAAAGATTCATTATTTTTTTCTTCTTCTTTAAATTCTTTTTCTGGACTTTTTTCTGATATATAATAATATCCTTGTTTTCCTACAACTTTAAGTATTTGGGGGATAGTCATGCCATTAAACCAACCATAATCTAAAGTATTACTATATATCTTCGTATCCTATACTCCCTTTTCTAAGCTCCTCAAAGTCGTTACCCCCTAATCATAGTGTCCATTCTTGTGGGACTTTGCAATCAAATTCTATAAGAAAATTGTCAGTTAAAAATATATTGTCCCTTTTAAATGTATATTTTGTCATACTATCACCCCTAATAATATATTATTTGTTTATTCTAGTCTTTTGAGTTCTCCATTTGTCATTTACTTTGATATAAGTAGGATACTCTTGTGGCAAAATCCTTCTAAGCCTTCTCATACCCATTACCTTTTGAAGTTCATGTATACCATGTTGAAAATCGTCTTTATCTGATGGATGAGTTTGTTCCAGATCCATAAATAAATTCCATAAATCTTTTATCAAAATAGTAATTTTATCTTCTTTAACCTTATCTTCTGTTAAACTAAAAATATATTCTGCTTTATGTTTTACCACTCCATTTTCTATAATATATCCATCCTTATATAATTGCTTTAATAAATTAGAGTATTTACAACATTTATGAGCATTTTCATCAATACAATTATAATCAGAATTATGTTTACACTTTAATAAGTCACAACTTGGAAAATCTACCATCATATTATCCTCCTTAATCTTTTAATAATTTTCATTTTTCATCTTTTAGAATTTTATCCCTTATTTTCATAAGCACTATGCCAAGTCTATTTTCACCAATCCACATACCGTATTTTCGACTATAGGTCATTCCCCAAACTCTATCTGCGTGACAATTCCCTTCCACTAATTCTCTGCCATTTGTATCTAATAGTTTTACTTTAAGATTTTCATCTTGGGTAAACTTTTGATAACATATATCAAACATAACCTTGTCTTTAACTTCTTCCCAATCTTCTCTTAAAAGTAATTGTCTACCCAACCTTTTTGATTGAGAAGGTCTTTCCATTTCAAACTCTTTAACCCTACTCCAACATTTTTCTGCGTGGTAAGGTGCTTCTGAATTTGTAAATTTATATCCTCTATATTCAAAAATTTCCCCTTCATAAAAATTACTTAAAAATAAATACTTCCCCCTAAATTTCATAATAGCCGTAGCTTCGTTTTTAATTATATATTGTTTCATGTTATTTATCTCCTTTCTGTATATTAATTATATCATATTATAATATTGTTGTCAACCATTATGCAAGATTTTTTTATTTTTTTTAAAATCTTTTTTATATATCTACTTATATGAGTTTGAGTGCAACCATATATTTCACCTATTTCTGCTTGAGTTTTATTTTTATAATAATATAAATCTATAATCTCTCTCTCTTCTTTAGGTAAAATCTTTAATAAATTTTCTACTACAATTCTATCATCTGCTTGCTTTGTATAATCTACCGAATCTGCAATTATATCATTCATAGTCAGTCCATCTTCTTCTCCCATCGGTTGATTTAAAGAAATAACTCCATCTAATAGCATATATATCCTACTTAAATCTTGCAATCCAATATTTAATTTTTTACATATTTCTTCATCCTCTATATTAGGATTTTTTCTTTTTAATTTATTTACGGCCGCAAGTATATTTTCATCTGTTCTCTGTAATTTATTTATCCTATTCCTATTAACTATACTTTTAGCTATAAGATTTAATGTTGGTATACCATATGTATAAAAACTCAATCCTCTATTTACATCAAATTTTTTGATACAATTTATTAGACTAATATTCAGTTCTTGCTCTAAATCCTCTAAATCATAACTTGAGTACTTACCAGTTATTCTTGCCCTTCTTACTTCATGTTCCACCATCACTTTATATTCATTAAATAATGTATTTAAAGCTTCATTATCTCCTTGTTGCGCTTTTAAAAATAATTCATTCATAACGTTTCTCCTTTTTTTACATTTTATCCATATATTAATTATACCGCATTTTAATAATGTTATTAAGGTATTTTTATCATATTATATTTTAATCAAAATCATCAATTTTATTTTCAAATATGTTTCCCATTATTTCGTTTGTATAAATACCCCCTAGAGTTGGTTTTAATAAATAAAACTCGGATTCAGTAGTATATATTCTCCAACCTCCCTCTTTATATTTAACTACCCCATATTCATAATAACTTAGATTTCTTAAAGTTTTAATTATATCTCCTTCATATACTTCTTGATTATTTATATCTTTAATATCAGAACTCTTAATTAATACATAATCTTTCATACATACTTTATCAATTATATTCCCATATCCCGTCCAATATAAATCTCCGTTTGGGAATATAACCCACCCATTTTCTATAAATTCCTTTTCATTTCTATCCCATAATTTATATTTCATATTCCATTCCTCCCTTATCATTTACTTATTACATTTTATCCATATATTCATTGCAAAGCTTATCTGCTTGAATATTTCCGTAATTATCTGTATGCCCTTTTACTTTTATAAATTTTATATCTTTAAATTGAGATTTTAAATCATCTAATTCAATCCATAAGTCTCTATTTAATACGGGTTGTTTTTTAGCAGTAACCCATCCTTTTGATTTCCAGCCATCAATCCAACTTGTTATACCGTTTAAAACATATGAACTATCTAAATATACTATAATAGGTATATTTTTATTTTTAATAGCTTTTAATCCTTCTATACAAGCTTTCAATTCCATTTTATTATTAGTTGTATCTTTTTCACCACCACAAATACTCTTTGAATGTTTTCCATAAATCATATAACATCCCCAAGCACCTATATTAGAATTTTTACCATTTCCTCTACAACCACCATCTGTCCATAATTCAATAATTAATTCAGACATATAACCACCTCTTTCTTTTAATGGATCAGCAACTCTATTCAAATAAAAAAAAGGAAGAATAATTATTCTTCCTTCGACTAATTCAAACTTTCTCTTTTATCAAAATAAACTTTTTGCATATTAAGAGAAAATTGAATTTCTTCTTCCGTCATATCTTTAACTTTATCATTGATAAAAATTCGTTGATATAAGTGTCCTCTAACATTGATTTCTTTATCCAACATAACTTCTGCTCTATCGCCAAATCTTCTAATAACTGTACCACAAACACCTTCTTCTTCATCGTAGTACACATTACAGAATAATCTTATTTCTAAAGGACTTACATAAACTCTTTCTTTTGTCATTATCTTCACTCCAAATGATAGCCTATATAGGAGTTTAAGCTACCTAATTATAATTACTCCTATATATATTATACCAACTTTTAATAATATTGTCAATAATTATTCGAAGAATTCCATTATTTCTTTATAAACTTTTTCAACCATTGCGTCTATATTAACAGAAGAAGCTTTTCTTTTCTTTATAACATCTTCTACTTTACATGAAGTCATCCCTAATATAGAAGCATTTCCAACTTCTATTGTAAAAAAATTAGTTGCAGAAGCAGGTTCTACACCTCTATTAGGTCTAACCTTAATATTGCCTAAATCTTTTTTATTACCTATACCAGAATCTATTGCTATGATTTTTTTATTATCACTAGCAAACGTAACTTCTAAGCATTTTTCTATATAGTTTTTCCCATCAATAGGTTCTTCTATCGTTCCAAATACGGTAAACCCTGCTTCCTTTAATTTACTCCCTAATCTTGGAGCAAAACTATCTAAAGGATATTTAGGAGAACCTATACATAAAAATACTAAATCTTCTTTATTACATAGTATTCTCTTTATATCACCTATTATTCTCATATTATCACCTCTATATATATTGATAAATTAGCATATGAAAACCAATTTCTCCTTTACATATAAAATCTTGACACCAAGTTTTCATATAGTCTTTAAACACCCCCTGATCTAATTGAGACATTTTCATTACGGCATTAGGAGGTATTTCTTCATAAAATATCCTCTCAAAGCCTTCCTTAGCCTTTTCATATTCTCCATTGAGTATTTGTTCCTCTACATTGTTAAAGAGTTTCTCTGTGCCTTCTACATCTTTTTTTCTCAATTCGATATTCTTTTTATACTGCATTATTTTTTCAAAACCCTCACCCTCGACAAACTTCAAAACTTTAACAATTCTCATGTTTCCCCTCCAGTTTATTAATTATACTTTTAATTATACTTATTCTTGTATAATAATAGTGTGTCTGTAGAAAACGCACTAATATTATATTTACGTTTAAAGTCTTTGATAGTAGAGTTGTTCCATGTAATATTATTTTTTAATGATTCTTCGTGCATTTTATATATAACTCCACCTATATATAATTTTTGAGGTTTTAATGATACACCATATTCTTCTAATGAATTATTTAAATTAGCAATTCTTGTTCTTAATCCATTAAAAGTCATCTTGCTTAACCCCATATTATTATTCTTTTGTGGTTTACTTCTTACAATATATGGACTATTTGTGTTTAAATCGTAAGCTTCATTTGAACTTCCGTCTACTTCTCCTAATTTATAATAAGCTACCTCTTCTATAGCAGATTTACAATACATTGTTAAAGTTTCATCCATTTTTATTATTTTTTCTCCGACAATTATTTCTTCTTTAAGAAAATCAACTTCATCAACTCTGATACCTGTTATATCATCAAATCTTTTATCTTTTAATCCATACCAAATGCCATAAACTAAAAATTTGTCTTGAGAATTAATGAACTGGTCACATATGGCTATTATTTCTTCTTTTGTATATATTCCCTCATTATCTTTTACAATCTCATTAGGTGGTATATTTAAAAATCTTACAGATATACCAAATACTTCGTTAAATAATTTACTAAAATCATTTACTCTTATAGTTATACTTTGATAAGAATCCATTCTGCCACAATGAACAATTAAAAATTCATTTATTTCCTCTAGTGTTGCTGTAGTTATATTTTCCCCCTCATTTGTTGTAAGTTTTCCTCGTTCTGAAAGAAAACTTATTAATCTTCTGTAATTAGCTCTAACACCTACTTTTGATGCTTCGTTCCAATTATCTGTTGCTTTCTCAACTGTCGTGTAATTTCTTAGGTTTAACATATTCTATTTGAGGTGGAATATTACCACCTCACCTCCTTTCTTTATTATACTTATAGTATATCATACTTTAAAAGTATTGTCAAGTATTTAAATAATATATTTTTTATCAAACGTATTCCCATATCTTCTCAATATTTCCATTTCTAAATCCCTAGATACAAAATTGTTATTTCTTATATTCATTTTCCTAGCACCTCTATTAATACATTCGTTTTTCTTTTGCATATAACTCTTTTTAGCTATATATCTTTCTAACATATATGGGTTTGAACCCTTTTTTTGATTACAATCTTCGCATATCAATCTAAGATTACTAAAATTCCAACATTGCTTCCATAAATCTTCTGCCAATCTTAAATCATCAATCCCATATTTATCTTTAGCAAGTTGTTGAAAGAATTTCTTAGGTATTTTATGGTCAACTGTAATTTTATTTCTTCTAACACGTTTACCACATATTGGACAAACATAATATTTCCCTTTAAATTTATTTTTTACAGTCTTAGTTGTAATTAGTTCCTTTTTAACTATATTTGCATATTCTTTATCATCAAATACTCCACTTTTTTTCTTGTTTATTCTTTCTTCTCCTTCTAATATAACGTAAGTTTCTTCTGTTTCGCCTATTATATTTGCTTTTCTCACTTCATATTTTTTATTATCTTTATTGTAGAATATATAGTATCTTTTCATTAGATTTTCCCCCTTAACTTTATTTTAATATTTCTCTATTACTAATTGTTTTAATTTGTATGCGTTGATCAGGTTATCACTATCTTCGCACATTTGACTTATTAATAAATCACATTGTTCCAATATTAAATCTTTATTTGCGTTATTTATTATCATTTCTGATATAATTCCTAATTCATAAGTAACTTGACAACTCTCAACATCATAAGTTGAATTATAATAATAATTACTTAAAATATCACTTAATATATCATCATATTCTGTACCAAATTCACTCTTAGTTTGTTTTACTCGCTCAATAGCTTGTTGCCTATCTGTGTAACAGGCAGCGCTATTAGAACCAAAGCGCATACCTGTGAAAAATAAAGCCAAACATATTAAAGCACAACCTATAAATTTTAATCCTCTTTTCTCTTCTTGTATAAGTTTTTTTATAAAACTACCTTTACTTTTTTTATTAACATTTTTATTCATAACCCCTCTCCCCTTCCTTATTATACTTATATTATACCACATTATCAAAGTGTTGTCAAGTGTTTTATATAACTTTTTCTAATTATTTCGTACTTTTCTAATGTAGGAAATAAAACTACTATTTCTCCAAATTCATCTATTGCCCCTTCATCATCTACAAAAGAAAATATTTCACCAACAGTACCTTTGGGTACATTTAGAATATTTTCGCAAACATCTCTAAGAATAACCTGATCCCCTTTATTAAAACCATACTTTGAATCTATTGTTTTAATTTTTTTAAAATAGTTAGAACAAACAGGAAACCTACTTTTCTTACTGGTAATCAATGGAGATACTACTATATCATCTCTAAATTGTAACCCAATATTAAATATTGAATTACAATCTTTGTTTATAGTAACAACGCAAGGGTTGTTACTATTTGTTATTCTATAATAATTCGTACTGGCTAATACAACATCACCTATTTCAAACATATATTTTCCTCCTATTCACAACATATTACTTCATAATAATTAACCAAATGTTGAATAAATTTACTATTAGGATTTGCAAATTTATAACTAGAAGTATCATATATTTCATCTGATTTTCCATTAATAAATATTTCTTTAACATCATTATAAATATTATAAGGTATTTTAACCCCAAAATCTCTAAAGATATCATCGAATTTACTACCTGAAAAATCTTCTCCTTTAGTAAAAGCATATATTAAAGCTATTAAAGAATTATTAACTCTATCTTCTTTTGATATCACTTCATCTATATTATATCTATCTCTAACACAATTCATAAAAAACTCATATATTCTTGATTCATTTAATTCTGTTCTTATTAAATTAAATATATTAGTATTTCTTAATGAATCAGCTATATTGCTGCTTTCTAATTCTAATGCAAGTTTTAAACCATACATTCTTTCTTTATTTGATGTATTTTTTACAAAATCAACTATTAAAGAATGGTTTGAAATACAAAATCCTTCATATCTTAAATAACAATATTCATGCATAGTAGACATATCAGATTTTGCATTTTCAATAAAAGTAGCTTCTCTATCATTTATATTAAACTTATATGTACTTACATTTATGGTATCAGAGAATATAAATCCTTTATCGCTTAAAGCTATTCTATTTAAACTGAAAGATTGTGTTTTAAAATAATCGTTTAAATTCCCTTCTTTAATTTTTAAATATCCTAATTCTGTTTCCAAATAAAATTCTCCATCTTTGTATTTTACATTTCTTAGACATTTAACATCTGCTATATTTTCTACAAGAAGCTCAAAATGTTTTAATTCTATTCCTTTATAAAAAAGGTATCTTCTTACTCCTTTTCCTATAGCATAGGTTTTACTATAAACACTTAATTCCTTTATACTATTTGATATCGTATTCATAATTTTTCTTTCTTTATTCATTTATATCATCCTCTCTTGTTTATTATACTTATATTATATCATTTTTTAATAGTGTTGTCAACACTTATTTTGAATTTATTTTATTTTTTTTCTTAAATCTTTAAAGCTAAATGGATTAATAACTCTCCAATTACTTATGTAATCATTCTTGTCTAAGCATTTTATTTGACACCCACATTCACAAGTAATTATCATGTTCTTTTTTATTTCTTTTACCATTATCCCTTTTTTACAATTAACACATTTTATAAATTCCATTTTACCACCTCCTTATTTAAAATTCCAGTCTAATTTATTCGCCCAATTGTTTATTTCATAATAAATCTCCCCATTTTCTTTTATATGAGATTCTATTAATTTATCTTTTCTTGCAATCATAAGTCTTAAATCAGATATTATAGGGTTTAAATTACAATCTAAATTATCTACTTTAGCTTCATAAAAACAAACTCCCCATCTTTCAAAGGTCTCTTCGTAGTCTGCTCTTATTATCCATTTAAAATCAGAACCTTCATGGGGTTCTATAATTTGAACCATAATAAAATCATTCTTTAAAACACATATTCCATCAGATTCCCATTTTTTTAAAAGTTTTAACTTTTCCATAAATTCATTCATTTTTATCACCTTTCTTTCTATAGTTATATTATATCACACTATAACTGTGTTGTCAACTAATATTTTGTATTTTTAAAAACTTTATAATAAAAAATATTATCAACAGCAATACCTATAAACATAAATATAAAACCTAAGTCAGTAGGTAATGTAATTAAAGCACTAAAACCATATCCTATAATACTTGTTATAGTACAATAATAAGTTGTTTTATTATCAAATTCTTCTCTAGCTTCTCCTTCATACCTAAGTGATTTTAATCTAGTTCCTCCGCATATAATATTACGAGTTATAATTGCTCCCATAATAGCATCACCTATAAAGTACATAAGTGGATCAGCAACCTTTATTAAAAATAGTCCTGTTAGTATTCCATAAGCAACAACCTCTATTCCTAACATTATCCCAAATATTTTATACAACTCTTTGCTCTTGTTCAACCACATTTTTGTTATGATTGCTACAAGAACACAATTAAGCAAACCTGTTAAACTCATAATATTTGAGTTAATGCTTTTCATCGTTATAGTGTGAACAATCGGATAAGCTATACTATAAAATAGATTACTTAATGCTCCTGCAATTAATAATTCATCTATGTTTTTATTTAATTTTAACATACTCTTCTCCTTTCTTATATTATATATAGATAGATATATAGTTTAGATAGGTCATAAATTTTTTACTTTTATAAAAAAATATATAGCATTTCCAATGGTTGTAGCGATTTTCAATACTTGTAATTTTTTTATTTTTATAAAAAAGAATGGCTAAATTTCAACGTTTTATTAAATTGTATGAAAATAGCACTCATGTGAGTGCTAATAAAATAGTTGATAAGTGTTACATAGACCTTTATTCCCTTTAATTTTATCTGTTATTACTAAATTTGCTTTTTTTAAATTATTAACACATCTTGATACATTTTCTGGTGATATTCCTGTTAAAAAGGATATATCTTCAAGAGTTACAGTTTGATTACTAGCAATTAAATACCTTAAAGCAATAGCAACTTTTAAATCATTATCTTTAATTATTTTTTGCATTTTTGCTACAAATAAGTTTGTATTTAAATGTACTATCTCTTTATTATATTTTTCAAAATCAAAATTATAAGTATAAAGTTCTGTCGGTTTTTTAGAATTATTTACTTGTTGTTTAGTACTATATATTATATTTTTTTCACTTAAATTTTTTAAAACCTTAGATATAGTTGGTTTACTAATTTTTAAATATTCAGATATATCTTCTCTAGTAAAAAATTTTGTACTGCATACTTTTAGTAATGCCATTACAGTTAATTCTGTTCCAGTTAATACTTCTAGCATAAGTTTTTTCTCCTTACCTTTTACTGTTTGATAATTTATTATATGTTTTTTTGTTAATCCTACTACTTTATTATCTAAAGATATATCAGGTAATATAAATATATCATCAGAAGTAATATTTTTATATTTACATTTTAAACTACATAATTTCTGTCCCGTTTTTAAACAACAAGGTTTAATAAAAGAAGGATTATCATATATACTCTTAACAACTCTTTTAATTTCATTTTTAGATAATCTATCTTCACAATTATCATTAAATTCATAAGCATATTGTAATGCTTTATGCTCACTTAGATCAGCATATTTACAAGTACTTGATATAAACATTAATGATTCATTTCTAAATCCTTTAGAAGCCCCGTGACGGATTATTTGATTAAAACAAAATAAATCTTCTATATTATCAATCGTTATATCGGTATCGCTTTTTTTAAATTCTATTATTTTATGATTTTTTAAAGTATTTAAATCATATCCTCTTATCGGATTTCCATTTGTTACGATAGAAGCATATTTATTAACTTTAAAATTTTTAGTAAAAGGTACTCTTATTATTTGAGTACTACTACAAGCCTTCATATCGGCTTCAAATAAGCTTGTGATGTGTCTATTAACCTCTACTATATCTTTAATAGGGTAAGAGCCTTCTAATTTAAAATATAAATGCCAACCTCTACCACTATTAACCACCATATGTGTAAAAAGTCCTATTCTCTTACACATATGGTATACTTCTGATACAGATAAATCTTCTTCATCTATATCTACTACTATAACATTTCTATTTAATAAAAAATTTGTCTTGTATTCTTCTGTAACAGTTGTTGCTAACCCTATATAACAACTGTTATGTTTGTATTTCTCTATTAAAGTCAATCCTTCTTCATATGTGTTAAAAAATAATTGTCTGCTAAAATTAGTTTTAGGATTATTAATCCAAAGATAGCCTTTTTCAATATTATTATTTTCTAATGTCGGAAGAATAAACTTTAAATATGTTAGTATTTTTCCCTTCATATGTTCTTCTCCTAGTTCGATATTATGTTAATATAGTACTACTTTATCATATTGTTGTCAATATTTTAAGAGCAAACATCCAAAAATATTGTACCAGTAGATAAAATTTGAAGTAATCCTAAAATCATATCTCGTTGAATCCTAGAGTCATTATGATATTTTAATAATTCTTTTAATTGTTTATTTATCTTGTCCGACATTTCTTTATAGCTACAAGAACTTTCAACAATATATTTATGAGTAAAAATTCTACTAGAAAATTTAAAATTAATTTTTATTGTTGGATATTCTTCTCCTATATAATTATGATACATTTTTTTTAATAAACTAAAATCTATTATGCCGGACCTTGGATTATAATTTAAAGTAGGACTTTCATAAATATAATTGCCTGTTGAAGTTATCTCTATTAATTTCCATCTATTATCAAATGTTATCATTTTATCACCTCTTAATTATACTATATCATATTATAATAATGTTGTCAACATATAAATAAAAAAATCATGCACATGGCATGATTAAAGTAGATCAGGAATAGATAAATCATTAAAAGTCGTATTTTCATCTATATTTGTTTCCAATAAAGTTATTATAAAATTAATATATTTATATATTTTTTTAGCTTCTAAAGTACCTGCAAATCCTCTAAATTCTATAGTATCTTTATTAGTTAAATTTATCATTCTGCGTCTGCCAAATGAATCTGAATTAAATATTATCTCATTAGCTATATGGGAATTAATTTTTTTATTTTCATATGTATAAAAGTTTGCATATTCAGATTTTCTTCCACAGAAATTTATTACATCTTCTTTATTATTTTCTAAAAACATTATTATTTGTGGAAGTTTTTTCGCTACCTCATCTGTTTTAGAAACATGAATATGAAGTCCACAGTTACTTGTTGCAACCATATATTGCTTTAAGTCTGATGTTATTTTTTCTACTATATGGTTATTTCTCATAAACTCGTAGCTTAAAGGGTGAGTGATGGTTTCAAATCCATCATCTAAAGAACCATCTCTTTCAAAATAACATATTCGTCTTGTTTCTAAAGAGGTCATATCTACTATACTTGGATGGTCAAAGTTTTTATATTCAGACTCTATTTCTAATCCAAAATAAATACCATTTGAAGGATTACCGTGGAATTTGTTTGGTAATGAATGTGAGTTATGATAACTACAAACAACTCTGCTTTCTATTTCATATTGTGAAGCGCATTTTTTACAAAAACCTTGATATAAATCTTTCTTATATGTTAAGTCTCCACATTCTTTACATTTATGGAACATATTACCTTTCGCAGCACTATCACAAATCCATCCTGATCTATTATTAATTTTTGTTTTATGAATAGGTGAGTCTTTTTCATAATATTCGTAACGATTATGATATATACACCAATAGACTTTATTCATTTTTATAAGTTCTTCTAAACAATCAATACACACAGAAGAGGATAAACCTCTTCTGCTACCTGTACCCTTTACTATTGTAAATTGTTCTTTCCCGCAACAATCACATTTTTTACTCACGTTAACTCCTCCTAAAATACTAAGTTTTCTTTAAATAAATTAAATCCACTAACTTTTTCTAAATCTTTAAAAGTTGGTTTATCTGATGTATCGAATAATTCTGTAATGTTTTCTATTAAAGCTAATATAAATTCGATATATCCATAAACTCTTTTAGCATTTAAAGTACCTGCAAAACATCTAAATTCTATTGTATGTTCGTTAGTAAGGTTTATACACATATGTCGTCTCCCTTGAGGTCTTAAACAAATTCTTTCAGCTTCATAAGCAGTTAATAAGTCCTCATCTGTATAGAAGTCGCACCATTCATGGAATGAATCATAAGTTCTTCTTGAGAATTTAATTATTTCATCTTTATTACTTTCTAGGAAGGCTAATATTAATGGCATTTTTTTCGCTACTTCATCTGTTTTAGAAACATGAATATGAAGTCCACATCTTTCAGAAGCCCACATTTCGTTATCACTTAATGTACCTACTATATCTTCTACTACATGGTTATTTCTTATAAACTCATAACTCATAGGATATGTGATAGTTTCAAATCCATCATCTAAAGAACCATCTTCTTCAAAATATACTATATTTGAACCTACAACATCTCTTACTGATGAGGCAATGTAATTTCTATCTAAATCACAATCATATTCTCTTTCAGACTCTATTTCTAATCCAAAATAAATACCATTTGAAGGATTACCGTGGAAATATAGGTCTTGACCATGATGATAGTGGTAATGTTTAATTACTTTTCTTTCTTCATAACAATTACTACATAAGTAATTATCTCCCATTGTATATCCGTCTCCTCTTCTCATCGGACTTCCACAGTCATCACAAATTATATAATATTCATCAAAAGCTTCTTGACACATTTCTCTTTCATTACCATAAACATCTGTAAATTGAACTCTATTTTCTACTGGCTCATAATCTCTATGTTCTTCGCAATAGAAATATTTTTTATCTAAACATTCTACACAGAACCATTCCCCATTAAGTTTTACCATTTCATATCTATTTTCTTCTTTCCCACAAACTGAACATATCATTGTATTTTCCATATTATCCTCTCCCTTTTCTTTATTATATTTATATTATACCACATTATCAAAGTGTTGTCAAGTGTTATTGTAAAATTTTATTCTTTTAATATGTCTATATCAACAGGTAGAAACATATTATTTGTATTAAAATAATGTTTATAAAAACAACAAACACCTCCGTTTTCGTTTGTTATTCTTTTGTCATTTTTATATCTCTTTATTTCTTCTGCTTTTTCTTTAAACTTATCAGAACATATTTTTAAGTCGTCTGTCGTTCTATCTTTGATTACATAAGTGTTATAATTTATTTGTTGCATTTTTATTAGTCCTAAGCTTTCCCCTATATAATCTCTAAATAGATTTTCTAAAGTATTTGTTGCTTCGCCAAATAATCCATAATTATATTCCCATTCTTTTACAAGAATATCATTCCCTAATTGTGTTGCGCCATATAAAATAATTATCATTTAGCTATCCTCCTTTATATATTAAATATTATATTATCAAAGTGTTGTCAAGAATTATTTTAAAGTGAATTCAACAGGTAATATTAGTCCTTCTTTTAAATAATATCTAAAACGTAAATTTCTTTCGAATTTATTATTTATTCTTTTATCATTTTTATAATTGAATATTTCTTTTATATTTTTTTTGAATTCATTAGAATAAATACATATATCTTTTTCTTTCTTACCTTCAATTATATAAGTATCGTCATTTACTTTTCGCATTTTTATTAAGCTTATATTTTCCCCTATATAATTTTTATATAATTCTTCAATTTTTTTATTCGTATCATAATTCAATAGATAGTCATAATTCCATTCTTTTATAATTAAGCCAATTTCGTATTGTGTTGCTTCATGTATTACTATTATCATGCGTTCCCTCCTCTCCTTTTTTCTTATTATACTTATATTATACCACATTATCAAAGTGTTGTCAAGAATTATTTTTTAATATATAGAGGAAATAAATCCTCTATATTAATAGATATTCCTGATCTCCTGTGTTATATCTTATTAATGTTGTCAACTATTTTTTATTCTTTTTTTCACAGTCGCATTTAAGATTATTTTTTATAGCATTATTAAATCGAGTTATCTTTTTTGTTTCTCCGCAGCTATGTTGTAAAATACAGGGTTTCATATATCCTTTAAAATCAATTATCTTCCAATTATCATCATATTTATTTTTTAATTCTTCACTTGCTCTTTCAAGTCTTTTATCATATTTGTTTTGTTCTTCTTCGGATTTACTTTTTTCTTTTAATTTAAGAAGTTCATTTTTTTTATCTTTACATATATGATTAACAAAAGAAAAAGTAGATATAAATTTAATATTTCTTCTGAATGTATATTCTTTACATTTAGGACATCTAAACCAAGCATAATAATCTTGATTATATTTAACCTCGCTAGGTTTTAAATCATTTAATTCATTATCCCACCATATAGCCATTGAGGGATAAACTCCCTCAAAACTATTTGAATATTCTATCATATTATCACCTCGTAACTATAATACCACATAATTACAATGTTGTCAAGCTATATGGCATCAAATAAAGGATTAGAGTTAGATAATTCTTTAAGCTTATCTTTATCACTATTAAAGTAATGATTAAGTGTAGTAGCACTACTAGAGTGTCCCAGTTCCTTTCTAACGACATCTAGGTTGTCACTTGAATTATTTATCATAGTAGATGAATGACAGGCTCTAAGTGCGTGTGTATTAATTTTTTCTAACCCTGCTTCAACAGATATCTTATTTATTGTTCTTAAAATATCTCTTGAAGTCATTTTTCTACCTGTTTTAGATAAAAACAATATATCTCCATCTTTTGAAGTTGGTCTATAATTATTTATATAATAATTTAAGTCCTCTAATATTTTATTATTAAGATAAACCATTCTAGTTTTAGAAAACTTAACCCCCCCTTCTTCTGACCATCTAGTTAACATCGTTTCTCCTGTAACTAAATTAACATCTTGTATTCTTAAATATTCTAATTCAGAACATCTTAATCCATTAGATAATAATATGGCTATCATTAAATGATTTCTGAAAGATAGTTTATTATCTGCTTTATGACTATTAGTGTATTTTAATAGAGCGATAGCTTCCTCCTGATCCACTATCCTTTTATCTTTTCTATTACCATTACTTCTAGGTATTGTTCTAGCAGTATTAGTAGTACAATATAATTCACCTATCATATAAGTATATAATCTGCTTAAAACGGCTATTCTTTTATTTATAGTAGAAGATTTAAGTCCATCTTTCTCCAACTTCGACAACCATTTTATAGAGTATTCACTACTTCTTATTTTAGCTATATTTTCAAAAGTAGCCTTCTCCATATCTCCATCAAACATAAAATTAACCATTTCTTTTAATATACTTCTATAAGAAGATACAGTTAACCTTTGATTAGCACCTTGAATTTCAGTAAGATATTCTAAAAACAAATTTAAATCCTTATTCAATTTAATCACCCTCCTCTGTTATTTTAATATATATTATTGCACTATCAGTAAACATATGATATTTAAAAAAATCTCGGATATCTTTATTGCGATTTAATCTATCATCATTTTTATATCGACTTAGTTCTATTAAATTTTCTTTAAAATTATATATATATTTGTGTATCTCTGAGATATTTTTAATATCTTTAAAATTATAATTTTTTCTGCTATCTTTTACAACTTCTATAGGTTTAATTTTCCTATATACTCTTCATATAAAGATTTTAAAAAGTCATCTTGAAGAGAAGATATTGCTCTATTAAAGTCCCATATATCCATATAAAGTTTTTCATGTGAATTAGTTATAGAATGAACAACTATAAACATATAATCCCCCCTTATCCTCTTTCTACAAATATTATTATTTTATTTCTTCTTACATATGAAAAAAACCAATCAAATATACCTAATCTTCTATCATTAGTATAATAACTTAATTCTAAAAGGTGTTCGTTAAAATCTTTTGTATATTCAAGTAGGCTTTTCATATCTTTATTTTTGATATAATAACCATCGAAGCCGTCTCGTTCAAACTCTATAATATTTAATTCTCCTATATATTCTTTATACATTTTTTCTAGTTGTTCTTCACCCCAATAATTAAGTGGATTACTTAGCTCTACTGACCAAATAAAAGGTTTTTCATCTCTTAAATCTATACTATCTATAATTAAGAACATATTACCAACTCCTCTATTTTTTATTATATTTATATTATAGCATATTACAATAATGTTGTCAACTATTATTTTTATCTTTTTATATTTTTTTAATGAAAAAAACCTAGCATTAAATCGCTAGGCTTTCTCATAGTAAACTATATTAATTATCCTCTTAATATAACATCAAATAAATCTGTTAGAGGTTTATCATCTAAATTTAATTTAGTTGTTTCTTTGAATAAAGGTATAAATTGTTCTAATATAGACTCCTTACTATCTTTATCTTCCATAGAATATTCTATATTAGATAAACCATCAATTAATACAACTGTATTTACTCCGTCTATTTCGTCATATTCATCATAACATCTATCTATAGCTTCTCTGAAATCTTTTTTAAAATCTTTTGATTGAAATTCTTGGACCGCAGCTACTCTTTCAGTCTCTTCTGTTTCCTTTACTATTACAATTCCCAATATACACATTGAAATTACTGAAATTATTCCTGCTATTGCTAAAGTTTTATTCCACATACAACCAACTCCTTTATAAATATCATTAGTATTTTAAACTATCTTTTAATCTTCTAACATAAAGTTTATTTCTGATATCGCCCATTCATAACCAAACCATGCCATTCTATTTGTATCTAATTCTGATAATCCTGATCCCTCTTGTATAGACTCGTTTAATATCTCTAATATTTCATCCATATATTTTGTAAAGAATTTCTTCGTATCAGTACAATATATAAGACTTGTTACAATTCCACTAGAACAACCATACATTAAAACATCTTGGATATATAACTTAACTTCTTCTTCTCCTTCACTTCTTACTTTATTAAGCAGTTCTCTAGCAACTCCTTTCAATAAAGCATTATCAGTAGTCCCTAATATTTTATTTAATTTTTCTTTTAACATACTCTTAAAACCCCTTTCTTAAAATTATATTTAATACAACCTAATACTCTATATAGTTAGGATTTATTTCTCTTTGTATTTCTTGTAACATCCTAACTAAAGTATCTCTGTTTATCCTTTTAGCATTTTCTATATAACATAAAGTCTTATTTATACATTTAGTTCCATTTAAACAAGCTTCTTCTAAATTTCTTATACTATCCCATGCTATATCCCTTTCATATTCAACTGTTTTTGTGTCTCTTTCTGCTTTCTTTATAGGTTCTTCGACTGCTTCTCTTACATCTAAACCTAAATTATTTTCTATATAATCAAGGATACTTTCTTCGCCTCTAAGAACAACTAACTCGTTATTAACAAACATATTCATCTTACCAACCCCCCCTTATTTTTATTATACTTATATTATAGCATAAACTAATAATGTTGTCAAGTAATATTTCGATAAACTAGGAAAAAATCCTAGTTATCTAACTCCCATACCATTACAGAACGGACAATCTTCGCCTTGATATATTCCTGTACCTTTACAAGCTTCACAACGTCTTGCCACCCCTAATTGGCTTTCACTTAAATAATAGCTAACTCTTTTACCTGTTTCAGTATTACAATTATAGTAACTGTATTCATTAGTCCATTTTTCAAGTTCTGCAACATTAGATATAGTTATCCATGTAGGAGACATCCAAACACCTTCAGGACTCATTTTAGAAGGTAATAACCCTACTCTTACACTACCTTCTTTTGCTATCATTTTCTTTACATCTGTTTTAGTTACTTTCTTCATATTATCAACCCCTTTTATTAACTTATTTATATTCTATTTTTAAAATAATCATTAGATTTTACTTCTGCTAGTTTTATTTGACAGGCTAATCTCTTAGCTTGTGTCATTTGTTTCTTAGTCAAACCTTCTCCTTTTTTAACTTGTTCACTAAAAGGAATTATATATCCAAAACCTTTAACTCCGCAGTAGATAAGTGGAGTATTTGTAATTTTAAAATCAAAGAAATCTAAGTTTATATTTTTAAGACTTTCTATCAGTTCATCTTCTGATTTAAAGAAATCAGTCCACTTATTGCCACCCATGATACTCATTCTTTCTAATCTTGTTATCTCTTCATTTATATTCATTTTATCAACTCCTCTATTTTTTATTATATTTATATTATATCACTTTTTAGTAGTGTTGTCAAGTGATATTTTAAAGTTTTTAAAAAAATACTTCACCTTTATATAATTCATAATAAGGTGTTTCTTGAGTAAATTTTTCAAGTATATGATATTCCCACCAGTATTTATAGTCTTTCCCTTTAACACTATCTTCTGTAAGAACCATTAATCTTTCTTCTTTATCTGAAAGAGTTACCCCTACAACTTCTATAGCTTCACTATAACCTTTCCAAGAAGTGTTATCTTTTATTCTTATTAGGTTTATCTTAGTAACCTTACCACATAAGCAGCCGTATTCGAACCCTAATGGTTTGCTTTTATATCTTGTTAACCTCTTATTTAAAGCCTCATATTCTTTTCTTATATCCAACATATTACCAACCTCCTTATAAACTTATACCATAGTGTCTATTCTTGTGTGACATAGAATAAACATTATAACAATTTTTTTGAGCAGTACCAGATCCATTATATTTGAAAAACTTATTAGGTACTATTTGTCTTACTATACTAAACAATGCCTTGTATTTGTTAAAAAGAAATATAACCCTTCTTCCAGTAGTATCTATTGTAGCTAAAATCACAACATCAGATATTATACTATCTCTTATTTCTTTTATCTCTATTTCCCTATAGTTACCTTCTATTGAAGCAACTATATTATTTAATTGCTTTAATATTTTTTCATTTTTCATACTATCAACTCCTTCATTTATTTACTAAGGGAAGTTGCCTTCCCTTATTTCTTATTATACTTATATTGTATCACATTATACTATTGTTGTCAACTGTTTTTTGAAAGAAATCCAAAATCTTTTTTGAAGTCTTACATATGATATCTAAAGAGTCTTTTAATTCTTTTAATTCTTTCCCTTTACTCCAACCTGCAACATACCCAAAAGAATAATCCTCTGTATTAAGTCCTAAGCCCCTGCAAACTATATATGCTATACTTTCTGCTTGAACTTCTTTAGTAGCCCTGCTAAGTTCATTATCAAGACTACAATGCAATATACTATGTGCCAATTCATGTATTATAGTTTTAAGCTTATGTAAATCATCTAATGAAGCTTTTACATGAATATCTCTTGATAACAAGTCATAATACCCATTAGCAGTATCATTATTTAAACTTTCATCCATTGTTATTGCTACTTCTGAATTATTTATAGCATAGCGGATCAGTTCTTTTATTTCTTTATCACTACCTTTTAATTCTGATACTAAAGATGGTTTGTTTCCTTCAACTTGAGAAATATCAAATACATTCCCTAATTTAAAATATAAATGACTTTTAACTACTTCTTCTCCATCTTCTTCTACTATCGTATTATATTTTACTGGACAAAGTATTTTTAAAGCTTTAGAACCTTTTTTAATTTTAAATCCTAATTTATTCCAAGTTGTAAAACTTGCAACTTGACTAGCATAAGGATTTTGTAGCATGATTAAAACTATATTACCATAACTATAGTTATGGAATCTACTACAGAAGTTTAAGTATTCTTGATATTTGCCACTTTCAAATACCCCTTTAACTCCGTTTTCCAAGTCCTGCATGAACTTATTAACCTCTTGTTTCTTTTGCCCTGTTTTCTTATATCCCATATTATCAACTCCCTTATTTCTTATTATACCTATATTATAGCATATTATTAAAGTGTTGTCAACTATTATTTTAAAAAAAATAGAGGAAATTAATCCCCTATTCTGTTTAATTCTTTTATTTTATTTTCTATTATTTCTTTTATATTAACATTATTATCTTTGCTTATAACAGTTAATATTATCCCCTGATCTATTTGTGGTTTTTCATTTATATAAGGAATAACATATACATTCCCTTCCCCTTCATTATCTTCTAAACATAGAGTATATTTCATGCCCTTAATCCCTAAATCTAAGCCTGTATAAAACATATTATACATAGCTATAATCTCTTCTTTTATTGCGCTATCTTTTAGTAACTTTACATAACTATTCATGTTATTTACCTCCTTTTACAAGGTTTATTTTCTTTCTTAAATTTATTTTCTTTCTTAAATTAATCATTTTTATACCTCCTTATAATTACAATATTACATTCTAGGACTGCTAATCCTAGAATGATATTATTTTACCTGTTGCTATTTCTTTAGCTACTAAAGAAGCTCCATGACAGTTTGAACGATATTTTACAAATATTCTTCTATCTAATCTGTTTCTTCTAGCGACTATTTTGCCACACTCACTACAAATAATATGATATTTATAAGTTGTAGTAGCAGGTTTTTTAACTGTGTTTGCAGCAGTAGCAGTAGTGGTAGCAGGATTAGCTTCTCTATATTTCTTCATATACTCTGTATCTCTAGTTCTGCTATCTCTTACCCCATACATTCTACAAAATCTTTTCCAAGTATCATTGTGTCCTACAAGTCCACCACAATATACGTTTGCTAATACATGAATTACTTCATGGTGAATAGTATCTATAACATTATCTTTTTCACCGTATTCAATATATTTCTTATTGAATGTAAATTTAACAGGTTCGCCAGTACTTCTTAAAGAAGATACTTGTCCTAAAGTGCTAGTCATTCTATTAGAAATATTTATAGGAGTCTTTTCTATATAGTCTAATATTAGTAGTTTGTGTTCCTCGTCCATACCTTTCACAAAGTTTATCATTTCTTTTCTTATCATATTAATCATATTATCAATCCCCCCTCATTTCTTATTATACTTATATTATATCACGCTTTAATAATGTTGTCAAGTATTATTTTAAAAATAACTATATTAAAAAGATTATCATTCCAACTATTTTTCAAAATAACTATATTGGAAAGATTATCATCTTAACTATTTTTGCAAATTATCATCTAAAAAAAACTATATTAAAAAGATTATCATTCAGATAATTTTTTAAGTAGTCGTAACCTCTTTAAGAAATAACTATATTGAAAAGATTATCTTCCTGATCTTCTTCTTAATATTATATAATAAGCTATGTATAATAATATACATAACCTATTATATTTACCGTAGCCTTACAAGTTTGAAAGTATTATTTATTACCATACCCTCCACACTCTTTCACCAGTCATAGTTATTCTTTTTTCATCGTAATTTACTCTATATAACCAGTCATTTTCATCTATTAGATATCTATCTTTTCTTGTATAAAGAGACATTCCGCTAATTAATTCTACAAATACGTCATTTAATGGATATTTGCCATCTAAGTTTTTAATAAAGTCTTCACTAGATAAAGATTTAGACTCTATAAAGAAAGCTTGAAAATAATCTTCGAAGTTATCAAAATATAAAGCAGGGTCTTCGATTATATTATCGTAAGAAGGCGCTACATCTTTAACTTTTTTTGCGTTTTTATATTCGAATTTAACATATTGTTTTTTGTTTTCATCCCAGTAGTAGCCGTAGTCGTCATCCCAGTCATAGTCATAGCTATAAGGGTTGCTAGAGTAAACACTTTTATAATATTTGTCGTAAGTTCTAGGCGCATAAGAGTCATTAGAGAATATCCAACCTTCTTCTTTTTCTATGAAGTCTCCATATAATTCTATATCTCCACTAGATTTAAGAATACAGAACTTACCATTACCTTTAAATTCTTTTGCTAAAGTATCTTTGTTATTAAGTCTCCATAAGCTAAAAACATCTTCTAATATAAATCTTTGAGTATCAGACATCTTTTCTTCAAAAGCATATTTACCTATGATACCATTATGAACAATACCAGATCCACAATTAATTTCTGTTTTTCTTAGTTTTCTTAATTTGTTACTTATAGGGAATGGATGGCAAGTCTCTTTACTTATTCCTCCACTTGTTGAAATTCTAAAATGCATTACTAAATTTTTTTCTTCAAGATGTTTACTATCCCAAAGTTCTTCTAGTCTTTCAATGTATTTATCTACATCAAAGAACCCTTTTTCTATATGGACTTTGTGATTATCTGCGAACATAAATCCTGCACCATCAGGATTATGCATGAAACAGTTTTCCACATACTCCTTATTTAATTTGTATCCTTTTTCTTTAATAGCAATTACACACATTACACATCATCCTTTCTTATTTCTTATTATACTTATATTATATCACATTATAATGATGTTGTCAACTGTTTTTTGAATTTTTTTTGAGAAATATTTATTTTTTTATTCCAACTTTTATTTATATGTGATATAATAAGAAGGAAATAGGTTAATAATTTAAAAATATTTTTTTCCTTAGATTAAAATTGTTGTATCAGATTTATTAACCTATTTTGATTTTGTGATTTTGATGAAAAATTTTCTATCTTGTAGTAACCAAGGTTGACAACCTTTTTGGGGTGTACCCCCCTATTACTAATTAGTATATCATTTTTTAAAAGTGTTGTCAATGCTTTTTTCCAACTTTTTGAAAATTTTTTGTTAAGTCGCATTTTTTGAAAAGTATTTGTATATGATTTTCTTATTCTCTATAATAGTACATATTAATATATATACTATATTTGAATATATGAATAACTATTCATATATTATATTTATTCATATGAACAACTATTCATATATATCCAACTTTAATAAATAAAGTGATTTTAGAAAAAACTTTATTATTTTAACCTTTTAAATTCGATTTTAAGGCGCTTTAAATTATGTTTAATACTAATATATCATTATATATTATAACCTCTTAAATTGGCACTTATTAGGTATTTTAGGTATACTAGATATAAATAAAGTAAAACTATAAATTGACTTTATTTTTTAAATTGAACGGAATTGTTAGAATTGTTTATACATCTTTGAATTTTCTGACAATTCAAAATACTCTTACTTTTCTTATATTAATTATATCATATTTTCAGGAAAAAGTCAACAAAAAGTTTTTGACAGGATTCGACAAAAAAACAACCTCGTATTTTCCATTGTAAGAGGTTTTATTTTAATCTTAATATAAATATATGATTAAAGGGCGTAACCTCTTAAATTGGCGCTTATTAGGTATTTTAGCGTATTCTGATTTTTAAAATCTATTGTTAATTATTATGTTTTAAAATGATTATTGTATACAATTTTTATATATGCTTAAAATATCCATTTAAAGGACTTTTAAAAGGTATGGATATATTTATCATATTTTAATATTAATTAATAATTTGAGGCGCTTTAAAATTGAATTGAGAAGGTATTTTATATTGGATTATTAAAAAAATATATATAATTTTTATATACAGTAACAAAAAATATATATAAATACCGAGTAGGCACTTTATAAAGTAAATGAAAATCATTATCAAATGATAATAAATATCATAAAAATTAGTGATCTGATAACAACTTGAAAAAAAATATAAGTTGTTACTTTTTAGATTTTTTTAAATAAATACCGAGTAGGCATATTTTTTGTAAATGAAAATCATTCTCAACTAGCCCTGATCATCAGGCAGGTCCGCAGCGATAACAATTCTTAATTGAGAACCGTTCTCACGCAGCTCCAGATCACAAAAACAATAAAAAAATACCTACTAAAAAGTAGGTATTAAGAAAGCTATTAAATTATTTTAGAAAGGATTATCTAAATAATGTGATAAAAATATATCTAAATATTTAAAGTCCTCTTTATTATTATTAACTATTTCCCTAATTCTGTATTTGCTATGTGTTTTATTGATATCATAAAATAATAAAGCTTTAATCAATTCTATATTAGCTAATATATGATTATGTGATAGAGTTCCATTGAAAAATCTAAATTCTATTGTATTATAATTATTAAAATTAATACAATGGTAACGTTCACGATAAGTTAGTTCGTTCGCTATTTCTTCAAGTGCTTTCAAGTCTTCATTATAGAAAGGTGACCACCTATTAAAATTATCCTTATTCCTTCTACTATAATCCAATATAAAATCTTTATTATTTTCAATAAATTGTAGTATATCGACCGACTTATTCATTGAAAGTGCATTTCTTGTAATGTGAACGTGTCCTCCACATGAATTGTCGATATAAAAACCTGCTAATTTTAAACAACTTGTAATTTTTGGAATTATTTCATAAGCTACATTAAATGAAAGTGGTTGACTAATAAATTCAAGTCCGTTGTTTAAACTGCCGTCCTGTTCTATATGAAAATAATATTGCCAGTCAAAATCTTTAAAGTTACATATATCGTTAAATTGTTCAATAGCTTCATTTAAATTATAATTATCATGTACTGCCTCTATTTCAAAACCTAAATAAATTCCCTCTTTACTTATTCCTATTTCTTGATATTCACCGTTCCAATTATGATAATCAAATATAAATTGACTTGAACAAGGCGTACAGTCTCCACAATAGTACTCACCGTTTTCATTATAATAGATTAAGTTATCAATGTAATAATTCTCACCACATTCAAAACAACGTTCCCATATATCCCCTCTAGCTTCATAACAAATAGTGTCATTTTCAACCTCTACAGGTTCTTCTTTAGACAATTCATATTCATTATGATAGTCACAATAAAACATATAAAACCTATGTGAGTTATCATTTATGCAATCTATACAGTCGCTAAAGATATTAAAATAATCATTTTCATATAAATTATGATATTCTTCTAAATCATATATTTGAAAGTCCTCTATTTCTTCATTTTCTAATAGGTCTAATTCCCACTCTAAAGCTTTTATTACTTTACATTCTTTACAATTGCAACCTCTTATTTCACCTTCTATAAATCTACTTTCAAAGTAATTATTTTCCAATACAGTAGTAATGTTTTTATTAAACATATATAAACCTCCTAATAATTATATAGTAGGGAATTTTTGAGGTATTCCCTAAAACCTGTAAAATATACTTATTTTAAATTTTTACCTAAATTTGATATATTTAAATTTGTCTCCTTATAATAACAAGTTATTACAAGATTTTTGTTGATATCATAGATAATAATTAAATTAGCTTTATAACCTTCTATATTGTATTTTTGGCGACTGCCAATTTTTATAATTTGTTGGTCGCCTATTTCTTCATAAATTAATATTTTTCCATTATTTAAAGTATCTAAAATTTTCCAACGATTAATAATATATTTATTTCTTTTTTTTGAATGATAGGTTCTTGTATATTTATTGACCATTCTTGACTTATCAAGTTTTTCTTGTTGTTCTAAAGATAAATCTTTATAACGATATTTCATGTAAAACCTCCTTTTTTAATAATGTTGTTAACCTATGAATTGATATAAAATCAATCCTATAAAGTTTAATATTATTCCTATTTTACCAACTAGATTTATAAATTTTTGGTTATCCACTTTGTAACCTCCTACATATTAGGGATTATTACGAACGCTATATCTATATATATAACCATACCTAATACTGTTAATAATCCAGTTGCCATTACACATTCAAATAAATTTTCTTTTATTGCTTTCATTCCTTTTTTTATTCCTTTTAATAATTTTTTCATTTTTTAATTTCCTCCTTTTATCTTATGTTTTATTATACTTAAATTATATCAGTTTTTAATAATGTTATCAACTTAAATAAAAAAAGTATAAATCAATTAGTTTATTAATTATTAAAACATATATATAAAAATGTTTAATAAAGTAAATAAAAACATTAAAAGCATTTATTTTTATTAAGTTTAAAAATCAATTTGCATAATTGAATTTTTTTTAGAAATATTTGTAAGTTATTTTTTATATATTTACTTTACAATTGATTAATGATATAATAATTGCTATACAGTTGTAAAAATACTAAAAAGATTATAATAAAAATAAAGTATGAAATATAACGATTGATCAATTCGTACGTCCTATTGTATAACATTAACCGTTATTACTTGTCTATCGTTCACTATATAGTGAACGATAACGGATTATATAGTTCGAAATGTATGTGCTACCGCAAGATTCGACCCTATTCGACCCTATTCGACCGTTGTATATGCCCGTATAAGCGCTTTTAAAAAGTTCGCCTTGTATTTATACCTTTGTTTTAAAAGCTTTAAATTAGCTTATAAACGCTTATATAAGATTAAGCACACGCAAATAAACAAGTAACAACAAGGATTTTATGCAAGTTGGTGATTGATACTTGCAATTATTATGCAATTTATATGCATAGGATACACTATACAATTTATATACTTATGTATCAGAAATACAGTATAGATATATATGTACTTGAAATACAATTTATATATATTGTTTATGAAATACAATTTATATACTTATGTATCAGAAATACAATTTGAGTAAATTGTACGCATCAGGAGGCTGCGTGAGAATGGTTCTCAACTGATACCGGACCTCGAATTGAGAATAGTTTTCAATTGATAATCATTTTCGTTTGAGAATAATAACCATTAATATTCAACAATGATTATGAATACAGTAAGCAATTGAGAATGGCCTCCAAGTGAGAACAGGTACGCAATTGAGAATGTATTTCAATTAGTATCTAAAATCATTATTGTTATCAACTAATTATAATTATGATAATCGTTTTCAATTAATATCTATTCTAATAATCGTTTTCAGTTGACTGTAAGCATCAGGACTAAATGAGAATCGTTTTCAATTAATAATAATAATCATTCCATAAACTTATTAATAATCTATCTTAATATAAAATAATTATCATTATCATTATAATTTGATAGTGATTATCAATTAATATTTTCAGGAATATATAGTATGTATTATATATGTATTAGAGTACATTAATTAATATATATTTGTTATATAGTATAGCATAGTATTTGTTATGTAGTGTTATATATACGTTATATGTGTTATACTATTGTATATGTAGTTATTAAATAGTATATATAATATATATTATATATAGTTATATGTGTTATGCAAGTGTTATATAGTGTACTATATATATGGTTATATGTGTTATATGTGTTACACTATTTAATTGTATGTTTTATTGCATTATATATGTTATATAATACATAGTAGCATACTATGGAATAGTATAGTATATGAATATATGAATATATGCGCATATGAATAAATGAATATATGTGTATATGTAGCTTTACATTTTTGTTAACTTTTTGTTGGTGAATGGTTGACGTTTTTTTTAATGGAATATGTGAATAATTGTTCATATGTGAGTTTTTAGAAGGAGGGAAAAAAGAGGGAAATATAATTGCTTTTTTATTTCCGTGGAAATATTTTTTTAAATTTAATAGTTATCATTATGATAATTTTTTGAGCTTCTTAATTCCTTTTTGGAATGGATTTTTTTATTATCATATTGATAATAATTTTTTTATTTACAGGGAAATAATTATTTGATAATCATTCTCAACTAACAACGTCTGATAAGTATTATATTATCAGTCATTAAGGGGGGGAGGATACATAATACTTGCGAATGATAATCATTTTCAGCTGTCTAGCCACTACATTCAAACACCATTTTTTTTAAACACCCATTTCCCCCACAACAAACAACATTCCAACACTCAAACACTCCAACATCCAAATCCACCTCATGTAACCCTTAACATTCCAATAATTACAATTAAATGTATTCAACAAGAAAAGAGACACAACCAATACATACAGTTTCCAAATATAACTAATTACAATGATATAATCCTTTATTAATATAAGACATTGTATATAATGGAATATTTAAACACCAATAAAAGCAACAAAAAAGATATTAAAGGGAGGGGAGGGGTGGTTTGCATATTTATTTTTGGTGTTTTGAGAAATGACCTTCTGTATGCCATTTTGAGAAGCTAATTACAATAAGTTAAACATTTATATTAAGAGTAAATTTGAAGCACTTTAAAACGGAAATAAAAAAGGGCAAAAAAAATAAAGGAAAACATTTTCAGCTTTCCTTTCAAATATTATCTCAAAAATCCATTTATAATTTTATTTATTATATCTATTTCATTTAAAGAGACTTCTATTTCTTCTTCTACATCATTATCTAATAATATTTCAAGTCCATCAAGATATCTTACATTTGATATTCTAATAATTTTTATAGTATTTGTGTTATTTATTTCTAACCATAATTCTTCATTCTCTACTCTTTTTTCCCAACTATATTCATCTTTCTCATTTAATTGATGCACATAGCATAATCCTATCCCCTGATTAAAGAGACATATTTCACAAGGTTGATTCTCTAAATTAAATAATAATTTTCTAACCTTATCTGCTACTAGAAAATAATTGCTTTTAACTGTTGTTTTTGTAGTTATAGATGTATCACATATCGAACATATTGAATCATCAAAAAGAATAGTGTTATTCATACTTTGTATAATTCCTTCAATCTCTTCTAGCTTCTTTAAGTTATTCGTTAGTGTCGCCATATTTTACTCCTAATATATTCCTAATCTTTTAAGTATACGTTTAGTTTCTTTCCTCATAGCATCATAGCCACCTTTATGCTTTGCTCTTCTTTCACGCATATATTTTATTCTTTTCATATCACCACTCCTGATCTGACCCATATTTAATTTTAATATAATGACCGTTCTTACAATAGTACACATGCCCTCCCTTACGAGAGGAATACTTATATCTCCAAGGCTTACCACATTTAGAGCATATACCATGATTCCATTTTTTTTCTTCAAATCTTATAAAAATCACACATAAAACTATATAAGAAATTATAAGTCCCATTATATAATAAGGCACTAAAACATCCATTATTAATCCTCCTTTTTAGATTTCATAAACATTCTATTAATTATCTTATTAGAAATATTACAGATATGTCCTTTCTCACATACATAAGTAACATCTCCATTATTACTAGAATAATAAAATGCCCAAGGTTTGCCACATTTAGGACAGACACCTTTATTCCATTCCTTTATTCCAACATACATTAAAACCAAATAAAGAATTATATAAATTATAATAAAAACAGCGACCATATAAAACATTATATAAATCATCGTTTATTTTCTCCTTCTTTGTTTTTCTCTTTTTAGTTTATTTCTTAACCTTATTTGCTCTGTTCTACATTCTCTACAATAAGATTGTGGAACTCTCTTTCCATTAGGTCTAAATCTATACCCAAATAATTCTATTATTTTATTTTCACCTAAAGCTAATTTACCACAACAAGGACACTTTGCATATTTTCCATGAGACATATTACATTTCCTCCTTGAAATATCTTGCATCAATTTCGTACTCACCATTAATAGGATTACTAGCTAACTTCATTGCCATTCTATAGAACTCTCCAATAGTAGTATCATCAGATATATTTTTTATTTTATATTGCTTTCCGTCAACATTAAATGATAAACTGTATAAATATACACCTTTCCCAAGAATTGATTCCATATTATCTAAACTAAAATTTGCAGCACTCGTAATTTTATATTTCATATTATCACTCCTTATATTATTATAAATCTATCAATCATGAAATAATAATTTTCATTTAAATACATAAAAGTATATGTCTCTTTAGAACAATCCTTATATAATAATCTTGAGTCTGTAGGTACAATCCATCCATAACCACCATGTTCGGATTCATTATATAAAGGAGTACTATTAGTAGCATATTCTTCTAATTCTTTTAAATCAACATCTACAAGAGTACAAAATTTGTTATATGGGTCTCTGGGATTAAAATCTTTATAAAAATGTCTTATAAAAACAGCTCTCACATTATCACTCCTTTACACTATAGAATACATTATATTTTTAGTACACCCATTATTATTAACGTATACTTTTTTAATCAAGTTATTTTCTTGAAGAAAATCAGTTATCTTTGTTATTTTATCTAAGTTAGCTGCGCTTTTTGAAGATAAACCTATATTATCGCATATATAATTTCTAGTAATTATTTTATCTTCATCTTTACATAACATCTTTAATAATAAATAAGTTTTTATAGTAGAAGAATCCCTGTTTTTTAATAATATTTTAATAATGTCGTCATCTACTAAAATATAACCTTTATTTTTTTTATTACTATAAGAAATTGTGTATGTATTTTCTTTTTTTATCTTTTTTACTTTAACTAATTTTTTGTATGCTACAGACATTTTAACTAAAGACTTATATGTAGTTAACCAAGCCTTATTGCTGATCTTTTCTATGTCCTCTTTTATACTTTTTATGTGTTTACTATCTATCAGTATATTCCTTTTCTTTAAATCATTTACTCCAAAATAAGAAGCTACCATTAAAGCATGATAATCGCAGTTTTTATCTCCTAGAAACTCTTTTTCAATTATTACTGGTATTTTTCTCATAATATAACCTTCCTTTCTTTTAACACATTCTTATATCTTCAAATTTTAAATCAAAATACCTCTTAGCTATATTAGGGTATTCTTTTTCAAATTTCTTTAAATATCTATAGGAAGATGCAGTATAATCACAGAACTCCCTAAATGATTTTCTTTTAAAAAGGCTTGGTTGATTACACCATCTAGCCAATGTTATATACATTCCCCTCATTTCGGACCGCTTATATTCATTATATCTCATGATATATGGTACACAATTATATTTCATTAATATCTTTATTCTCTCAAATGCTCCTGCTATATCTGTTACATCTTGTGATTTATATGCAACTAAAACATATAATCTTGCTTGTTTTTGATTATATTTGCGCCATATTCGTAATTTATTTTCAATTAACTTCTTATCTGTTATATCATCAAAAGCGAATGTCCAATCATGATGATATTTCATCGTTGTTAAAATTTCTGCTTTTTCCTCTGTCATTAGCCGTATATCTAACCCTTGTCTAAATTCTATAAATTTATTAGTAGCTTTTAATTTTTCCAATTCTTCTTTCCATTTAGGATAAGCTAAAAAATTGTCATCCCATAAGTAAATAAACTTCCTATCTTTATCTAAAAATTCTTCTAACTCTGAATGTTTAAAGGCTCTATCATACTTTCTATTAATGCAAAAAGGACATTTCCTAAAGCAACCTCTAGTAAGAAACCCAATAGAGCCATCTTTATAATCTTTAAATTTAGAAGGTCTAATTCCTCTACTTATTTCTTTTTGTATGTAATTATCATATAAATGATAATCTGGCATATGATGTTCTATTTCATAAGGAAGGTCTTTAGCATTTATTCCAAAGAATCCAGTTCCACCAATCTCTATATTATCATATATTGATAAATCAGGAGTATTAGTAAAATCAAATACTTTAGAAATAAACACTCTATCGTACTTAGGAATGTCGTCATAAGACTCTAATAATGTTATATCATTCTTATCTTTATAATAGCCACTAAGTTTCATTAATGCTAAATTAGGATGTTGCGAACCATTATCCAATAGATCAGCATCAATTATTCCTATATTCAATATAACATTCTCTCCAATCTAATCAAATAAATCTTTATCATCTAAAAATTCAATATCATTACCATTTAAAATATGTATATTATCTAAATCATCTTCTTCGTCATCTATATATTCCATTTTCAAAACTATATATCTGTTATTATCATAAAATGCTCGTAAAGTACTATTATTTTCAACCATATCGTTTATATTTGCCTTTAGTATATTGTTTTCTTGCAATTCTTTGAGTAAATTATCATATCCTTGCACATAAACTGCTCTCATAATTATGCCTCCTTGGACTCCTCATTAATTCGCTCCGTTACTGAAACAATATGTTCTTTTCCTTTCCATCTTACGGTTTCAATTTTTTCATACCAAGCATCTGTAATATTTGCAGCTCTAAGTTCTCCGCTACCATCGTCAAATTTAATATTTTCTAAAAGATAATTCATAAATATATTTGCTGTCTCGTCTGATTCTGCTTTAAAAAAATCTACATATTTTGTTTTACCTTCTTCTTCTGTTACAACAACATAATGATATAAGTATTCTTTCATTTAATCACCTTAATTAACTTTAATTTTAAATTCACTAGCCTTTAAAGTTTTATCAACTTCAACAGGAATTCCTTCAAAAGAAGATACAAAAGAAAATTCCGTACATTCTTTATCTGTGACATGCTGCCAATTATCTGTTATAATTCTTTCATTATCTTCTTTACTTATACAGATTGTTATAGAAGCATCTATTCCATTGTGTGTTTTTAAATAATCCTCTGCTTCTACAAAAGCTCTAAAAATATTTAATAATTTATCCATTATTTATCACCCCTTTTGGTATTATATCATAATTATCAAATAAAAAATTCATTATACAATTAATATTTACTTCTAAAGGGCATATTCTATCACATTTTTTATTTTCACAATAGTTAACGAATTTTTTTTCAAAAACCTCTTTACTTGTTAAATTTTTTATTTCATTAATATTTATTTTTCCTTTACCATCATACTCAAAAATACATAAACATTTCTCTTTACTCATATTATCACTTCACTTTTTCATTAATATTCATATATGTATATACATCACAAGATGTTGTAACTATATTAATTTTGCTTCCAAACAATCTCTCTAATACATAGTCTACATCATCTATCAGTATTCCATTTTCAATTTTTCTTCCTTTAAAAGATTCTTTGTAATTTGGAAATTTTAATTTTATTGGATCAGGAATATCGAGACCTATTTCTTCCGCTCTCTCTTTAATTAATTGCGCTTGTTTTTCACTATAACAAACTATAGGACATTGTGATTCTGCGGATTTTTTTATTAAAAACATTGTTTTACCTTGTCCTCTATCCATTTGTACTATTTCCATTTCCTTTACTCCTTTCTATAAAATCAACTTTATAAGCTTCCCAACCGAATAATATACTAAAAAAATAATCTAATGGAGATTGGTTAAGGTTCATATAGCCTTTAAATATATAAGTATTTTTTGTCCTTTCAAGCCATACAAAATCGCCATTTATTACTCTAGGAAAAATATTATAACAAGTACGAACTTTTATATCCCCTTTTCTAGGAATATTTAGTTTAAATTTCATATAATAACTCCTTTCTTAAAGCTTTCATTATTCTACGTTCTTTCATGGCTAATGTACTCCTTTTCATTCCTAAAGAATCCGCTAATTGTTGTTGCGTACATTGTTTATATCCATTTAATCCATATCTTTTTTCTATTAGAACCTTATTATCTTCCGATAAAGTATTTAACAATTTATTAATTAAATCTTTTGTTTCGCTTATTCTTATATTTTTATCAAAATCTACTTCTTCGTTTATAAAATTTTCAAAAGAATATTCATTTTCGTCATTTTTAAAAAGTTCTCCATTTAAAGAAAGTGCTTTAACATTTTTCTTTTCCTTATTAAAAGCATTAATTAATTCATTTTCTATACTTTTATAAAAGTAAGAAATTGACTTCATATCTTTAGAGAGAGTTATTTTGTTTATTGCTTCCATAAGTCCTAACATTCCTGTTGCCATTAAGTCCTCTTTAGTATAATTGTTTATAAAAAAATTACTAGATATACTCGCTACTAGGGGAGTGAAATTAGCAATTATAGTTTCGTAATCTTTATTTATTAAACAATTATCTATCTCTTTTTTAGATAAATATTTACTCAACAAATCACCTCTCTTTTAATTATCTCTATATTATTAGTATATCCATTTTTGGAATTTTTATACAATTCAGAAAGAATTTGCGAGCTAACTCTGTCAAAAAAATTAAATTATTGAAAACAAAATTAACGTCCGATAATTAAGGATTCACCAACTTAGTATTATTTCAAATAATGGGTATGTTGAACTTCAAATAGTAGATATATCGAACTTCAAATAATAGGGCAATAATATATTTAATATATATTTTTATATATTAAATATTAATATATAAATATATTAATATTTTTGCGAAGCGATTATTCCTTTGGGGGTCTTTTTCTCGTTCTTTATCCTTTAAATTGAAACACATATTACCTTATAAATTAATTCTTTTATATTGAATAATCTTCGCAAGACTAAAAAAATAATTTCTTTTTTCTTCCTTTTCCTAAATAAAAAAATATAATATGTATTATACTAAATATATAAGAAATACTTAAAGAACAGTACATATATAATTCTTTATCTGTTCTCTTAAAGAACAAATCGTGTCAATTATTTCCTTATTATATTTGATAAATGAACGAAAATAAAAAAAATAATAAAAATTTTAAAAAAATGAATATTTTTCTTAAAAAAGGATATACTAATAGTAGGGAGTAAATAAAAATTAAATATCTGAGTTGACAACATTCTGATAATGAAAAATCAGAAAGTGGGAAAGAGATTGTTAGCGAATTACACATTCAAAGGTAAAATAGATGGTAAATCAATTAAAGATTATCAAAATAAAATAGATTTAAGTGTTAAAACAAGTCAAGAGATAATTGACCAAGTGAACAAAATATTAAATATAGAAGAAATAAATGGGGTTCAGTTTAATGGTGATTTATTTTGGCAGGTTATTTGGGACGAAGGTGTTTGTAAAACAAACATAAATACTGATGAATTATGTTGGAGTAATACGGAAGTATGTAAAACATTAGAAATAATTGCATCGTATATTTTATTAAAAGACGATAAAGAAAAACGTAAAGAGTTAAAAATGTATAATGACTATAAATTAACTAAAAGAGCAGAAAAAGATAGAGAAAAAGTTTGTCAGATTGGAGTTAACGAAGATGATGAAGTGGTGGTTCTTAAAGATGTTAAGAATTATAAAAAATATAAAAAGACCACCGTTAGCAGGTCTGATATTGACGAATATCCTGAACTTAAATGTTACGATGAATATAAAGAATATATGAAAACTTTATTTCATGGAGACGATGCTAAAGAAAATAGGATTAATCTTATAGAAAAACTAAAAGAAAGAGGCTATGATATTTCTAATGGGAAGCTTTATAAATTTGTTAAAACAACCCTCCCAAGTATATCAGAAGATATGCTAAATGTTAAATTAAGTAAAGTGCAGCCAATTAAATGGAAAAAGCCACTTAGAGACAGTAAACAAACATTTAATTTTGAAATTTTAGATATGTTTGACCCAAAGCAAGTTAAATATGCTTTGATAACCGATAAAAATTTAGAACTTTCTACGAGAAATGAATTTTGTATAACTCTCGATGAAATAATTAAAAAAACACATTTTACTAAAAACCAAAAAATAATATTAGACAAATGGAGAAAAGATTGGCAAGTAGTTAAAATAGCACAATATATGAAAGTAGATGTTGCTTATGTTTCAAGGGAGATTGATACTATTGCTAAGAAGATCAGCAACACTTATATAGACGAATATGAAGAACAATATTATTATATGAATTTGGTAAAAGGTACTTATAAAAAATGCTCATGTTGTGGAGAAAACAAATTAGTTAAACATTTTAATAAACATTCTGTGAAGAATGGAGAAATAATATATATGAGTATTTGTTCAGATTGTAGGAAGAAGCTTAGAGAAAGGAAGAGGAAAGAATGAAAAAGAAAGATTTAATAAAAAGAGTAGCAGATAATTGTGATTATTCTCAAAGACAAGTTGAAGAAATGTATGATGCTTTAAAAGATGTAGTAGAAGATGCTATAGCAGACGGAGAAGAATTTAAATTATTAGGCTTTATAAAAATAGGAACTAGAGTATTAAATCCAAGAAAAGGTAAAATGACTAATAGATTTGGCGATATTATAGAATGGGAAAGAACGAAAGCTATAACTGTGCCAACCGTAGGATTAACTCAATATATAACTAAACGTTTTAAACAATAGAATTGAACTTTAAAGAGATTGGATAGTGTGATTTATAGACACACACAGCTAATTTTACATATAACAGGCTACTTTTGGTAAGAGTTAAGTTACTTGTGTCTAGCAGTTTTTCATATTATCCTCCAATTTTATTATACTTAGGCGATAACAGCAATTTTATAATACGAAATTAAAAAGGTTTACAAAGTATAAAGTCGCCTAGCGAATATGGATATATAGTTTAACAAGGCAAAATACTTACCGGAAAAGAGTTATGGGTTCAAGCCCCATTATATCCTCATAATATAACCCCCTTTCAATTAATTATTTACACATAAGACACTTACAGCAATTAGATTATTATATAAAATATTATTTTTTAGAAGAAAAACAAAAATCATATTTAGCCAAACATTTTTTAAATACCTCCTTTGATTTATAGATGTTCGATAATGTACGAAGTGTCTTGAAAACCTCCTATTATAATAGAGCTACTGGACGATATTCGTAGCTCTAACATTGCAAGGTAGAGTAACGGTTAACTTATTGGACTCATAATCCAACGATGAGGGTTCAATTCCCTCCCTTGCAACCATTGACATACTACACTTTCTTCCCCTCTTTTGAGGGGTTTTACATAGGAGCATAGTTTAATGGTAGAACCGTGGTCTCCAAAACCATGAGTAAGGGTTCGAATCCCTTTGTCTCCTGCCAACAATTTAAATGGATGGGTATCCAAGTGCGTAAAGGAAGCAGACTGTAAATCTGTCGTCATTTGACTTCGTGGGTTCGAATCCCACCCCTTCCACCAATTTAAAAAGATATTGACAGCATGATTAAAAAAATATCTTGAGAGGTGATAATATGAAAAATAATTTACTTAAAGAATTAAAAAGAGCAACAAATTATACTCATACAGAAAATGGTGCTTTAACGCATAAAAGTACATTAAATAAATGTTACGATTTATTTGCTTTTGGTGGTGCATCAAGAGGCAAGTACGAACAAGACATATTAGATATGTTCTACGATGCTTTAAATGAAGATAAATTACTAGCAATGAAATTGTTATTTTATATTAGAGATGTAAGGGGTGGCTTAGGAGAAAGAAGAACTTTTAGAGTGATTCTTAAATCTTTAGCAAATTCTCATCCAGATCTAGTAGAAAAGAATATTGATTTAATACCTTTTTATGGTAGATATGATGATTTATTAGTATTATTTGATACTAAATGTGAGGATAAAATGATTAATTTAATAGCAAAAACATTAATAGATGATTGCAGAACAAATTATCCTACTTTATTAGCTAAATGGTTACCTAGTGAAAATGCTAGTTCTAGCGAATCTAAAAAAATAGCTAGAAAATTAGCTAGAAAACTTACCCTTAGTAATAGAGAATATAGAAAAACATTATCTGCTATAAGAAGTAAGATAAAAATAGTTGAAACTTTATTAAGTGAGAAGAGATATGATGAAATAGAATTTGATAAATTACCTAGTAAAGCAGGTATTAAATATAGAAAAGCATTTTTAAGACATGAAGAATTATGTGATAGATATAAGGAATTTATCAATAGTGAAGATACTAAAGTAAATACTAAGACTTTATATCCATATGACATAATTAAAGATGTTTGGGACTGTAGTTCACTTGAAAGAAAAGTGCTTAACAAGTTTTGGAATGACCTACCTGATTATTTTGACGGTAAACCTTGTAGTATATTGCCAGTAATAGATAATTCAGGGTCAATGACTTGGAATATTAACGGTGGTGTAATTCCGATAAATGTAGCAATTTCTTTAGGAATATATTGCGCTGAAAGAAATCATGGTGAGTTTCATAATCATTATATTAGTTTTAGTAGTAAACCTAAACTAATAGAAATAAAAGGAAAAGATATAGTTGATAAAGCTAGAAGTGCTATAAGAGAAGTTTATTACGACAGTACTAATATAGAAGCGGTATTTGATTTAATATTAAATATATTAAAAGAAGGAAATTTATCTAATGAATATCTACCTAAACATATAGTTATAATTTCTGATATGGAATTTAATGAAGGAACTCGTTATAGAGGTTCTAAAGAGACATTAATGGAACGTATAAGAAAAGAATGGAAAAAAGAAGGATATACAATGCCTCATTTGGTTTATTGGAATGTATGTTCTAGGAGAAATAATATATCAGATTTAGGGGCAAGCAATATTACTTATGTAAGTGGCTGCACTCCAATGATATTTGAAATGATTATGAGTGGAAAAACTGGAATGGATTTAATGTTGGAAACATTAAATAGCGATAGATATTCAAAAATAGCCATATAAGAAGGGAGATATAATATGAAAAAATTATTACAATTAGATTTTAAAAATGCAAGTATAGAGGAAGGTACAAATGGTAAACAGGTTATAGAATATGATAAAGAATTATTACCTTTATATACAAGAAGTTTAGATAAAGTATTAGAAGATATAGATGAAGAACAAAAATTACAACTTAAATTAAATATAGAACTTCCTCTTTCTCAATTTAGATTGCTGACTGATTTCCTAGTAGATTGTTCAGAGTTAAACTTATTTGATTTACAAATAAAATCAATAGAACAAGATAGCTAATATGGAAAAATATAATACTAAATTAAAAGAACAAATGATTAAATTGTCCCTACAAAAATTAAGTGGGGACAATGAAATAGATTGGGAAGATATAATAGAGAGTCTAGGAATAAGTTTACATAAAGATACGTTGAGAAGATGGGCAAGAGGTATGCAAATTTATGACGAATACCTTAAAGAAACACAGCACAGGTCCGCAAGAGGAGAATCAGAAAAAGAGTTAAAAAAATTATTAGAATTAAAGCAACAAAGAATAATGCTTTCTGATGAAAAAAGATATGTAAATATGAAACTTAGAGAGCTAACGAGAGTAGAAGATTTCTATAAGAAATTAGAAGATAAAATAATCAAAAGTGAACCTGTTGAGTTAAGAGTAATTGAAGATAATGAATGTACTAATGAAGCAGTATTAATGATATCTGATTGGCATTACGGAATAGAAGTTAATAATGAAGTTAATAAATTTAATTCAAGTATAGCTAACGATAGAGTCTCTAAATTAGCAAGTGCAGTTATAAAATATTGTAAAATAAATAAAACAAATAAATTGAACATATTTTGTTTAGGAGATTTAATCTCTTCTGAAATACATACAATTATAAAAATGGAAAATAGAGAAGATTTATCTACTCAAATATATGAAGTAAGCGAGCTGCTTTCAAAATTTATAGATAAAGTATCGAAAGTGGTTTCAGTTGAAGTTACTTTTACTTTTGGTAATCACGAAAGAACAGGATTAAAAGATTTATCTAAAGATACAGATAATTTTACAATTCTTATAGAAAAATATGTAGCACTTTTTTTAAGGGATAATAAAAATGTTATTATTAATAACAGTAAAACAAATTCGGATATTATATATAAAAATATAATGGGAAATGATTTTGTTGGAGTTCATGGGCATCAAGAAAAAAGAAAAGGTGTTGCTCCTGATCTAAGTGCCATATTAAATGGTAGAAATGTTGATTATGTATGTATGGGACATTTACATTCTCAATGTAATTATATTGATAATACATCCGAAGTATTTATAAATGGAAGTTTATGCGGAACAGATGCTTATGCTTATGGTAAAAGATTATTTTCTCCACCTAGTCAAAAATTGTTAATAGTTAGTGATGAAGGTGTGGAATGTATATATAATATTAAACTTTAGTGGGAGGATTAAGGTATGAAAGATAAAAAAGATGAATTAAGTAGGGAACTATATATTAGTGGAGAGATAACAACCGAAATGGCAACAGAAATAATCGCCCACTTAAAAAAAATAAACGATGAAGATTTAGAAATTTATAATAAAAATCAAACTCTAAATAAGAAACACCAATTAGAATATCCACCAATAACAATAACGATTAATTCTCCGGGTGGAAGTGTTATGGATGGTTGTGCGATAATGAATACATTAGAAACCTGTATAGCTCCTGTCCATACTCATGGAATCGGAGAAGTATCAAGTATGGCTGTATATATTTATGCTTGTGGAGAAGTTAGGACCGCAGGTGATTTAGTTACATTTGGACTACATGGTATTGGAGGAGGAGTTCGTGGTTATGCTAAAGAAATGTTAAGTTCTTTAACACATTGGAAAAAATTAGATAACAAATTAAACGAAAGACTTTTAGAAAATACTAAATTAACACAGAAAGATTTAGATGATTGTGAAACTTGTTTGGTTTTTTATGATTATGATGAAGCTTTAGAAAAAGGATTAATAAATACAGATTTATATGATGAAGAATTGCTTAAAGAAATGATAGATAAATTAGATATAAAAATTGAAGAAGAAAAAGAAAATGTAACAGAAGATTAATTTCTTTTAATATAAATGTATGTATACTTTTATAATTAAATAAAGGTTAATTGAATCCATATTCTTAACAATGTGGGTTCTATTTAGTCTTTATTTAGACTAATTATATCTCCCTTGTTAGTGGTATGGTTGCTTTTCCTCGTGACCATACCCATTAATAAGGAAATTAAATTATATATTGATAATCTATTATTATCAAACCATTTGATAACTACCCTTCGGGGTAGTTATTTTTTTTAACAAGAGAGGTGATAAAATGAAAAAAGAAAAAGGACAAAAATTAGCTAAAAGAACTTGTCCTTATTGTGGAGAGGAGAAATTTTTATCTAGGGATTTTTATGGCTCTGAAAGTGTTTTATATTCTAGTGAAAAAAGACATATTATCTGTAAAAATTGCATGAATATTAGATATAATTTCTTTTTAGCCAAATGCGATGGAGATGAGCTATTGGCATTAAGAAGAACTTGCGACAATTTAGATATTGTATTTGATGAAGGAATAGTAAAAAGAATTGAAGGTAAAGAAGGTTCTATGTTTTTAAATTACATGAAAACAATAAATGCCAATTCCATTCTTAGAAATTTAAATTCTTTAGATAGTCCCATGTTTAATGAGATGCACTCTAAACCTAATGTAGAGGATTTGGTTATTGATAATAACATAGTTATGAAATGGGGAGACGGATTTACAAAAAGGGAGTATCAACAATTAGAATATATTTATTCTGAATATATGGAAGAGTATAAACCTAAAGATTTATCAACTAAAAAAATATTAAAGGATTTAAGTATGACAGAGCTTCTTAGAGAAAGAGCTAGATTAAAAAATGATGATAAGACTTATGATATGTATACTAAATTGCTTTCTAAAAGTAGAGCAGATGCAAATATACAGCCAAACCAAAATAAAGACGAAGATGACGAAAAATTTATTTTTGGTATGATGATGAAAATATATGAATTAAAAAAACCAGTAGTTAAAAGACTTAAAGAATATCAAGATGTTGACTGGATTGAAAGATATATAATGAGATTCTTATTTAAACCATTAGCAGTAGCTCTAGGATTTGGATCAGCTAATTATAGCTTGGAAGAAGGAGATTCTGGAATCCAATTAGATGAAAAAGTTGAAAAAGCTATACAAGCCGTTAAAGAAGAAGAGGAAGAAGAAAAAAGAAAGAACGGTGATAGCTAATGAAAGAAAAAAAATACATAGAAACAGAATATGAAGATAGAGGTAACTTAAAAAAAGACTCCAAAGAAGATTTACTTATAGGTATAGGTGAATATTGGGGTTGTTTTTATTTAGCAAATCCTCATAGGTTTGCTATGGATTATTTAAAATATAAGCTTCATATATTCCAGCAGATACTTTTATATTTTATGATGAAGAGTGACCAATTCGTATTCATAGCATCAAGGGGATTAGGTAAATCATTTTTAACAGCAGTATTTTGTACCGTTATATGTATATTAAAACCCGGAACAAAAGTTATTGTCTGTGCTAAACAAAAAAAACAAGCAGAGAAAGTACTGACCGAAAAAATACTCGGTGAATTATATCCGCAATCATATGCTTTAAGGAAAGAGATAGATTATAAAGGGATTAAATGTAATTCCAATCAGGTGTTAATTCCTTTTAAAAATGGTTCTTCTATAGAAGTCCTTGCTAGTTCAGAAAATTCAAGAGGTGCAAGATGTAATGTCTTAGTAATGGACGAGTTTCGTATGATAAATGAAACAATAGTTAGAAGTGTTTTATCTCCATTTGGTGCGGTTCCAAGACAAGCAGGATATTTAACTAATCCTAGATATTCTTTTTATCGTGAAGAAAATAAAGAATTATATTTATCTAGTGCATGGTATTCAGACCATTGGAGTTTTTCAAAATGGAAAACAACCGTTAGAGATATGCTTACAAAATTCGATTCTTTTGCTTGTAATATCCCTTTTACTTGCTCGTTAGAGCATGGGTTAAATACTAAAAAGAAAATAGAAAGAGAAATGGACGCAGAAGGCATGAATTACGCAACGTTCCTAATGGAATATTGTGCTGTTTTCTTTAATGAAGCAGATGATGCGTTTTTTAAATCTTCTGTTATAAATCCTTGCAGGGATAGTGTCGATGTTTTTTATCCTCCTACTGCCGAAGAATGGATAGCAGAGAAAAAGAAGAAAAAAATAGAGCAATCATGGTATATGCCTAGAGTTAATGGTGAAATAAGAATTCTTGCTTGTGATATCGCCTTAGCTAAAGGGGTCGCAAACGATAACTCGAGTTTCTTATTAATGAGGATGATACCAGATAGAGGTAAATTTAAACGTTATGTTGTCTATCTTGAGGCTCATAATGGTATGCCTGCTAAACAACAAGCTATAAGAATAAAACAATTATTCTATGATTTTGGAGCAGATAAAATAATCCTCGATACAACTGGTATAGGTGAAGCAGTTTGGGAATTTGTTAGAGAAAGCAATTATGACGAAGAAAGAGGAGTTAGATACGATGGATTTACTTGTTTTAATGAAGATAATAGAGTTGACGATTTATCTAAAAGAACTGGCTTACCTTTTGTATATTCGATGCAGCCTAACACAGAAATCAACAGTAGAATAGCAGTAAGTGTAAGAAAATTATTAGCAGATAAAGATTTAATACTTCCTATGAATGATAGAGAAGCCAAGATATTAGTAACTGAAAAAATAGCTAGTTTAGACCTAGATTTAGACGAAGCGGCTTATAGAGAAGCTATATTGCTTGCTCCTTTTGTTCAAACAACTATTATGGTTAACGAAATGATAAGTTTGAGACATGAAAGTAAAGAAGGTAAAATAAGACTTTTTGAAAGAGGGGCAAATAGAAAAGATAGATATTCTTCACTAGGCTACGGAGTATTTTTAAGTAATTTAATAGCACAAGAAGAAGGTTTCGGAGACGATAGTGACGATATTTTATTCTTAGTATAATTAATAAGGGTGATGATATGGAATTAAATAGAGTTTATTGTATGGATAATTTAGAGTTATTAAAGCAAATAAACGATGAGGAAATCAACCTGATCTATTGCGATATTCTTTATAATACAGGTAAAATTTTTAAAGATTATGATGATAGATTAGGTACTCCACAACAAGCAATAAAATGGTATAAACCAAGATTGTCTGAAATGAAAAGAGTTTTAAAAAATAACGGATTAATCTATATTCAATGTGATTATAGGTTGGTTCATTATTTAAAAGTTGAAATGGATAACATTTTCGGTATTAACAATTTTAGAAACGATATTATATGGAATTACGGAGGACAATCTAGGAGTAAAGATATAAGTTGTAAACATGACAATATATTAAGATATTCAAAAAGCAATAAATACATATATAATACGCAATATCAACCTTATACTGAAAAAACATTAAAAGAATTTAGGCATAAAAATGAAAAAGGAGAATTGTGTGTTCGTACTTGTAGAAGAGATAAAGATGGGAACAAGAGGTATTATTATACACCTATGAAAGAAGGAGCAAATATAACAGATGTATGGGACATTGGATTATTAACTTCTTCAAGCAGAGAAAGAGTAGGTTATGACACCCAAAAACCGAAAGAATTATTAGAGAGAATAATTAAATCATCTTCTAATGAAGGGGACATTATCGCTGATTTCTTTTGTGGTAGTGGAACGAGTTTAGTTGTGGCAAAAGAATTAAACAGACAATATATAGGATGTGATTTAAATCCAAGGGCGATAGAGATAACAAATAAAAGACTAAAATCAATATAAGGAGTTGATATATTTGAGTGAGGATATAAAAAAAGAAAATGTTGACTTATATGATGAATATGATTTTTCCGAAGATTTATTATATAGTTTAAAAACTTATAATTCTCAGATTTCAACAATAAGAGATAATAGTGTAAGAGTAAAAAATAATATAAGAAAAATGTTAAGTAATCAAGCTGATAGTCAATATACAGAAACAGAACTTCAAAAAATAGGCGAAGTACTTACTAATAAAAACGGTCAACTAAAAGAATTAATTACATATAAATCTAACTTGCTTACTTATGACCACTATATAATGCCTATTGATGCAAGTAAATACAAAACGGAAAAAGATATAAGAGAAGCTAGAAGAAAAGCTTCAAAACAAGTAGAAAAATACAACTTAAAATATAACTGCAAGTGGATTGCCCAAGATGTTATAGAATATGGTGAAATTTATTTAGCTTTAGTTAAAGGTAAGAATAATTATTTATTTTTTAAATTTCCTAGAGAAATGTGTATGATAACTCAAAAGACTGGCAATATGGTTTCTAAATTCGCCATAAATTTAGGTTATTTAAATTCTACAAATTATTATACATTCCCTCAAGCAATACAAGAGTTATATTGGGATTATCAAGGAGGGACTTTAGATAAAAGAAGAATAATAAAAAATTCATGGTATCAAATGACTGAAACTTGTTATATGGCATTTACTTTGGATGAATGGCAAGAGAAGGGTACTCCATATTATTCTTATTTATTTGATAGTTTAGCTTCATTAGAAGAATTATCAGATTTAGTTAATTTAAATGCTTACATAGATAGTTTTAGATTATTACATCAAAAACCTGAGCTTGATGATAGAGGTCAGTTAAAAATGGAAAGAAAGAAAATAACAAATTATCATAATGCATTAAAAAGTTTAGTTCCTTATGGTTATTGTACTTTAACTTCTCCTTTAGATTTAAAATTAATATCTAGTGACGGAAATAGTTCAAGTATACTTGACGCTAAAGAAAAAACAAAAACAACAATATATGATGCTAGTGGTGTAAATGATAATTTATTTAATGGTAATACAACTAATACAGAAGCAGTATCAATAGGGTTTACAATAGATACTTTAATGCCTTTAAGAATACAAAAAGAAATAGAAAATTGGGTTAATGACCATATGAGAAGTGTTAGGGCTACTTCAAACTGGTTTTTAGAATTTATACCTACTAATGAATATAATCAAGGATTAGAAGCAGAAAGACAAAGATCAGCTTTAGCTATTTATTCTCCTAAGTGGAAATACTTAGCTACTATAGGATTAACTCCTTTACGAGCATTAAGCACAATAGAATCAGAAGAATTAGAAGATATAGCTTCTAAGATGACTCCGCTATCAACTGCTTATACTCAAGTGGGTAATGAAGTGGGCGGTAGACCTACTAAAGCAGAAACAGGAGAATCTAATGCAAATTCAAGCAGCACAAATCCAAATGAATAGGTGATGAAAATGAGTGATTTTAAATTAACTCCTTGTTCTTTAGGAGAAATTAAAGAAGATATTCCATATAAAATACCTTCTAATATAAAGTTATTAGGAGCAGAGACATTTTGGAATAAAGGAATTTATGGAGAAGGAATAACTGTAGCAATATTAGATACAGGAATTGATACAAGCCATGTATGTTTAAAAGATAGGATAATTGGTGGCAAAAACTTCACAAATGAAGGTAAAGAAAATGATTTTACCGATTGGAATGGTCATGGAACTCATGTAGCAGGAATCATAGCAGGGAATAGAGTTGAAAAAGGTATAACAGGGGTTGCTCCTGAATGTAATTTATTAATAATTAAAGTTTTAGATAGATTTGGAGATGGCGCTTTTCCTAATATAGTAAAAGGATTAGAATATGCTATTGAGCAAAATGTAGATATTATAAATATGTCTTTAGGTGGTAGAGCAGATGACGATTCTTTACACGAGGTTATAAAAAAAGCAACAGATAAAGGTATATGTATTTGTTGTGCTAGTGGCAATAATGGAGATGGAAGTGCTGATACAGATGAAATTAATTTCCCCGGAAATTATCATGAAGTTATAGAAGTTGGAGCGGTAGACAGAGATAATAGTATTGCTAAATTCAGTAATACAAATCCTGAAATAGATATTGTATCATACGGTGTCAATATAATGTCAACTTATAAGAATAATAGATATGCAACGACAAGTGGTACTTCTCAAGCCACACCACACGTTTCAGGAGCATTGGCATTAATCAAAGAAGATTTTGTTAAAACTTATGGTAGAAAACCAACTGAAAGTGAATTGTGGGCAAGACTTGTCAAATGTACTAATTTCCTCAATGATATAGATACGAAGGCACAAGGAAACGGTGTTTTATATCTAGGAAATGGATGTGAATAACATGGGAAGATATATAATTGCAGATACAAGAGATAAAGCAGAAAAATTAAAACGAATGGGTTTTGAATGTATTACGATACGAGAAATAGGTAAAGAAACACATTATGTATTTGAAAATTCAGATAAATATTTACTTTTTTCAAATGATGAAAAAAATGAATATATAATAAGTGACCAGTTATATATGTGTTTTTAATTCTTATAGAAAGGAGGAAATCCTTTGATAATTAGAATACCATGTTCTATGACTTTGGAAGAAAATTTTTTAAACTTTTCAGAAGATAGTGAAACAAATCCAAATGTTAAAATGCAAATCATACATGAAGGAGTAAATCCAAAAGGTACAAGCTTTTCAAAACAAGCAATCGAATTAGCTAAAGCTACAATCTATGATAAACCAATACTTGCATATGTTAAATATGATGAAAATGGAGAGCCTTTAGATTTTGGCGAACACGAAATGATACTTGTCCCAAAAGTTGTCAATGGCAAAAGAAGTTACGAGATTAAATATATAGAACAACCTATAGGAACTTTTTCTCAAAATTTCGACCTTTCTTATGAAAAAGGTGAGAATGGGAAAGAATATCTTACTGCTACTGGCACTATATGGAACAGATATTGTAAAGATGCTTATGACCTTCTTAAAGAAGGCGACAAATCTGTAAGCATGGAAATCAATATACTTGAGAGTGAAAAAGATAAACATAGTGGAGTTTTAAATATATCTAAATTTGAATTTTTAGGAGTTACTATATTAGGAGATGATTATGCTCCGGGTATAGATGGTGCTAATGCAACTCTTGAATTTACAAGAATAAAAACTGAAAAAGATTTAATTAATTTTTTAAATAATATAGAACAAAATGTGAAAGGAGACGAAGGCATGAAAGGAAATAATGATACATATTCTCTTTCTAATGGAGTAATGGCATTACAAATAAGAGAACAATTAAGTAATAGAATGATAGAAAAAAAATACTCTTGGGGAGAAACATATCAAGCTAGAGAATTCTATTATGTAGATACTATTCCTGATGACTCTATAGTTGTAGTTCAAGGAAATGACGGATATAAATATTATGGAATACCTTATTCTGTAAGCGAAGATACTCTTACTTTAGATTTTGACAATAGAAAAGAGTATATAAGTGAATGGAGAGAGAAAAAAGTTGATGATTCTGTAAGCTTCTCTTTAAATGAAGACGAGGCTAAAGAAATGGCAGAACTTACTTTTAATGCAGAAGTAGAAAAAGTCAATCAAGCAGCTAAAACAGTTGTCGACACTTTTAAAAACGATTTAGAAAAAGTTAATGAAGAATTAACTCAAACTAAAGAAGAATTAACAAAAGCTAATGAAACTGTATTCTCTTTAGGAGAAGAAGTGAAAGAATTTAAAGAAAAAGAAGCTCAAGCAGAAAAAGAAAAATTTGAAGAAGAGGTTGAAGGAGTTCTAGCTAAATTCTCATTTGATGAAGAAGAAACTAAAGAAATGAAAGAACAATGCTTAAATGGAGAATTTGATGTAGAAGAATTAAATAATAAATTATTCGCATTATATGGCAAAAAAGCATATGAAAATATGCAAAATAAACAACCAAAAGAACCAGATACAGAACCTAGTCTACAAATGCCAGTTAAGGGAGATACTCATGTTCCTTACGGTGGAGTATTTGAAAATTTATAAAATTTAAAGGAGTGAATAAATAACATGAAAGCAATAATGAGAAAAGATAGACAACCATATCCAAATCCAATAAATGTTATATCTGATGAAGTATTAGAAAATGGTATGGTAGTTGGTGTAAAAGGATTCGCTGAAAACGGTGAAAGAGAACTTTACAAAGTTGGTAAATTTGCAGAAGGAGATATAGCTGCAATAGTTGACTGTTCAGTTCTTATGTATGACCCAAGATATGATGAAAGAGATTTTGAATTAAAAGCAGGAGAAAGAGGTAGAGTCGAATACTTAGGTCATGGTGATGTCTACACAATATCTAATGCTTTATTACCAGAAGGGTTAGTAGTAGGAGATAAATTAAATCCTGATACTGAAAACTTAGGAAAATATGTTAAAGCTGATGAAGGTATATTTTTAGTTAGAAGAATAGATTTAGATTTTGAAACTCAACCTTCAACTATGATAGAAGTAATATTACACGCATAATAAAATAAAAAAAAGAAAAGAAAGGATGATTAGAGTGGAAAAAAGAAGTCAAGTTGCTCAAATGGCAATAGATATATTAAATGGAAATCCCGACACATATGATTTAAATACTGCCGAAGATAAATTAAGAAAATTAGTATTAAATGAAATGGGTGGAACTTGGGATTATTATACTTTCCAAGATAACAAATATAAAGTATTTGCAATATTATCAGAAATATTAACAGAAACTACTTCTCGTGTTTTAAGAGAGGTATTTGAACCATTCTGTGAATTTAGAGATTTTGAATTAGGAGATACTGTAGAATTTACAGTTGAAGATGATAGATTATTTGAAGTATCTGTTGTTGCAACAGATAATAACAACCTATTAAGACAAAAATTAATGAATAGAAGAGTTCCAATGACTGCTTCTGAATTAGGTGTAAAAATCTATGCTCCATTTACTGCTTGGTTAGCAGGAAGAATAGATTTAGAAAAATTAGTAGATAGAGTTCAAAAATCTACTCAACAAGATATGGTAAGAAGAATAGGTAATGCTTTTGTTAGCGCTTATGGTCAATGTCATGCTAACTTAGTTGAAAGTGGTACAGTAACTAGAGATGCTTTATCTTTATTATGTGCTAAAGTAGAAGGTTTAGGATTAGGAGAACCAGTTATATATGGTACTAAAACTGCATTAGCTAAAATACCTGCATTAGAAGGATTCGTTTTAGACGGAGAAGATTTAAGAAATAATGGTTATTTAAAAATGTTTGAAGGTATGAAATGTGTAGAATTAAAGAATACATTTAATAAAGAAACTGGTAAATTTGGTTTAGGTGACGATGAACATTTATATGTAGTTCCAAGTGGAATGACTAAACCAATAATGGTAGGTTTTGAAGGAAAAGCATTTATATTAGAAGATAAATCTGGAGAAAGAAATGATAGAGAAATCGAATACCTATTCACTAGAAGAGTACATATAGGTGTTGTAAAAGCAGTTAACTTCGGTAGATATGATATAGCTTAGTTATTAAAATAGGGAGATGATAGTAAATGACAAGTAAAAAAGTAGAGGAAAAAACTAATTTAAGTAAGGAAACAGTTGAAAAAACAGAAAAAGTTAAAAAAAGAACAAGAGCAGAAATAATGAGAGAATTAAAAAGAGAAGCATCCAAAATAGATGTTGAAGTAATGAATTTAACTAATGGCTCATTTATTTATGAAAATGGATATGATTCTATAAGAATGAATGAACCCGGAGAAACAGCTATAGTAGGGTTAGACTTATTATTAAAAATGAAAAACTCTCCGACTATGAGAAAATTATTTTTATCAGTAGTAGATGTATATAGTGAAGAATATGAATTAGAAGATGTGCTTAACATACTTGATTTAACTAGGATATATGGCGACAAAATTCTTACTTTAGATTGTTTAGATAAAATGCTAGAGGACGGTTCTGTTGATGATTTTGCAGAAACTCTTAAAAATGAATCACCTGAATTGGCTAGAAGATTATGTCAAAGAGCAATTTATTTAGCTCACCTAAATAAATTTGATTCTATGGGTAAACGTTCTGTAGTAGAAAGAGAATTTAATAATGCTTTTATATTTAAATCAAATTAGAAGGTGTTAAAATGAGTACTCCAATAGAAAAGATATTCGTTGTTTTCCTAAATCAAATTGAAGATGATGGATTGGCTTTAGCACCTGAAGAAATACAAATGAAAACAATGACTAGATATCTTCGTGGAGCGACCATAAAATTCGATACTTGTGAAAAGGATTTAACTATCGTTTCCGAAGATGATGGAATAACAGGTTATATTAAAGCTGATCTAACAGAAGACGAGATAGAAATTCTTGCTTTGGGTATGGTATGTAGATGGTTACAAAGAATTGTTAATAGTGAAGATAATTTAAGGAACATAATTACTGACCACGACTTTAAAAAGACTTCAAATGCCAATTTATTAAAAATGCTAATTACTTTGAAAAAATTACATGAAGAGGATTTTAGGCAAAGAAAAGTAGATTATTCATATAAAGGATACGATGGATTTGAGTAATTTTTTAGAAGAATACAAAATTTTTACTTTGCGTGGTCAAAAGAATAAAAAAGAAAAATTAAGATATACAGCTAGAAAAACATTTGAAAAATCATTACAAAGAATACCTACGGCAATTGATATACAAGTAACCGATGTAGATGAGACTATCATAACAGAAAATACAAAAACTGTTACGGCAATAGTTAATAATATTACAGATAATGACCAAACGGCATTAGATGAAAAAGAAATATATTTACCAGTTGGGACAAATGTAGATATAGGTTGTTATTGTTATTTTGATAATTGTTATTGGTTATTTATTTTTAAAGAACACAAAGAAATGGATGCATACATTCATTTTACGTTAAAAAGATGTAATCAAATTATTAATTATTTATACAATAAAGAAATTTATCATATACCTGTATCTGTAGTTAACTTAACTATGTATAGTGATGGGATTAATGATACTAGATATTTAAGTATGGGAGATGCAAAGAGACATATTTTTTATGGCTCTAATCCTGTGACTAGAACAATTGGTGAAGGTGTAAGAATAATGCTTACTAGAAATTCAATATTTAGAGTTACACATATTAATGATTTTGAATATAACGGAAGATATACTGGAGCTAATGGTTTAATTAAAGCATTAACATTACAAACAGTATTGATTTCAGAAGATGACAGGGATAATAAGCTAGCTTATAATATTGAAAAAAATGATACTAAAGATATTAAAGATGATGTGCAAGGTTTAAATTATATTTATTTAGGAGAACAAAATGAATATGTGGTTAAATCAGATAAAGAAGTAGAATTTATATTAGATGCACATTATCCAAATACAGAAATTATAAAAAGAGAACATAATAAATGTACTATAGAACAATCATCTAACATAGAGTCTGTAGGAGAAAATATAATGCTTATTGCTAGAGATAAAAACACAAAAGAAACAATAGATATGTTTATTATTACCGTAAGGGGTGTTTAATATGATTGAGCAATTTCCTAATAAATACCTTATTAAGCTCTCTAATGAGATTATGTTAGATAAAAAAATAAACAAAATGATATATTATAATGAAGAAAAACAAAATGATATATATTCTTTAGAAGATATAGAAAATCCAATTAAAAAACTTAAAGAGAAAAAGGTTTTTATAAATAGAAAAGTTCCCGAAGTATTAAAGGAATCAGATATTTCTGTTTTCGTTAATATTTATAGAGATTTCCCTTATACAGGATTTTACCAACCAAGCTATAAAATACAGCAGTTTAAGTTTGAAGTTGGAGTAATATGTCATAATGATTGTAGATTTACATTAAATGGTTTGAGAGATATTTTAATTTACAAAGATATAGAAAAAATGTTAAAAACAAATAAAAACTTAAAAGGGATTGGATTCCCTACTTTGGAACAAACATATCCGATGTATAATATGCCAAATGGATTCACAGGGTATATGTCCATTTATAAACTAGAATATTTTGAAGGTATGTAATGTACTTTACTAAAGAATATGTAACTGGACAACCATTAAATTTAAAAAAATATACATTAGGATATATAAATCAACCAATAGTAGATTATTTTATGTATGATTATGATTTTATAGATTTTATTAAACCATATTATATGGGAATAACATTATCTTATGATGAATTATGTAAAAAAAATAAATTTTATTTTTCTTATTTTTTACAGATAATGAATGAATCAAAATTAATAATGAACTCTTTTTATAAAGGGTTAACCTTATTATATAATACTTCTCTTGAAGATATGGAGTTTTTTAAAGATGAAGATGGCGGAGACAAAATTATTCTTAGAATAGATGAAAAAGGAACTAGGAAAAAAGAAGGAGAACATGGAAATCCATTAGCATTTATTTCGGACGATAATTTCCTAGTACTTTGTGAAGTTGTGTTGGAAATGTGTCTTTTTGAAAAACCAAAAGAAGAAGGAGAAATTAAAGGAGACCCAAAACTTGTAGAAAGATTTAAAGAACAAAGAAGAAAATACCTCCAAAGCAGAAAAAATGATGATGGCATACTTTTCGAAAATATGGTTAGAGAAATAATGTATTTACAAAATATACGTTCTTATGAAGAAATTAAAAATACAACCGTATGGTGGTTAAGAGATGCTTATTCAGTTGAAACATTGAGAGTTTCAGAAGAAAAACAATGGAAAATGGCAAGCGGAGGTAAATATAGTCCTAAGAAGATAAAATCTTGGCAAAAAATAACAAAATTAAAAAAATAGAAAGGAAGATTGATTATGGGATATGCAATAAAAAGTGCTTGCGACTTAACTTTAACAAATTTAGCTAATCCTGAAGATACTACTACTATAGATTTTCTTAATAGTTTTAATATAACAACTGAATCAGAAAACTTCGAAGCTTACAAAAGAGGAGATTTATGTATAACTATAGCAGGTCAAAGAAAAGGAATAAAATAACGTTCCCTATGTTAAGTAATTAGCATAGCAAATCCTTTGAATTGCTGGAAACCCCTAAAGCTAATTAAACTACAACGTAAGGTTAAATCCTAAGCGTGAATGTTGCGAAAGTAGAAAAAATTAATTAGATGGCATATGGTTAAACCCTAAGTGCTTTGGATATAATTATTATATCTGACAATGGGCAATCAGCAGGTAAGATATATTTGTTTGTTAAATATGAAGGGTGATAATATGAGAACAAAATGGACGGAAGAAAAAATAATAAATTATTTAAATAATAATAAAATTATTTATGAAAGACAAAAAGTATATCCTTCATTAAAAGGTGAAGGAGGGTGTAATTTATCTTATGACTTTTATTTGCCCGATTATAATTGCTGTATCGAATATCAAGGAGTGCAACATTATGAACCAGTAAAATATTTTGGAGGTAAAGAAAAATTTGAAATACAAAGAAAACATGATTTGAAAAAGAAAAATTATTGCACAGAAAATAAAATTAAATTAATAACAATTCCTTATTGGGAATTTGATAATATAGATAAAATTTTAAACAAACAAATGTATAAACTTCAACGACTAACCGAAAGCGAGTAATATCGTGAGTAGCCTTGAAATAGGCAATAGGAGTACGGCTCAAGTTAATGGAGTGGGTGAGAACCCCTTAAATGGAAGTGGAGGAATCCCTGTAAGAAAATCAGGGAAGTGATATAGTCTGCTCTCTTATCGAAAGATAAGGCAGTTCTTAGATGAACGATATAGGCGTTACGAACCTATGTGAACATTAGGCATTACAAATGGATGCACAAGTTATAGATGACTTCTTCTTAGCTCAAATGCTTGGTGGTGAAATAACTGGTACTAAAATACAAGTTAAAGGTACTATACCAAGCAAATATTACAAAATGGAAGGTACATTTGAAGTTGTTAATGAAGATGGTAGTACAGAAGTTAAATCAATAAAATTCAGCAAAGCGAAAGCGCAACCTAATGCTGACTTAACAATATCAGCACAAGAAATATCAGACTTTAGTTTAACTTGGGACATATTAGTTGATGACCAAGACTTAATATTAGAAATAGACAAAAAAACTGTATAATAATTTATAGCGTCAGCAGATTAATTTCTGTTGGCGCATTTTTTTTTATCTATTTTTAGAAGGGAGAAATAAAAAATGAAAATAAGTGATTTTAAATTAGAAAAAATAAGAAAAGAATTTGTTGTTGATATAAACGGTGAATTAGAAAAAGTAACAGTTTACAATATATTAAACGAAGAAAGAGAAGAGATTAGAGAGGATTTACAAGAAATAATAAAAGATAAAAATGTATTAGATGCGGAAGATGTAGAGGATATTTATAATATTTTATTTCCAGTATGTACGAATATAGAAGTTGATGAAGATATAATAGATACATTAAATAATCCTAATAAGGATATGGTACTTATATTAAATGAAGTTAGAGAAATTTTAGATGAAATATATTTAGAAGTATTATTGGGTCAATCTCAGCAATTAAGTGAGATAGAAAAAGGATTAATATTGAAGAAAAATTTATTAATGAGTGAAAAAATAGAATTGCTAGGAAATGAATGTAAAGAATTAGAAAAAGAAATAAAAGATATGAAAGAAAGTAGGGAGGAGGTTGAAAAATAATGGTATTTGATAACTTAGATCAGGTCGTGGCATACATACAAAAAACTGTAACAGATGAACTTCCGGCATTAGGAGAAGAAATGAGAAAAATTATGCACGAAACTCTTATGATGGAGACTGGTTATGAAGAAAGAATACCAAATATGTATGATAGAACTGGTGGAATGGAAAATATCTGCGAATATGAACAAATTGGAGATAAAGAAATTGATGGGGTTTTTAGAGATAACGGCAAATGGGTAAATAAACACGGTAGCCATTATTTCCCATTAAATCGTTGGGAAGAAGGTACAGTTTGGGCACCCGGATATTCGGATACTAATCCTGTATTTTATCCTGCGACAAATATAGAAGAAGATGCCCGAAACGAAATAGATGTAAAGATTCCATTAGAATTAAAAGAAAAATTAAGAATTAGAGGATTAAATGTTTTATAGAAAAAATTAAGTTACCACTTCGTATAAGTGGTAATTCTTATGCGTATAAAGGTGGTGGATTTAATTGGCTGAAGATATAAGAATTAAAGTCTTTCCAACCGTTCAAAAAGGAGATTCTTCATCTGAATTATCAAAAGTTATCGCAGATTTAGAAAAAAATGCAAAGAAAATTAAGGTTGGAATAGATGACAAGGATTTGCTTAGTCAAATAACAAAACTTAAAGAACAAATAAATAGTTTAAGTAAAGGTACAAATACAAAAGGCAATTCTAAAATGTTTCAAAATGAAACAAAGAGTGCCAAAGAGTTAATTTCTGAATATAAAAAATTAATATCTCAAAAGAATAAATTAGAAACACAAATGTCTAAACAGACATATAAAGGACAGGCATACAAATCTTTATCTAAAGATTTAACAAAAGTGAATAAAGACATTGAATCGGTTGGTAGTAAAATTGATGCTTTAAACAAAAAAACTATTAAATCAGATATTACTGCAAGTTTAACAAGCTCTTTTGAATCTACTATTAAAAAAGCAACAGAGTTAGGTACTGCGTTAGAAAATGCTTTAGGGAAAAGAAATTTAACAGGTACGCAAACGGCTGATCTAAAAACTTTACAAAGACAATTAGATAATTTTAAATCGTCTGCAAATCTTGAAAATATTTTAAAAGCAGATAAACCTTATGCCGAAATGTCTAAACTTATGACAAGGGCATCAGAGCTTACGCAAGCTTTTAGGAAGATTGAACTATCTGATGCTTTGGCAAAAAGTATTAGAAAAGCTGAATCAGATGCAAGTATTCTTCAAAATAAAATTAAATCTTTATATACTAAAGGTTACGGAAATAATAATGCTATTGATAAATTATTTACTAGAGCAAAAGAATTAAGCAACGTTAATATAAGAATTAATAGCAAAACTGCTGAAGCAGATGTAGTTTCTCTTAATGATAAAATAAAAAAATTAGATAGCGATTATAATAAATTGGTAACAGATATGCAAAGAAATAAAAAGATGGATGTCTTTAAAATAAATGTATCTGCATCAATGAAACAATTAGAAGAATTAAGAACTAAATTTACAAGTTTAGGGAAAGATACATCTCAAATAGATTCTTTAAAAGCTAGATTAGAAGGATTAAATAAATTAACTTTTGTCCAAGCTCAAGAAGAATTTTCTAAAATTAAAGCACAAATAAGCGAAGTATCAGCAGAAGTTCCGAAAGCTACATCTGCGATGGCTCGTTTTAATAAATTAATGAATGAGAGAGCTTCATTAGAAAAACAAATGTCTAAGACTACAAATACACAGTCTTATGATGTTTTAAATAAAAAATTACAAGAAAACTTATCTAATATTAAAAAAGTAGCATCAGAATTAGATTCAATAAAAGGTAAGAATATTAATCCGGATATAACTAGAAGTTTGGCTAGTTCATTTGAAACTCTTCAAAATCAAGCTACAAAAGCTTCTCAAACCATTGATAATATGTTCAAAAACAAGAATTTAACTGGTGACCAAATCAAACAGTTAGAGGCTTTAAAGAAGGAAATTGATAGAATAAAAGGTACTAAATTAGATAATATCTTAAATATATCAAACTCTCACGAACATATGGCAACTCTTTTAGGCGATTTGCAAAAAGTAAAAACTACAGCAAAAGATATAACAATTAATAGCGATTTTAATACTAGGGTTGAAGCAGCCTATCAGAAAGTTGCACAATTAGGGCAAGAGTTAGATAAATTAAAAAATGTAAAAGGATTTTTAAACACAACAGATTTACAAAATAGACTTCAACAAGTTATAGCTTTATTTAACTCTGATTTAAAAAATGCAAAAATAAATATTGATTCAAAAACTGCAACAACAGATTTGAGAAATTTATCTGAAACAATTCAACTTGTAGAAGGTGAATTAAGGGATTTAAGTGCGATTTCAACAAGTGCAAAAAAATCATTTGATTTTACTACAAGTGTAAATTCTAGTTTAGAAAGGATTAATACTTTAACTAAAGCACTCCAATCAATGGGTAAAGATACCTCTAGTGCAGAAAAGATAAAAACAGAATTAAGTAATTTGGCTAACGTTCCTTTAGAAGAGGCAGAGAGTAAGCTAAAGAGGCTAAATAATGAGATAAATTCTATAGCTAAAAATACAACAGGCATAAAAACTCAAGCGGATGCCTTAAAAGAATATAACAAATTAATAGGTCAAAAAAACTCATTAGAAAAAACTTTATCTAAAACAAATATCAATACACAATCATATCAATTATTAAGCGCTGAATTAGAAAAAATTGATACTAGAATAGAAGCTACAGTTTCATTAATGAGGAATGTTAAACTTCCAGAAGGTAATTTAGCTTCGATAACAAATTTTGCAAAAGAATTTACAAATATAGAAAAAAGTGTTACTTCATTAGAATCTAAATTGTCTAATGTTATGAGTAAGACAAATATACCTTCATCTCAAACAGGTAGAATACAAGAAGTTAAAAGCATGGTTGATTATTTAAAAACTGTCCGTTTAGACGACATTTTAAAAATGGATAAACCATACGAACAAATATCTTTATTAATTTCTGAAATTCAAAGACTGGATAAGGAATTAAAAAGTATAGATAATAATATTACTTTTAGTGAAAAGTTAGGAAATCAAGCGACTCAAGCAAAGAGCCAATTACAACAACTTCAAAGTCAGGTCGAAATATTTAAGAAAACAAAATTTTTCGGAGATACACAAAATATTGACAACCTTATACAAAGAATTAAAACTTTATCTGGAACAAAGATAGATTTAAATTCAGAAGCAGCAGAAAGTGACGTAAAAAGATTAGTTGCAAGTCTTAATGAATTAGAAAAGGAATTTGATGAATTAAAATCTAAATCCAACGTTGATATAAAAGGATTTAATTTAGACACATCTATTCAAACAGCTACACAAAGATTAAATGAATTAGAAAAGAAATTCCAATCTATAGGTAAAGATGTAGCTCCTATAAGAAAACTGAAAGATGAATTGCAAGGATTAGGAAAAGTATCTTTTAAAGAAGCAGAGGCTCAATTAAGAAGAATTAATAGCGAAGCTTCAAAATTAGAAAAAGGATTCCAAAACGCAAATAGAGCGGCTAAAAGCGCATCGACAGGAATAAGTACTTCTATGAAGTCAGCTAGCAAATTCGTTTCTAACTTATATTCTACTTTATCTACTTATTCTTTAGGTAATATTTTAGGTATGCAAATAACTAAAGGTATCTATGCAATAAACGATACAATAGTAGAATTAGATAGTGCTTTTAGAGATATGGAAAAAGTTGCTCCTGCAAGCTTCACAGGTACAAAACAAGAATTACAAGAAGTCAAAGAAATGGCTTATGAAACAGGACAACAAGTTGCAAGAAGTTCTGTAGACATCATAAACTCAACTGCATCTGCCTTCCAATTAGGTATAGATAATGTAAAAGATGCTATGCAATATGCTAAGAGTGTCAATATGTATGCTAACGTAGCAGAAATTGACGAGCAGACGGCAGATAAATATATTAAAACTATAGCTTCTGCATATGGCGGAGTTGCTAAATCATTAAAACCTATGACTGATAAGGTTAAAGGTGCAGGTAGTGCATATAGTCAATTAGCAGATTATATGGATCAGGCAAATTATGCGGGTGAATGTAAACTAATCGCCCAGTAATACAAGCGATTGTATTATTTAACTTTTTGAATTGACTGGGAAACCCTAAGAGCTTTAATACTACAACGTAATTGGAAACGATAGGCGTGAATGTTTAAAAAAAATAAAGATTGGGTAATCAGCAGGTAAGATTCTAAAGTTTATTTTAAAATAATGTTAAATGCAATATATAAATGGATATAATAGAAGAGAGGTGATTAAATGAGTAAAAGATTAACACAGAAATATATAGAAGAATATTTTAGTAAATACGGTTATGAAGTTTTATGTTTATATAAATCAAATAAACAAAAATTGAAACTTAAATGTCCTAATGGGCATATAACAGAAGCATTGTCTTATGATTCTTTTAGGAGAGGTAATTGCAGATGTCCTAAATGTAAACCGAGATTTAAATATTCTTTTGAAAATATAGTTTCAGAATTTAGAAAAGAAGGATACCAAGTTATATCTGATAAAGAGTCTTATAAAAATTGTGGAACAAAATTAAAAACAATATGCCCAAATGGACATATACATAAAGTGTCTTATCATCATTTTAAAGAAGGTAGAAGATGTCCAAAATGTAAAACTATTTTTAAAGGCGAAGAAAAAATTAAAGAATATTTAGATAAAAATAATATAAATTATATAGAACAATATAGGTTTAAAGATTGTAAATATAAAAATACCTTAGCTTTTGATTTTTACTTGCCTGATTATAACTGTTGTCTTGAATATGATGGTAGGCAACATTATTATATTAGTGAGTATTTTGGTGGACAAAATAGTTTTATAGATACGAAAATAAGAGATACAATTAAGAATATATATTGCGATAAAAATAACATTAGATTAGTTAGAATTCCTTATTGGGAATTTAATAATATTGAAAATATATTAACTAAAGAAATAAACCAAGAATAAACTTCAACGACTATTCTCGACAGGGAAGTACACTCAAGCGAGTGGAAGTGGAAAGCTCTTGTTAAAAAAAACAAGATGAAGATATAGTCTCGGCTTCTAGTGAAAGCTAGAGAAGTTCATAAGAGAACTGTATGGGAAGTAGCGAACCCATATGAAGACAACCGAACAACTTTGCAGTTACATCTGCCGATGTAGGGGAAGCACTACAACGTTCAGCATCTCAATTAAAAGCAAGTGGTAATACTTTAAGCCAAAGTATAGGTATGATTATAGGTGCTAATGAAACCGTACAAGATGCTTCAAAAGTTGGTAATGCATTAAAATCTATGGCAACTAGCTTAAATGGGGTTACTTATTCTGCAAAGACAGGACGAGTAACATTAAATAAAACTGCAAAAACATTAAGAGATATGGCTGGAATTAATGTAGTAGATATGCAAAAAGGAACTATAAAGAGTTCTTTCGAAATACTAGATGAATTACATGATAAATGGGATTCATTAAATGAAGTTAAAAGAGCTACTATTACAGAAGCTATAGGACAAAAATATCATGCAAATACATTACAAGCCATGTTAAATAACTGGGAAACAGTTTTACAATATCAAGACGAATATAATCAAGGATTTACAGTTGGTAGTGCCGAAAAAGAAAATGAAAGATTTATAGACAGTCTTGAAGGTAAAATAGTGGCTTTAAAAGACCAATTTAGACAATTAGTAACAACTACTATTACATCAGATATGGCTAAAAATGCAGTCGGAGGATTAGCCGCAGGCATTGAAGGAATTAATAATTTTTTAGGCGCTTTAAATAAAATAAATATGGCAACTCCAGTAGCGATAGCTTCAATAGCTACCTTATTTAATGCTATAAAAGCTAAAGCAACAGGAAGTAATTTAAGTGTTATAGGTAGCGGATTTGTTAAAAACTTTAAACAAGCCCAATCACAAGTAACAGTTGTATCAAATAATATGGCAAACGCTTCTCAAAATATGAGAAGGGTAATGTCTAAAAATACCAAAGCTTTAGCTAGCGATGTTCAGTCAAATAGTAATAGAATACAAAGAACATTAAAAAGCACTTCGACAAGTTTTATGGTATGTACGAAAGATGCAGAAGGAAACTTAAAAAGAACTGGCGATACATTATCTAAAGGAGCAGTTCAAGCAGAAAAAGTAACAAAAGGTGTCAAAGAAACCGCTAAATCAATGGTTTTAGGTGGAGCTAAATCTATAGCTATGTCTGTTGGAGTTTCGTTATTAAATGGTGCGTTATTGTCTTTAGCTATAGGTGGAATAAGCGCAGCAGTTAGTGCTATTGACAATTATGTTCATAAAACCGAAAAAGCTTATGAAACATCAAAAGCAGGAATACAATCAACTCAAGCAGAGATATCTAATTTAAATGATAAAAGGACTGCTTTAAAATCTATGGCTGAAGATTACGAAAAGCTTGCAAATAAAGCTGATCTAACTTCTGATGAAATGGCTCGTTTAAGCGGATATAAACAACAACTTGCAGAAATGTTCCCAGAGTTAGTAATGGGTTATGACGAAAATCAAGACCCTATTTTGGCATTGGGGAATAGTACGGATGCATTGATTGAAAAATTAGAAATAGCGATAGAAAAAGAAAATCAACTATTAATTGCACAACAGGCTTCTGCAGCTCAAGACGCAGGTAAATTAGTTGGAGATTATAGAACTAATGGAACATTAAAAACAAATGTATATGATGAGGTTATAACAAAAAATGCCGTAAAAAATCCATTCCAAGACCCAGCAAATTTATTTGGGTTAAGTTTAAAAGATTTTGAAAAAGGTTGTAAACAGTACGCTAAGGCATACGCTAATCAACAAGAATCAATAGCAAATTTAAATAAAAGTTACGCAGAAAAAAATGCTCAATATGCAGAATATGAATCTCAACAAGAAGCCGTAGCATTTAATGAATTAATGTCTACTAAATATAAATCTTATTCTTTACTTGGCAATAGACAAAAAGCAGAGATGAAAGATTTAATTGGATTATATGATTGGTCTAATGAATTAGTTGCAGATAATTTAAGTAAAAGAAATGAATTTTTAAAAGGTTTTGATAAGATATCTGAATATTCAGTTGACCATTATAAAGATGTTCAAAAATGGAACGAAACTTTAAGACAAGCAAATGAAGTATTTCAACAAACAGGTAATATAGAGGGATATCAAAAACAAATAGCAGGAGTTGCAAAAGAGTTAGAAAAAATAACTGGTATAGATGCTAGTCAATGGATAACAGGGTTTACAAGTCAGTTAGAAGGCGGCTTAGATTTAAGCAAAATGAAATTGGAAAAATTCTTATCAGGATTTGGAAAGAATTTATTCGATATCACTATAAATAAAGACGAGCTAGCTATGCAACTTCAATCTCAATTTTTAGAGTTAGAAGAGTTTATGCAAAATATGACAAGTGATACTCTTACTCTTGAACAAAAAATCAAACTTATAACTGATGTTGCTAAGGGTGAGGGTTATAAGAACTTACCTCCACAATTACAAAAGATAATAGAAGGAGTTACTGACGGGAAGAATACAATAACAAAAGTTGAGGCATCATTAGTGGCTACTTTAGCAACTACTATTGAAAATACAGGTAAAGTAGGAGACGCAAAGGCTACTGAACTCCTTGAAAAAATGTTTAATGGAGAGCTTACAGAAGCAGAACTAAAAATTCCTATTTCGCTTGCTGGTGGAGATAAAATAGATACTGACATCATGAGACAAATTAACGACATAAATAAAAATAGAGATAACAATATAAAAGTAGATTTAGATACAAAAGATACAGAAACAAAATTGGCAAATCTTAAAAAGAAACTTACTGAATTTAAGCATATCAATGCAAGTGATTCAGTTAAAAATCTATTTACAACAGGGACAATTGATGAAAGTAAACTAAAATTAGTTGAACAAACAATGGCTAAACTCCCTATAGACAAAGACAGTACTATTAGTCTTATATGTAAAATGGGTGGAGATTTCAACAAATTAAATAGTTACAAAGATGTGGTTGGCTATTTATTGGAACATAGCGATATTGCTTCAAAAGTAGGATTAAAAGTAGTAGGACAAAATACAATAGATGCAGTTAAGAAAAGATTAGACGAAATAATGACAACAGATACAGAAAAAGAAGTAGCAATAAATATAAACGATGCTCTTGCTAAAGGAGACATCAATCAATTAAGAGAACAAATAGATGCGCTTGACGAAGAAAAACAAATTACTGTCGCAACAAATATAGTTGAAGCTTTAGAAGGATTAAATACTGTCGATGCGATTGCATTAAAAGAAAAAATAGTAAGAACATATTTAGAGACTGGCGATATAGACGAAAAAGTTGATTCTATTCAAAGTACACCTGTAGAAAAATCTGTGGTATTTAAGAGTGAAGGATACCCACAGGTAATACAAGAAAATACAAATGTTGAAAATGGAGCAAAACCTGTATTTAAAAACTTTAGTTTCTTAACTAATGGATTTACAAATACTGTATCGCAAGCTGACACGGTTACTCAAAAGGCAAAAGATGAAAATAAAACTGTTACAATAAACACTAATGGATTTACTATTACTGTCGCACAAGAAGATACAGTAGCACAGAAGGCAAAAGATGAAAATAAGAATGTTGAAATAAATACAAGTGGATATGCAACTACTACAAAACAAGAAGATACTGTTTCTCAAAAGGCTAAAGACGAAACTAAAACTGTTACATTTAAAGGTATAGTAAGTAAAACTCTTACAAATGCTTTAGCTATGATAGGTAGAGTTGCGAGCGGAATATCTATACCTGTCAGTCTCCATAATTCAGTAACAGATTTCCAAAATATATCTGATACTCCTACAGAGTCCGTAAACGTATCCGTGCCTGTTGAAGGAGATGTAACCACATATTCGGTAGGGGATGTATCTAATGCCCCTGTAGAAGGCTCTGATGGCGTTTCTGCGTTATCTGAAAATCCATTCAATACCATAAACAAGAGTGTCGGCATTCCAACTCATATAACTCTTGATGCAGACAAAATTCTTTATTCTTTAAAAAATAGTATTTCTATATTCCAAGAATTAGAGAATAGAATAAGTAGATGTTCTAATCAATTAACTTTATTAGATAAAATAATGGATAGTTCAGTAGGCTTAAAAAGAGCTAAAGAATTACAATTACAAAATGAATTGTATACAGAACAAGTTATTTTACAAAAAGAATATTATAAAGGATTAGTAAAAGAAAAAGAAGTATTAAAATCAAAATTGTCTAAAGACTATGGTTTTAAATTTAATCAACAAGATAATTTTACTAATCAACAAGAAAATTTAATAAGTATGCAAGAACAATATGATAAATTGGAAAAGGCATATGAAAAAGCACAAAAAGCTGAAAGTGATTACACTGGTAAAAGTGAATCTAAGAAAAAATCATTAAGCAAGGCTACAGAAAAAGCAAAAGATAACCTTGATAAATATAAAGAAAAACTAGATGAAGCTAATAATCTTGTAAACGAATATATCAAGATACAATACACAGAATTGCCAAAAGCAGGGCAAGAATGGATGGATGCCCAAAAAGCTATTGAAAAAAATAAAGATGAAATAGAACAACTTCTTAGAGAAGATAAACTTTATAAATTTAAAAATGGTGTAACAGAATTATCTAGCGAATTTAATTCATTAGATAATGTATTAAGTTTATTAAATGCAAAGCTAGATTCAGCCGTAGGTAAAGATAAAATTGATTTATATAATAAACAGGCTGAGGCAATTGACAAACAAAGAATTAACTTGCAAAAAACAATTGACCAATATAATGAAATGATAGATATATATAAAGAAAGCTTATCTGCGTATGGATTTAAATTTGATGAAAATAATTGGGTTACTAATCAAAAAGAAATTCTTGACAAATATCAAAACACATCAGATCTGGAAAGAGTTAATGATTTATTAGAAGAATTCTTAGACCTACAATCAAAAGATTTACCTGATGCTATCGTAAAATGGGAACAACTAGGAGCAGAAATAAAAGATATACAAGATAAAAAATTAGACTTAACAAAAGATATAGAAGAAGAAATAACAAAAATCTACGAAGACCAAATAGATAAAAGAAAAGACAAAATAGAAGAAGAAAAAGATGCAAGGGTTAAAGCTTTAGAAGAACAAAAGAAAGCTTATCAAGATTACAGAAGTGAAGTTGATTATAAAGATGATTATGACGAACAATTAGCAAAAATAAATAAATTAAGAAGTAAAATTTCTGCATTAGAAAATGACACATCTTTATCTACTAGAAGTAAATTACAAGAGGCATATGATGAATTAAGAGAAGAAGAAAAAGCATTACAAGACTTACAACAAGATAGATTAGATTCAAAAATAGAAGAAATGTACGATAAAAAAATAGATGAAGAAGAAAAGAAATCAGAGGATAGAATAAAACAATTAGAAGAAACGTGGTCTGCTCAAAAAATTGCTCAAATGGTTCAAGATGCTTTAAGTAATGGAACTTTTACAGATATTGATGGAAATGTAAAAAATCTACAAGATACACTAATTAATTTTGCAGAGACTTCTGGTGAAGCACTTGGAATTATGGGAGATTCTATAAAAAATAATTTAGTAAATAATTTAACAAGTGCGATGGAAGTTTTAAAACAATATTCAGATATATATGATAGATTGGAATTAAAACAATATGGTACAAATTATAAAGACCTAATAGATTCCAAATCAAATTCGAAAACATTAAATGTTGGAGATATTAATATAACTGTAACTGGAGATTTAAGCAAAGCATCAATAGATGATTTAACGGATGCTATAGATAAAGAATTAAAATACATATCAAATAATTTATAGGGACTAATTTAGTCCCTATTTTTTTTAAGGAGGGAAATGAATGTTTATTTCTGATAAATTTATTTTCAATAATATTTCGTGTGATGAATATAACGTACGATTAGTATATTTTGAAAATAACATAGTAAACGATATGAAAGTGCCTTATTCTATTTCTTTAAATATGGAAGGTACAAATAAAATCTATCCAACATATAAAGAAGAAAGTGAAGCACCAGAACAAATAGTTTTAAATTTAGCTTATGTTGATAAACAAGGAAATTTAGCAACTTTTTCAGATGAAATTTTTAAAAGAATAAAATCATGGTTAATTACCGATAATTTTGCACCTTTTGTTACAGAAGATTATCCAAATTATATACTCTATTTAAAATGTGTTAAAATACAAGATAAATTAACTTTTTCAAATCAAGGATTTATAGAAGTTACTTTCCAACCATATAGTCATTATTTTTATAAACAATTTGAAACAGATGTTCTTTTAAATGGAGAATATTTATTAAGTGTAGAAAATCCAAGTGAAGAAATTTGCTACCCAATAATCACGGTTGAGGGAACTCAAGATAGTGTTAGTGTTGTAAAAATAAATGATTTTCAAATTTCAAATCTAACACTTAATGAAAAAATTATTACAGATAATAAAATGCTAACCGTTTTAAACGAAAATAAAGAAAATAAATTAAATAAATGTAATAGAAAATGGATAAAATTTATGCCCGGAAATAACGATTTAACGTTAACTGGATATGGAAAAGTTAATATTAAAACTGAATTTCCGATAGTTTTATAGGTGATAAGTATGAATGTAATTTTAAAAGAAATGAAAAATAGCTACAATGAATTATTATTACATAAAGCAAATAAAGATATAATCTGCACTTTACCAATGGAATGCTTGGAATCGGTTAAAAGAAGTATTAGAGAAGTGGATTCACTTTCTATAATAATAAATAAATATTATGGGAATAAAGAACCATTTATTTTTTTTGATGAAATAAGAACAGAAAGATTAATATCTTTAGATGGAGAGTATTTTGTAGTAAAAACCTGTACTTATAATAGAGATGAGGAAACTAAAACCTTACAAGTTTATGGATTAGAAAAAAAACTTGGAAAAATTAATATAGTTTTATCGAATATAGGAATTATGTTAAATGATTCAGATTACTCAAATGGAGATAATATTATAATCAATCTTAATGAATATATGTATCAAGAAACGGGATGGAAATTTGGTCATATTGACGAAGAAGTTTTATATTCTGATTATGTTAAAGGTTCGGATTATTTAATGGATAAAGAGGGGAATTATATATTTACAAAACAAGGAGAGTTAATAGAATTAAAGAAACATTTTACTAGAAGAATGAGATGGTTGGAGGATATAGATATTAGTTGGTATGAATTTATTTCTGAAAATATATCAGAAGAATTTGAGTGTGTTCCTGTTTTCGATAGAGTCAATCAATTAATTAATTTATATTATATAGATAATTTTGGAGACGATTTAAAAATTGTATTATCTTATGATAACTATATTAGAAGTTTAGAAAAAACAGATGATTCATCAGATATTATAACTAGACTTACATTAATAGGGAATGAAGAAAAATGTATCGTAAGCGATTATACGTTAAATGGGAAAAATTATATAGAAAACTATTCTTATTTTATAAAAAATAAAGAAATGAGTGATGAACTAATATCTAAATTAAGTGAATACGATGAAATTTTAAAAGAAAATGAAGGTAAGTTAAGACAATTAAGAGAAGAAAAACTTGCAGAAGAAAATAAATTAACAGATTATAAAACTCAATGGTTTTTCCATATAGAATATAATAAACAGTTAAAAGAAATGGCGGCCAACTATAGAAGTCAAGGTAATACAGATAGCGCTATAGAAATGGAATTAAATTTATCTGCCGGATTAGATCAGGAAGCAATTTTTAAAGCTAACACTTTATTAACTGAACAAAGAATAACAGAAATAGAGGAACAAATAAAACAAGTCAACATTCAATGTAATAAAGAAAGCTGCTTAGTAAATGGAGAAAGATTATTTTCAGATGAATTATTAAATGAATTAAAACAATTTATTTATTATGATACATATTCTAATGATGCTTTTTATAGTGCTACAGAAATTATATCTTGTGGAACAAGAGAATTAGAATTAAGATGTTGTCCTACTAGAGAAATATCTATAGATATAGATGACTTTTTAAATAGATTAGTAGATAACGATTATAGACAACATTGGAGCGGTTCATTAGGCTTAGGAGATATTGTAGCTATATATGATAATGAAGAGGAAGAATTATTTTATTTAGTTGGATATAATTATTCTTTTAAAGATAAAAAATTAGAAATAACATTGTCAAATAAAAAACTAGAATCAAATACAAAGAAAGTAATATTAGATGTTTTAAAATCTGCTAAATCAGATAATAAACAAATGAATAAAAATAGAAGACTATGGAACTTATTAAAACAAAATAAAGTTAATATAGACTAATAAGGATGGTGAGGATATGGCTTGTCTATCTAATACCCCTTCCTTTACTTATATTAGTGTTCAAAATATGGTAATTGGATATAAAAATGTTTTTTATAGTATAAAAAATATGTATAGTAACCATAAGTATTTTTATTGGGATAAAAATGAATCTCCTTATGATTTAAAAACTTCTAATACCATATTAGAAAGTAAAGAAGGATTATTTTTGGTTATAATAAACGATAAAGGAACTTTTATATTACCAAATCAACAAGAAATCACAATAAATTTTGATAGCAATAGTGGAGAAGATAATTCTTCTAGTTTATCAAATATTGTAGAAAGAGTAAACGATATTGAAAGAAAATATACCTCTATCAATCAGACTGTAGATGGGATTACAAAGACGATTGGATTATTAAGAAATGATTTAAGCGGTAGTACAGATATATATACGAAAATACAACAAACTGCTAAAGAAATAGAATTACTAGCTCAAGAATTAAATAAAGAGTATTCAGATAGTAACAGAGAAAATGAATTAAGAGAACAAATAGTTGCATACTCAATTAGTTTAAATACTATGCTTTCAGATTTTATTATAAAAATGAGAGATGTATTTGCCGATTCATTAGTTTCAAATGAGGAAAATTATGAATTAATTAATGAAATGAATAAAATTGAATCTGAAAAAAATAGTTTTTTTATTTATATAGATGAGTTAATAGATGTAATGGAAGGTAAACAAGAAACAGAAAATGCAAATTTATTAAAAAGTGAAAAAGAAGCTTTAGATGGAGCATTAAATAATTTCCAAAGAACTTTATGGGATTCAACTCAAGATAAAATTGTAACACCTACAGAAACATCTATACTTATAGGATTAGCAAGTACTTGTAGAGCAAGACTAGATGATTTAAAGAAAACTTGTGATGACTTCCTATTTATAGGTATAGGAGGAACAATATACGAAGAAATTTCGAGATTGAATATAGAAAAAAATAAAATATTAATGAGTTTAAGTGCGGTTACAACGAATATGAGAAGTTCATTAAGCTTAGAAAAATCCAGTTTACAAGCTCAATTTGATGATATCTTAGCAAAATTAGACTCATTAAATACATGGGTAGAAGATTCATCTGCCGATGGAACAATTACAACAATAGAAAGAAATTTATTAAATGAAAAACTTAAAGAACTAGAAAAAGAAAGCAATGATTTAACAGAAAAATATGATGTTTATTTGGAAACTTTAAACTTGGATGAAGAAGATTTCACAAATATGAAGAAACAGTTTTTAAATTACACATACACATATAATAGATTAATAAACGCAATAAATCAAGCTTGCGAAGATAACTTCTTTAATGAAATAGAAAAAATAAAAATAATTACTGCTTTAGAAGAATATAGAGCAACAGTAAATGAATTTAATACATTTTTAGGTAAGATGTTATCAAAATCAGAAAATAATAAATATCGCCAAGAAATAGACAATGCAAAGGGTGAGCTTAATATTCAAATCCAAGATGTAGGAAATAAATTAGATGATTTAGATAGCACAATTGGAGATACTTTTTTAGACAATGTAATTGACCAAATAGAAAGAGCTTCAATTGAGACCTCTTTAAATAATTTAAAAATGCAAGAAAATGAAGTTACTAGTCAATATAATCGAATTATTTTAAAGGCAAGTATGACAACAGAGACATCTGCCAGAACTACATTAGATGAAAAATATAATGCGTTTAAAACTGCTTATGATAATATAACTACAGAAGTTACAAGAATTTTGAATAAAGATGATTTAGTTACAGACGAAGATAAAGCCTCTGTAGATTCTTTATATAGTACAGTCTTAGATGCTATTGGAGAATATACTAAAGCAGCAAATAATGCTTTGATATACATATCTGAAAATGAAGCAAATATATTAAATTCTGCGTTTAGTAAAGACATAGAAGATATTAATAAAAAAATAGATAATATAGAAACTGGTTATGATGATACTTTTGCGGATAATGTAATTGATAAAGCAGAAAGAAAAGAAGTTGCTTCAAAGAGAAAAATTTTAGAAGTACAAAATGCAGATGTTACTGCACAATACAATTCTCTTATAGGATCAGCATACATTACTGCTTCTGATAAAACGACTTTAAAAAATAAATATGATTTATATGTTGAAAAATATAATGCTTTAAATTCTGCAATAGATACTGTATTGGCTAAAACAGACTTAATTGATGACATTGATAGAACTAATATAAATAATGCTATAGATGGAGTAAGTAATGCTTTATCTGATTTTATAGTAAATGCGAATACAGTTATAGAAAATATTGCAAATGAACAAACAAAATCATATACAAATGGATTTGATGATAGAATTAAGACATTAGAAAAGGATATTGACGATATTAATACTTCTGTTGAAGATGCAATTTCAGATAATATAGTTGATAAAAGTGAAAGAAGAATTCTTCAATCACAATTAAAAGAATTAGAACTTTCAAAAGTTGAGTTAAAAAATAAATATATTGAAATTTGGAAAAATAAGAATTTATCTGTTTTAACGAGAGCAAATTATAAACGAGCTTATAATCATTATGAAACAGCCTACAACAATTATGTTTCTAAAATTAATGATATTATTAATTCAACAGGCAGAATAACTACTGCTTTAAGAAACAGTTATACATCTGCCTATGATAACTATAAAACTAAATTAGATGCTTTTACACAACAACATCAAGTTGTTATGAATAATATTACTAAGAATATTTTAGATAATTTAAAATCTGCAATGAATAAAGAAATAGTTGAAGTAGAAGAAGCTTTAGAATCTTTAAATGATAGTATGGAAGATATATTTGATGATTCCGTATTAACAAATGAAGAAAAGGCTCAAATAAGAGAAAATTTTAATACTTTTAAAACTAAAAAAGATGCAGTAACTACTAAATATAATGATATGTTACAAAACTTATCAAATGATAGTAAAACAAAACTTACAAATGCATATAATACATATGTTCAAAAATATGATGCATTATGCACAGCTTTAGATAATTTATTAGCTAGAACGGATATGTTATCTACAGAAGATAGAGATATCTTAAATCCATATATCGAAGACCACGATACTGCATTGAAAAATTATAGTGTGGTTTATTCAGAAATGGTTCAAGAAAGTATAAAGACTTTTGTTGAAAAAACTAAAGATGAATTACAAAAAAATATCGACAATATTAATAAAACAATATCTGATTTACAAACTAATTTAGACGGAGTATTCAAAGACGGTATATTAAGTGATGCAGAAAAATTAAGCATTAAACAATCTTTGCAGGCATTACAAACTGAAAAACTAGATATAGATGCTGATTATGCCTCTGTATACAACAATGGAGATCTGGTTGATAAAGATAGTGTTACCACTCCAAAAACAAATTTAAAAACTGCATATGATAATTATGTCTCTATGCACACAGCATTAGTAAATGAAATTAACACTTTACTTCAAAAAACAAGTATCGTAGACGATTCTGATAGAAACAAAATTAATACTGCAATGACAAAATATAGAGATGCTCTTTCTAATTATAAAAAGAGAGTAAATGAGGCTATTGATGCCATTTCAGATAAAAAAATAAATGATGAACGTAGTGAAAGAATGGAACAATACCAATCTATTACTACAGAAATAGGTAAAATAACTACTAAAGTTGGGGAAATATCAGAAAACTTAGATACATATCAAAAAACTACAAACGAATCCCTTTCAAAATTAACTCCTACAGAAATTATTAATACTGTTAAAGAAGCTAAAGAATCAGATGGCTCTGTTGTTTTTGCAAGACAAAGTTCCTTGACTCAAACAATTGATGACTTCACATTAAGATTCACAAATATGAATAGTAAAATAGAAAACAATATAACTACTGTTTCTTCCGAAGGTATAGTAGTGAAAATGTATGATGAATCAAGTTTTGACGATAATGGTGAAGTTATAGATGGTTCTACTCCAATGGCAAGAACTAATATTAATGGTAGAGGACTATATATCTTTAAAGAATCAAATGGTACACCGATAGCATATTTTACTATGGATGAGTGTTTCATTTCAAATCTAAATACAAACAAAATTAATGGTACAAACTTAGTTAAAAGTACTGCTGAAACAAATATGCCTAAAACTTGGTATGTAGCAGAAACTAAGACAGGAAACGGGCAAGGAGAAGATTCTAATAATAAAGCTAGTTCTATTAATGAAGTTTTAAATACCATAAAAGAAAAATACGGAACATATTTTGATAATGAAAATATCGTCATAGAAATAGCTGCAGGGACATACAATGAGGATGTTCGTGTAGAAGGATTTTTGGGACATGGCTCATTAAAATTGAATTACGATAAAAGTTGTATAGCATATGGTAATTTTAATATAAGAAATAATACTATTGATACTATATTAGAAGGTAATAAACAATTAACTTCGACTGATGGAGCAACATTATACTCTTATGAATCAAAAGGATTAGATACGATTGTAGTAGATAATTGTTATTGTCAAATTACTGGGTTTAAAAGTAAAAATCTTTCAACTACTAATACAAGTTATTTTGGTGCTTTTGCAAAATACACTAATGGAGCGAGAGGTATCGTAGGGTTATGTGATTTGCTTCATTTTGAAACTCCAGTATCAAGTATAAATGCTTCACAAATTTGTTTCTTTAATACTAAAGGAAAAACAAAATACAGAAGAACAGCAATAGACGGAGGAATGATAGTTTCCGGAGGTATGATTACATCAACAACAGAACAAAACGATAGTATCAATAGAGGTTTTATACATCAAAGAGGGACTTTAACTGAAACAGATACAGATAATTGGTATAATTCATCTGGTGGTGGAGGTACTGGTGGTGGAGAAGTTACTGAACCATCAACAGTAACTAAGACATTTACATTAATCAATCTAAAGAGTATACCTGAAGGAACAGGATTAGCTACTTCAGGATTTACTGGTAAAATAGCGCAAGGTAGATATAAAACTTATAAGAAACACAGAGGAAAAGCTACTTTACCTCAAGATGCACTAGACTTTTTAAGTTCTGCAAAATCAATAGATAGTATTTCATTAACTTGTCACAGATTATCTACAAGTCATGGTATAGCTGCAGCAGTTCCATATCCAGTAATGAGATTTGGTAATCCAACTACAGGTTCTTATTCTAGTTTCTATCAAAATAGTAGTGTTAAATTTGCTAGAGGAGATATAAAAACAATACCTATAAGTAGTACATCAATAAATAGCGCTTTATTAAATGGAGCAAGCGAACTTCAATTCTATGTTGATGATAATGGAAATCCTCAAAATCAATATTCTCATTATGACGGACTTAAATTAGAAATAACTATTACTAAATAAGGGAGAGTGGTTTTATGAATAAACAAGTTAAAACAGAATATGCGTACAAAGTAGCATTAGAAAGGGTATTAGAGCTTCAAGAAATAGTAATATTAAAAGAAGCTCTAATACAGCAACAAGAAGAAGAAATTAAAAAATTAACCGCATTATTACAAAGTTATTTAGATGAAGGAAGTAAGGAGGTGAATTAGTTGAGTTTTATAGAAGATTTAAATATTAAAAGTATATATTCCGAAGATGATTTTCTTATAATAGAAGATACGGAAAGTACTAAAAGAATAAAAGTACAAGACCTATTAAAAGCAGTTCCTATAGATATAAAAATAAATGCAAATAATAATATATTCTTACAATCAAAAGATGGGACTACTATCGGAGATGGAGCAACTTTACCAATATCAGCCACAGAAGGATCAGGGGAAGTAGAAATGGTCTTTGATGGTGTATGGGTTAAATGGAGACATAAAGGTGAGAAAAACTGGATAAATTTATTTTCCGTTGCCGATATTGGTGGCGGAAGTAGTAGTGGTGGCGGTGGAAGTTCCTCAACAGATATTTCTATAAAAATAGGGACTGTAACAACACTACCAGCAGGTTCAGAAGCTACAGCCGTAATAGAAGAACCAACAGATAATAATTTTATATTGAGTTTAGGACTTCCAAGAGGTGAAAGTATAACAGTAGACGGAGATGGAGTAACCGCTCCTACTCAAGTAACAACAAATATTGATAAAACTTCTTCTAAAGCTTCGGTTATAGCTAGAACAAACAATATATACATATTTGGAACATTAAGTTCATTATCTTTATTGGTAAATAGTACAGAAGTTCCTTTGCCTGATTATAATGCGGTTGTTAATTTTAGAACAAGAGATAACACTCCGATGAAATTTTCTCAATCTACAAGTTTATATATGGTTGGAGATGACTGTATTTTCGGAGCATTTATTCCTAGAATCTCTACGGATTACAGAATAGAAATTTCTTATGGTGGAACAAGATTAATAGGTAAGGTATATAGTGCGAGTTATGGATATGTTGCAAACTTATCTAATTTTACTGGAGGTAGTAATATAGTAGGAGTAGCAAAATCATATATTGATAGTGCCTCTGATTTTTGTTATGGAACAAATACAATATTATCTTCTGTAAGTTCTAAGAGTGATGTAACAAATTCAAGTGGGAAATATTATATTGATGATGCAACTTTAATTTCTTTAGCTTATAGATACATAACTTATTCTGATTCTAAATATTTAAATTGGGCTAGTTCAAATAATGCTAGAACTTCTAATTGTTCATATGCCATCGAATTACCTAGAACATCATCTGAACAAGCTAGATATTGTATACAACAAGGATGGATTCTTCCTAAAGAATATTGGGGTGAAAATTTTAAAAATCTACAAGTTGGAGATATAATATTTTATTCTGAAACTCCAGTCAATCAGGTAAGTACATGGGGAACAAGATTTATGAGAATCGGACATGTCGCATTAGTATCAAGTATAGAAAGTGGTGTTATATATGTCTATGATGTCTCAAATGATACAAATGTAAATGGTTTAAGGAAAGTTGCTTTATCAAATACATCTACTGAAAAGATCAGCTTAATATCGAGACCTCAATTAACAGCTTCGTCTAGTGGGGGCGGAGGATGGGACATAGGAGATGACCCAACTGAAACACCTACTGAAAATTTATTAGAAAATGGTAATATATCTTTGTCTACAGGAGCAAATGTCGATTCAAATAATTATGTTAGGAATAAAGGATATATAAATTTAGGAAATGTAAAAGGTATAAAACTTAAATTAAAAAATAAAAATATGGTAATTGCAAATGTGCTTTATTATAATTCAAGCAATGGACTTTTATCTTATAAAAGTGTAGGAGATACCATATTCGATGAATTAGTACCTGCGGAAGCAAAAAAAGTTAGATTTACTTTTAGAAAAACAGATAATAGCGCTATTCAATCTTATGAAGTAGATTATAATATTTCTTATGTTATGAGTGATAATGTAGAGGTTGTACCTACTCCTTCTAATATAAGTTTTAAAGACTTTCCGAGGGTGACTGGTAAAATTACAAATCAATATCAATTAGTAGCAAAATTAAATGAGATAGTTCAAGACCATGAAACAATGTATGTATATGGAGCAGTAGGACAAAAACTTACAAGTGCATTAATTGCTAATAGAGCGAGTGCTTATCCTTGGTTTTATACAAGCAGCAGAATGGAAGCTTACAGAAAAGCTATTGCTACTGGGAAATTAATTTGGAGTTTCGACTGCGTCAATCTTATCAAATCAGTTCTTTGGGGTTGGAACGCAGATACTACTCAAAATTTAGGTGGAGCGGTTTATGGTAGTAATGGAGTACAAGATGTAAATGCAGATGGATGTATTGCCGTATGTAAGGATGTAAAAAGTTATAACTCCTCTAATGGTGATTCTTGGGAGGATATACAACTTGGCGAAGCAGTATGGGTTAAGGGACACATTGGAGTATATGTAGGCGAAGGATTAGTAATTGAATGTACTCCTTCTTGGAAAAATAAAGTTCAAATAACAGGGCTAGGAAACAATCCTTTCAAAAAAAGTTATAATGGTGTTTCAAGAACATGGTCAAAACATGGTAAATTACCTTGGATTACATATTTATCTGAATGTCCTTGGACAAAAACAGAAAGTGGGACAGTAGAACTTAAAGGCAAGACTTATAAAACTCATATATCTACTTATTATCCTACAAGTTCAAAATCAGATAAAACTTCAATTTCTGAAGCTAAAAAAATATTAACAAATCTTAACATTGGAACTGCTCTTAATTCTTCTAATTATACTAATACTTTACAATGGAGTTCATTAATAAATGAAATTGCTCCGAAATTTGGTATAGACCCTGCAATAGTAACAATGGTAATCGCAGCAGAAAGCGGAGGGAATCCAACAGCAGGTTCTCCTTCCAGTAGTAGTGGATATGGATTAATGCAAGTTGAAAGAAGTGTATTTGTAAAGGGATATAAAAATCCTTATTCAGGAAAAGTAAATTCAGGGGTTCAAACCATTAAATACTTAGATGGTACGACTAAACAAGTAACATTATCTATGAGTACGTTAAATGGTTCAACAGACAGCGGTAGAAGACTACAATTAGAATTTGGATGTAGTGAACTTAGACAACAAGCTAAAAAACATTACTGGAATATCATACATTCTTTAGTTGCATATAATATGGGTGAAGGTGCATTAAATTTTATATGTAGTAAATATGTATGCGACAAGTATGGATACACTCTTGTTAATAGTGGCTCTTTAAGTAAGCAAAACTCACAAGTACAAGAAAAAGTTAAAGAAATATTTAAAAATGGGGATTTAGGATATTTGACTTATAGACAATGGTATCATGATACAGGACATACGTTATTGAGATCTGGTCCGGGAACAGCAAAAAATGTTGAATTATATCTTCGTTTTTACAAAATCGAAAATGACCAATTACCATATTTTTATGATGACGATAATGTAAAAAAAGAATTCCAAGATATAATAACTGTTTCTACTTCTTCTACTTCTTCATCAACTGTAGATGCAATGGGCAATGAATGCATAGGATATCCAAATGAATTAATATGTGCTGCTCCAGATTCAATTCCTTTAGGAAGTAAAGTATTCTTACAAGGAACTAACACAGAGTTGGATGGTAAAATATTTACTGTAATGGATAGATGTGAAGAAACTGACGATACACTAAATATTAAAATATGCATGCAAGATAAACAAACAGCAGACGCATATGACGAATTAAATGCTGTTGCTTTAGTTGGCGATATAGTCAACAATAATAAAATAGTAATAACTACAAACGGAGTAAATATAAGAAAAGGCGAAAGTACTTCTTATGATATTATTGGGCAAGCAGTTAACGGATGTCATTTTACTTGGTTAGGAACTTGCTCAAACGGATGGAATAAAATAGATTTTAAAGGAAAGGAAGCATATGTTTCAGGATTATATTCAGAGGTAAGGGAAGTGAGTTAAAATGAATAAATTCTTAAAAAAGGAATTTTTTATTTTTATAATATTCGGTATATCTTATTTTCTTTTAGAAATGCTTTATAGAGGACATTCACATTGGACTATGATAGTTCTCGGAGGATTAGTAAGTGTTCTTATTGGATTAATCAATGAAATAACTCCAAAAATGAAAATGTGGCATCAAATGTTATTGGGGACAGTAATAATTACTGTCCTTGAATTTATATTTGGATATATTTTGAATATAAAATTAGGATTGGGGATATGGAATTATTCCAATGTTGTGTTTAATATTATGGGACAAATATGTTTACCTTTTTCTTTTTTATGGTTTATACTTTCATATTTTATAATTATATTAGATGATATATTACGAGATATGTTTTAAATATATCAAATTTAATATAAACCAATAAGGTATTTTTAAGAAAAAGGAGATGGTTAAGATGGCAATATTTGTAGGTGTTGGAAGAACGGAAGAGAGTTCTGACAATAAAAATAATGAAGTAAAAGAAGAAAAAAAATGGAAGCTTTTATCAGAAGTTAAATTAACTGCAAATAATTCAAAAATATTTATTAATAAAGACACAGAAGGTAATGATTTTAATTGTGAAAAAATAATAATCGTTGGAAAAGTTGTTTCTAATGTAGCAAGTAAACCTATGTGTAAAATAAATAGTACTATTGAGTTTTCAGGAGTGTCCTCAACCTATGCCAATGGTACTAGATATATTTACGAAACATATGAAGATAAAGGATTTTTTATAGAAAGAGACACAAAATATCTTAACCAAGATATACTTGAAAGCTCTGTTCTATTTGATAATGGATTCTTTAGAGTAGTAAAAGAACAAGCAAATGGTATAAAATCTATCGAATTATATGGCGATTCAACTTCATTCACTTTTAAATCAGGGACAGAGATAGAAGTTTATGGATTCTAATATGTATACAATATCTTTAGAGTTAGTATTTTCATGTATCGCCATGATAATAGGCGTAGGGTCATTCTTATCTTCTAGAAGCAAAGAAAACGATAGAAACGGAAGAGAAAGAGCGACTGTGGAAGTTAAATTAGATTTTATATTAGAATCATTAAATGATTTAAAAAAACAAATGAACGAATCAAGAGAAGAGGATGAAAGAAATAAAAATAGAATCTCTGAAATAGAAAAAATAATGCTTAAACATTCAATGAGGTTAAATACAATAGAAAATGAATTAAATATTGACCATAAGGAGGTCAAAGAAGATGAATAAGTTTATAGAAAAAATAAAAATTAAAATTAAAAAACTTAATTTAAAGAAACAAATAAGAAATAAGTACTTTTGGGTATCAGTAGTATCTCTTATAGTTTTAGTATCACAAACTTTTGGATTTACTTGCTTACCTAATGATTTTGAACAATTAATGAATTCTTTATTAACAATATTTGTAGGATTAGGTATATTGAATAACAACGGTTATGAACACGATGATGAATAGTATGACGAGGGATTTTCCCTCGTTATTTTTTTTATAAGGAGGTGATTTCGTATGGCAATATTTTATGACTATACGATAACCGTAGATGGAGATAAAGCTAAATTAAATAAAAACATATATTTATATAAAGATAATAAAAACATAACTTATTATTTTACAATACAAAATGCTCCTTTTAAATTTATTGATGCAGTAGATATGATAGAAAGTCTAAATGCTTCTACCGCAGATATAAAAATTTTAAAACCTAATGGTGTAAAAAAAAGAATAACAAATATTCCTATTGAAGATGGTAAAGTTAAATTAAATATAGATGATAAATTTATGGATGAAGTGTCTGAAATAGGTAAATATACTTTTCAAATAGATTTATATGATAATGCGACAAATAAAGGGAGAGTAACCATACCTCCTGTAATAGAACAGTTTCATGTACTTGCACCTATTTTCGAAGATAGCGAAGCAACAGAATAGGTGATATTTTATGGCTATTTTTTATAATTATACGATAACAGTTAATGGGAATAAAGCCAGTATGGATAAAAATATTTATCTATACAGAAAAAATAAAAACGTAGATTATTATTTCGAAATTAAAAATGCTTGTTTTAAATTTGAAAATGAAATTAATTACATTATTAGTTATAATGCCGAATATGCTAGATTTAGAGTTATTAAGCCAGATGGTACAAAATTTTTTACAGAAAAAAGAAAAGTAGAAGATGGATATGCTAAATTTTCTGTTACAGAAGATTTAATAGATGAAAGAGCAGAAGTAGGGACATATGTTTTCCAAATAGATTTATATGACGAAGATGATGGATTTATTACTATTCCTCCTATTTATAATCAATTCCATGTTTTAGAGCCATTATTTGACGAAGATGATTCGGAGATCGGGCAAGTAGATATAACAGGAGTAGATATTTCTTATGTAGGAGATGTAGCAGAAGAAGTTACTATATTTGATGAAAATGGAATATATGTTAAAACATTTTGGAAAACAGCAGATATAATTTCTTCTGTAAGAATGAATAAAATAGAAGAAGGAATACATAGTTTAAGTGAAAAAATTTCCGATTTAACTTATAAACCTATATCTATTACTTCTTTTAGAAGTAATTTATCTAAGACGGTATATGAAAAAGGAGTAGAAACTATAAACGGTTGCACGTTTACATGGACTACAAGTATGACTCCTAAATCAATTAGTTTAACTGATTGTACGATTGGGGTTAAAGATACAAGTTATACATATAATACAACAATTTCAGATACAAAAACTTTTACATTATCAGTTACAGACAGTAAGAATAATACAAGAAGTTCTAGTATAACTTTTTCATTTGTTTATCCTTTTTACTATGGAACATTTATTGATAGTTTGACAGAAACAAATATTAAAGCAGGAACAAAATTAGTAGAAATAAAAGGAAATAAATCAATAAATCTATCTTATTCCGATAAAAGAGTTTTCTATGCTTACCCAAAAAGTTATGGGGAATTAAAAAGCATAAAAGACGGAAACGGATTCGAATATTTAAATGATTTTGATAAAGAAGAAATAAACATTAATAATGTTAATTATTATATTTATAAAATAAAAAATAAGGCTAGTGTATCTCAAATAAAATACACATTTAGTTTTTAGAGAGGAGAGATATAAATGATTATTGGTAGTAATTTCGATTTGTCCTCAAGATTATACTTAGACTCAAGACAGATATGTGATAGCTATGCGGACCTTATAGAAAATAAAAATAATATCTTATATCCTCCCGGATTTGAAGTTTATTGTTTTAAAGAAAAAACGAAGTATTATAATGCTTGTGAAAATATAGAAGATGAACCTGTATGGGAAGCAATAGCACAAGGTAGTGTTTCGGAAGTTTTTATAGAAAGTGCAACTGCTCCAAGCAATAAAGATGTTTATTGGGTTGATATAGGAACAATAGATACTTTAGGAAATCAATCTGCTCATGAAGGAATAATAAAAGAGCTTTTAGAAACAATTAAAAGCCTGCAAGAAAGAGTTTTAGCTTTAGAAAAGAAAGTTGGATCAGGAATAATTACTCCTATAAGTGGAGATTATCTACAATTAGCAGACGGAACGAATTTACAATTAGCAGACGGAACATTCTTAGAGATATCAACTGGAAGTGTTTTAGGTAAAAACTATTTAGGATTAGCAGACGGAACGAATTTACAATTAGCAGATAATACTTTTTTAGAAATAAATTAGAGGTGATAAGATGACTAAATATAATGAACTTAGTAAAACCATAGTTATTAATGATACAGACTATATATTATTAGGGACAAATTTAGATAGTGGATTTGAAAATAAAATAGCTAGTATAGAAACTTTAAAGAAAGCATTATTAGGAGATACTTCTAACCAATATTTAAATTTATTGTCTTCTGACGGCAAAAAAGAATTTAGATTAACATTAGATGAAAGTGGTAAAATTCACATTTTCCCTTTAGAAGCTTATACTAGCACTCCTTATACAGAAGGACAAAATTTAGAGTCTCCTTTAAAAATAATTCCAAGTAATAAAATAGATTCTACAAATAATAGTGGTTTAGTTATTCAACAAATATATGGAGGTGGTTCATTAACTACAAAAGAAACAGCAGTAAGTCATAACTTTGTTGAATTATATAATTGCAATACCGTTGATATAAATTTGAATGGTCTATATCTTTGGTATAAACCTAATGGTGGAAGTTGGAGTTCTTTAGCTTTAAAAGGTATAGTTCCTGCCGGACATTCTTTTTTAGTTAGAGGAAATGCTCTTTATAATATAAATAGTGATATAGTAAGATGTAAAATAAAAGAATACGACCAAGAATGGAATATATCTTTCTCTGAAAATGGATTTACAATGTATTTATGCGTGGGAGAAACAGAACCCGAAGCAACACCAGTTAAATATATAAAAAATGAATTAGGAGCAATAACATCTACTAACCAAAGATGGGTTGATATGCTTGCAGGTGGAGGAACAGAAGATTCTCATACTATCGCAGTATATGAAGGCGGATATTATAATATGGGAATGAGTAGATATTGTTCTTTAAGAAGAATGAATTTTAATAACGGTAAAAATAATAGAGACGATGCAAGTATTATAAATTATCAAACTTGTGAAGTTGAAAAATTTAGACCAAGAAGTTTAGCAGATGGATATTGGAATTCAAGTGCAGAAACAATCCAGTTTAATAAATATAGTCCTTCAATGGTTAATATGTGTTACGGTGAAGATGGCAATACTTCAAGAACTTTTACTTTTGAAACTCCAGTAACAGATTATGACGGAATCATTAAATATAGAAAACAAGGAGAATCAAAATGGATTAAAAAGAAAACTGAAAAAGATATCGTGAATTTATATAACCAAGTAGTAAATATTCATAGAGTTATGATTCATAATTTAACTTATGGAACTTATGAATATCAAGTAGGTGTAGAAGGTATGCTTACAGATATAGAAACATTTGAAGTAAAAGAATATGGTCAATCTAATAGTTTAAAAATGTTATGGACTACTGACGAACAAGGATTTACAGAATATGAATATAAAGCAGTAAAAACAGCTTGTGATGCTATAGAACATTATGAATATTCAAATGGTACTCCTAATTTTGATTGTCATTTAAATACAGGCGATATTTCACAAAATGCGAATAGACCACAAGAATGGAGATATTATTATAAATATCATGAAGGTAATTTAAAAAATATGCCACATATTCTTAATTGTGGAAATAACGATTTAATAGACAAAAAATTTGGTACAGCATTTGAATATTATGGTACTTTCGAAAATCAACCATTATTAAATGCTTATGAACCTCATGTAGTTGGGGATAAAGAAGTCCCAATGGTTTCTAGCTATAGTTTTGATGTTGGATTTGTGCATTTTGTAGTAATAAATTCTAATACCGAATATATGTATGCAGGAGTAGAAACTGATGAATTTTTAAGAAAACAAATAGAATTTTTAGATGCTGATCTAACTAAGGTGGAAGCAAGAGCGACTAAGCCTAGATGGACAGTTGTTACTTGTCACTTAAGTCCTTTTACAATAGTTAGAACTAAGAGACTACAACAATGGATTCCTTATATAGAAAAACATAAGGTAGATTTTGTATTATGCGGGTAATGTTGCCCTAGTTATCGAGTAATCGGTTTCAAAAATTACAAATTTAATTGCAGGTAATTCCTAAAGCCTTACACCACAATAACCCTGAAAAGAGGTTATGAAGGTACGAAAGTAGAAAAAACGTAAGGATAAGTATATGGTTAAATCCTAAGTACTTGGATATAATGATAATAAATAAATTATATCAAAATGGATGTTCATGCAGGTAAGATTCTAAATTTATTTATTTAAGCTCAAATAATTTTACGAGGTGAGTAAAATAGGAAAAAAATTAAATTATAATAACGTAAAAGAATATATAAATTCTCATGGCTACATATTATTAGATAATAAATATATTAATATACATAAAAAAATGAAAATCAAATGCCCGGAAGGACATATTTTTGAAATGTCTTTTAATAATTTTAAGAAAGGACAAAGATGTTCGATTTGTTCCTTAAATAAACAATATAAATATACATATTCTCAAATTAAAAATATTTGTAAAAATAATAACTTGATACTTTTAAATGAAAAGAAAAATTTAAATATGCGAGATATAATTAAATTTAAAAACGAAAAAGGAAATATCGAACAAGTAACATTATACACTTTTGAAAGAAGATACATCAATACAAATAAATCAGCATCAAAATCAAAATATTCTAATAAAAAACATTCTCAAGAATATATACAATCTTTAGTAGAAAAAAGAGGATATAAGTTGTTAGAACCATATAAAAATAAAAAAACCAAATTAAAGTTACAATGCCCTAATGGTCACTATCACGAGATTCGTTTAGATAGTTTTATAAAAGGAAGTGGATGCAAACAATGTATGATTGAGAATATGACTAACGATGCAAAAGATGTAATTACAAATCTTCAAAAAAAAGGATTTCATTTATTATCTAAATACAAAAATAATCAAGAAAAAATTGTTTTACAATGTGAAAAGGGACATATATTTAACGCTACCTACGATAATGTGATTAACAATAATAGCGGATGCCCTATTTGCAATGAAAGCAAAGGAGAAAAAAATATAAGAGAAATATTAAAAAAATATAATATTAAGTATATTCCTCAATATAAATTTAATAATTGTAAATTTTATAAATGTTTACCTTTTGATTTTTATTTGCCTAACTATAATTGTTGTATTGAATATGATGGAATACAACATTATAAAATAATAAAGCATTTTGGAGGTTACGAAACATTTATAGATAGAAAAATAAGAGACACAGTTAAAACCAAGTTCTGTATAGACAACAATATTAAAATAATAAGAATCTCTTATTTAGAATTCAATGATATTGAAAAAATATTAAAAGATGAGCTTAAAATAAAATAATAAGAATAAACTTCAAAGACTATCTCGCAAGAGAGTACGACAAAGTATGTCGGATAAGGTTTGCCTCTATTATATAGGGTGAAGAAATAGTCTAATATCCTAATGAAAGTTAGGGCGAGAGAAATTCTCGGTTTATGAAGTAACGTTCATAAAAATAATATAATGCACAACCATACATACAGTAGAAGTATACCATTATATACAGGATATAAAGGCGCTACATATGATGCTTCTACTAGAAAATTCACACTTGCTCCATATAATAATTATGTAGATGTTGTTTCTACTGGTTCTACTCAATTAAAAATAGTAGATGAAAGCATAACAAGAACGGCTAATAAAGCTAACGGAACATATTATATAATGTGCCAAGCAACAGGTTATAAACAAAGTGGTAAAGAAAAAGCAATTAATTTACCTAGCGGCCAAAACTTATTAAAATCTGAAAACTCAAGTTCGATACATGATAATGGTAACGGACAACCTTGGTGGTATGCTTATACTGGTACTCTACCAGTACAACCAACATATATAATGGCAGACTTCGGATATGATAAAGTTACATTTAATATGTATTATGTTAAAGATGTACTTACTAAAGATTTAGAAGGAAAAATTACAGTAAATGATTTTGATTCTACAAAAAATGAAAGAGTTTTATTCGATACACTTACTGTTAATTATTCAGACAGAAATAAATAAGAGGTGATTAAATGCCTACAATAAGAAAATATAATAAAGAAACGAAGAAATATGAAAGAAGAGCTACCTCTGATGCATTAGAGGTGGCTCTTTTAGATTTAGAGGGCAATTTTGAATCTGATAACGTAGAAGGTGCTTTAAGAGAATTAGGCGATGCTAAGGGGCAAATAGAGGTTAATAGAGACATTATAGATGCGGTCAATTCTACTCTTACTGACCATATTAAAAACCATCCAAGTGGAGGTGGGGGAGGAGGTACTATGCCTACTCTTACTACTGATTGGAATGAAACTTCTATTGATGGAGATAAGGACTTTACAATTCCTATTTATTATACATCTCCAAACTTAGGAGAAGGTACGTTATATGTTTTAATTAATAATGTAGAAACATCTATACAAACAATTTCTCAAGGTAATAATACCATTAAAATACCTGCTTTGGGTAGTGGTAAAAAGAGACTTTCTATCTATGTAAGAGATAGAGGAGGTCTTATGTCTAACCAATTAACATGGGATATTGTTTGTGGTGGTATTAAGTTAACTGTAACAATGAATACAGACATAGACTACACTCTTAAAGATAGAATACTTTTAACTTATAATATCGAATGTGATTTACAAACTGATATAAATACTATTATTACTATTGATGGAACAGAATACACAATTAAATCTAGTAAAGGATATAACTCTTATGAGATTAAAGGTTTAACGGTAGGAGTTCACAGAGTCGAGATATATGCAACTGCGGATATTTATTCTACTGCTCCACAGATATTTAACGTTATAGTTGTTGCTACTGACCAATTATTTATAACTTCAAATTTTGATACAAGTAAACAATATGAAAAAGGTCAACCTATAAACATTAACTATAGGGTGTCTATAGCTAATACAGATTATTATACAGTTAATATGTATGTAGATGATTTTGAGAAACCTATTAAAACATTATCTCAACAACCCGGAAACTATTATTGGACTTTTACTCCTGATTATGAATTAGGAACGCATACTATAAGAATAGAAGCTTATAATTCCGATAAAAGTAAAACTGCTACATTAGATTTAACTTTTGAATTGGTTGCTTCTAGTTATCAAGCTATGGAATATGTTAGCGCAGGATTGATTGCTTCTTTTAGCGCTAAAAATAAAACTAATTCAGATGTTGATAGAGGTTATTGGGTAGATGATATAAACGGATATATAGGAAAATTATATAATTCAAACTACGGTACTAATGGTTGGATAGACGGAGAATTAGTATTAAATGGTAATACATATGTAGAAATTGATATGACACCTTTTAGTGAAAATGTTACAAGAGGATTTACTTTAGATATGGTATTTAGTGTAGAAGATATAGGAAATCCTTTAGCTAGAGTTATAGACTGTACGAGTCTTTCTGCTCCTTATCCGGGATTATATATTAATCCGTATAAAGCTAATTTATCTACTGTATCACATAAGACAGAATTAGATATAGGACAAGGAGAAGATATACAAATTACCTTTATGATTGATAGGGTTTCTAAATTTGGGAAGATACTTGTTAATGGAGTATGCTGTGACCCATTCCAATTATCGGATTCATCTTCTGGTAGTCAAATAATTTACGAACAAATAAAGCACGCAGAAAAAATATATTTGAATAGCGAAAAAGGAACAAGTAATTTTGGTTCATGTAAAATAAAAAGAATAATGATGTACGAAAGAGAATTATCAGATGAAGAAATTTTGCAAAATAGAATAGCAGATATGCCTATAGAACAACAAGAAGAAGAATATAATAAAAATTATAACGATGCTTATATGCCTTGTATGTATGTTTATGGGGATATAAGTAATATGACTTTAACAAATAAAAAAGAAGTCAGAATAAAATATGTTTCACCTAATGCTGATCTATATGGAGCATCTTTTGAATATCCTAGATGTAATATGTATTGGCAAGGGACTTCTTCTATTCAATATGCTAATAAGAATTACAATATAGAATTAGGAGATAGTGATGGTAACCAAGTATTTTATACTCCTTTTAAAAATGGTATTTTAGAAAATTTATTCTGTTTAAAATGTAATCAAATGGAATCTTCTAATGCTATGAATACAGGGTCCGCTATGTTCGTTAATGACAATCTATATGTGGAAAAGAATCCTGCTCAATTAAAGAATAATAAAGTTAGACAAGCCATAGAAGGTTTCCCTATACTTTTATATATAAATGATGAATTTGTCGGATTATATGATTTTAACTTAGATAGATATAGTTATCGTTCTTATGGATATAATTTATTTGATAAATGTTTAGCTTATGAAGTATCTGCCAATACAGATGAAACAGCAGGTGCTTTTAACTCTTGGACTTCTAAGAGTGGTAAAACAGAACAAAATTATTATGCTTCTGACTTTGAATGTTTATATCCTCCAAGTAGACAAAATGGTAATGATAACTTTGCAGAATTAAAAACATTAGTTGATTTTGTAAGTGGCGCTGATGAGGATTTATTTAAAAGTCAATTTGATGTTTATTTTGATAGACAATCGGTATTTAGATATTATTTATTTGTCCAAGTATTCGGTGGTGTCGATTCGCTTGGAAAAAATATGAAATTAGTTACATTTGATGGTGTAAAATGGTACATTCAGGTGTACGACTTGGATTAAGAGTAGTCCAAGTAAAATCTTTTCTAATATGCGGCGAAAACCTAGAGATAGGCAACGCCTTGGAAGATTTTGTGATAATAAGGTTAACAACAATATTTAAATGGATATAATAGAAAAGAGGTGATAAAATGGGTAAAAAAATAACTTATAAAAATATAAAAGAACAAGTAAAAAAAATGGGATATACTCTTTTAACTAAAGAAGAAGAATATAAAAATACAAAAACAAAATTATTAGTAAGATGTTCGAACGGGCATGAATTTACAGTAAGATACTATAATTTAAAAAATAGGGATAAATGTTTAATATGTTCAGGAGATAAAATTGACAAAAAAGCTGAAATCGGTAAAAAATATAATATGTGGACAATTTTAGGATTCGAAGAACATTTAGCAAATGAGCCATTAGTAGCTATTTGCAAATGCGATTGCGGAACAATTAAAAAAGTTAAATACCAAAATTTAAAAAGAGGTTTATCTAAAAATTGTGGATGTATAAGAAAGAAAAAAGCAAGTGAAAAAATGAGTATAAAAAGTATTGTAGGAGAAAAATACGGAAAATTAACAGTTATTGAAGAAATAGGTAAAAATAAATATGGCAAAACAATTTGTAAGTGCAAATGCGATTGTGGAAATATAACTGTTGTTTTAAGTAATTCTTTAAGAAGCGGACACACGTTTTCTTGTGGATGTTTAATATCTAAATATCCTTCAATAATTCAAAATGAATTACTATATTTAGGATATGATTCTGTTAAAGAAAAACATATTAATTTAAAAAATGAATTAATCAGTCATATCCGATTCGATATATATGTCCCCGATTTAAATTTAGCGATAGAATATGATGGAGAAGGACATTTTATGCCAACTGATTATACGGGAAGAGGAATGGATTTTTCAATAGAACAATTAAAACAAACCCAATTACGAGACCGTATTAAAGATAAGTATTGCATAGAAAACGGAATATACTTATTAAGAATACCTTATACTGAAAAAAATAATATAAAAAATATATTAAAAGAAACAATTAATATTATCACAGAATCACCAACAACGACTGAACGAAAAGACGTTTTAAATAATAAAACGATGTAACAGTCTGAACTCTAGCTATAATCTAAAAACGAAACTAGAGAGAAGGGGTCATCAGTAACCAGACTGATTAAAGAAGAACCTCTTCCGCCATAGAGATATGGTCGGTAACCGAAAGGTGAAAGTAACAGAGTGACACTTTTGGGATTAGACAATACAGGTGCTTTAACTTTCGATGTTGACATAGAAGTTGAAGGTGGAGTATTTAATACATCTAACTCTAAATTATGGAGTAAAATAAGACTTTATTTTGCTAATGAATTAAAACAAGAATATATAAATATGAGAAATGGAGTATTTACACTTGATAATATGTATAAATATTTCTATGATAATCAAATAGATAAGATACCAGTAAGATACTACAACAAATCAACAGAATATAAATATTTAAGATTCGGAGCAAAATATTTATATGCTTGTCATGGCAACAGATATTTCCAAATAAAAAGATGGCTAAAAGAAAGATTATTATATTGTGATACATTATTCGGATATGAACCTTCTACTTCTAACTTTGTTACTGTTCGTTGTAACAAAAAAGGTATAGTATCAATGAATATATCTACTTATAGTCCTATGTATCTATCTGTAAAATGGAGAGACGAAGCAGATGGAACAGGTATGCAAACATTAAAGATTCCAAGAAATAAATCAGTCAAATTTAGTTATAATATCACTACTGAAACAGATCAGGAAGTTATTATATATGGAGCAGAGTATATTAAGTCTTTAGGAGATTTAAGTACTTGTAACCCAACTCATTTACTTCTGTCAAATGCTACGAGAATAAATGAGGTAATATGTAGAAACAGTTCAAAATTAGTAAATGCAGAGATAAATGGTTGTGATTACTTACAAAAAATAGATTTTAATGGTTGTGCCAATTTAGGTAGTTTAACCAGTTATCAAGTTATGGAATTAGCTACTTGTCAAAACTTAAAATACTTAGATATAAGAGGAACTAAAATGACAGGTGTAAACTTTAATAATAATGGTGGTAACTTAGAAGAAATATATCTTCCTAAAACAATAACATCATTATATTTAAGAAATCAATATGCTTTGAGAATTGTAGGTTTAACGAGTGTCAGTTGGTATTCTCCATATCATACAGAAGCTTTAAGTGGAGCAAGTGATATAACGGCATTTACATTAATAAACTGTCCTTTAGTAGAAAGACTTACTGCCCGTTCAGATATAAGTATGAACGGTTGGAATAATAGTACTTTTTATGATTTTAACGGAAATGCTAGAAGCGCAGATACGTTAGGAGATTATGAAGATGCTACTAAGTTTAGAAAAATGGCGCTTTTCGGATTAGGGTTATGTAATGCAACTTCTATTCATATAGAAAATAGTATGCTATCTACTAAATATATGTCTTTTAGATTAAATTACAGATTAGAGGAATTAACATTAAAATATTTACCTAATCTTCAAGAATTAACTATAGGAGAAACTCAAACAGGTCATCAATGGAATTCTACGAACGATATGTGCGGTTCTTTTGATTTTAATAATATTAATATTACAGAATGTCCAAATATAAAAACTTTTAGAATCCATCAATATGATAATAGGCAAGATAAGTGGTTCAATAGTGATGCTGATACAATAGATTTAACTAAATTTGAAAATTTAGAAACATTTACTTGTAATGTTACTACTCAAGATTTAAGTACAATAATTCTTCCTTCTACTTTAAAAACAATATGGATTAAACCGATGTGTGGATTCTCAACTACTAATTACCCTAACAACTGTTTAAAATCAAAATGTACTTTAAAAAATATATATTTTAAAGACGACCACCCAGACGGATATGAAGGAATAGATTTTGGAAATAGAGAGTTAACAGAGTTATGCTTATCTGGATTACCACAATCTACTGGTACTATTAAAGGAGTAAACACTAAAAATGTATATGTAAGTCCTTCTTTTAATAATATGAATATAAAAGAAAGAGGTTCTGAATCTTATCCTGAAGTAAAAGTTCAAGGGAAAATAGATTTATCTAGCTTTGACTGGACAGAAGCTTATTGGTGGTTTACAAATGTTGATTTTACTAATGATGATTTAGAGATTACAATGCCTAATGATTGGGATTATCTAATAGATAATAGACTGACTAGAGTAAGAGGCATATTCTATGATTGTACGAACCCAGATTTTACTTGGGAATTTGCAGGTAGATTTTTTAAATTATTACAAGACAGAGATGATTTAGGAAGAACTTATAAATATGCAACACTTCAAGAACAATCTTCTTATGAAGAACAGGCAGTTACAATAGAAAATAATTATAATATAGCAGATTATAATTACGGAGATACACCTTTTGTTGGTTCTAATCTTAAATACATTAAAGAATGTAATTTTAAAGGAAATGCCATAGCATATGGTACTTTTAGAAATTCAAACCTTGTAAAAGTTGGAACAATTACTTGTAGCGGCACAAATGTATGGTGGAGTTCTGAAAGCTTATTCCAAAATAGTCGAAACCTAGAAGAAGTAGAATGTGTAAACATGACTGGTGCTAATAGTACTACAAACTGGTTCGCTAGCTGCCCTAAATTAAAAAGAGTAGGAACAATAAATGTAAATGCTAAAAATATAAATCAAATGTATGCTTATTGCCCTCAATTAACTGAATTGGCATTACCTACTTTAACTAGCTTAGAGAGAATGAGTGGATTTGTTAGAGGTTGCACATCTTTAACAGAATTACATCTTGAAGAAATAACAGAAAGTACTCCTTTACAATATATGGATTGGGCATTTAGAGATTGTCCTAATTTAACTTCTGTAACTATTGGGGGAGCTAATTTACCCGCAACAGTAATAACAATGGAAGGAACATATTATGGAGATAAATCATTAACAAATGTAATTCCATTACCTACTGATTTTAATGATAAATGTAATATGCGTTCTTGTTGCTATGGTTGCTCTTCATTAACAGATGATAATATTTACAAAACTCTTCCTTATAATGTAAATAATATGGATTATATTTATTATGGTTGTCATGGTTTAATAAATCCATCTATAGTAGTTAACTCTGATAGAACAAGTTCTCAATATTGTTTTGAAGGATGTGCGAATATGAAATCTATTAGAGCAGAATTTAATGGAACATATTCTTATGGATTTTATAGTTTTTGTAATAATTGTGGAGAGCTTACAGATGCTTATATTAAATTCCCTTACTCATTATATTTTAATGACGATGCACAAACTTGCTCTGAAAACAGAAATATATTTGCTTATTGTAGAAAATTAGTAAATGTAGAATTAGATATGACTAGACTAGAAAGTAAAGCAGATTTTGGTGGCATGTTTAGACAAGATAAGTACATTGAATCAATAAAAGGAATAGATTTAAGTAATCTTCATAGAGATGATAGAAACTCAAATTATAATGAATGGTATTTAACTTATGATACATCTTTTGAATTTATGAAGGATTGGGTATTTGCTACTGATGAAGAAGGAAATACTAAAAAGCTAACAAGTTCATATAAGATGTATAATTTAGAATTAACTCCTACTGCTACTATAGAATCTCTTATGAATGGTTTAGGAACAGTACAAGCAGAAACACTAACATTAGGTAAGGCAACATTAGAAAGATTATCAGAAGCTCAAATAGCAGATGCGGTAGCAAAAGGTTGGACTTTAGCGTAGGTGATTATATGAATAATATAGAGATAATAGAAAAAGAAGGTTATAGAATATTAAAACCAAAAGAAGGTTATGTGATTTATAAAGATGGAGAGATTTATGAAGGGAATGTGATACTAGGAGTCAATGCGGCTCCTAGTGCTTATTCTGTCATTGAAGATGTTAATTATAAAGAGATAGAAAAAAAGATTGAAGAAGCTGATCCACTTAAAGAATTAAAAGAGCAGCGAATTGAATTAAGTAAAAATAATTTAGCACAATATCTTAAAGATAATCCTCTATTTTCTACTGTTAAATATGAAGAAGGAAGATATTACAATGTGACGATGGAAAAACAACAACTGTTAACAAGTACTTTACTTTCATATCAATTAGATAATATATTTGGAACAGAATCGAATTTGAAATGGAATGATACAAAGAATGTTTGTGAATCTTATTCTTTTGAGCAGTTAGGAAGATTATCTAAAGAGATAAAATTATATGTTGAGCCATTAGTAGAAAAACAACAACAGATAGAAGTTAAAATTAGAAATTGTAAGACGGAAGAAGAAGTATTTAGTATTAAATTAGACTTTGAAGGAGTTGATTAGATGAAAGAGTTGATTGATTATTTTAACGAGAGATATACTAACAAAAGAGAATATATTTGTAAAGATTTAAAACCTGTTAAATTATTAAATGCCGATGAATATGATGATTTTAGAAATGATGCTGGTTTAATAAGTCCACAAGAAATTCATTATTATCCATTATTTAAAGTGCCAAAAATAAAAGATAATAGACCGATATCTATTGGTTATATTTTAAAAACAGACGGGGAAGTTTATGAAGGAATTATGAAACAGAGTGTAAGAAACGGGCATAAGGTAAATGGATATAACGATAATTCTGTTATGATTATAATAAAGGGAGATGAGATTGTTTTAAGAACAAATGGTATATCTATAAACGAAAATAACTGTTCTTTAACATTATATATAAATTCTCTTGAGTTGCCTAAGTTAGAATATCCTAAAAATAAAATGGATATGTATAGAGCATATAATTTTATATTTACTGTAAATAATTATATTAACGATGATAGCTTATGTGATTATATAGACGAGACTATTCTCCCATTTCCTAAAAATATAGACGAAATAGACTTATATTGTGACTCAATCCCATTTCCAATATCTGTGGATAAAAATCAATATTTTTTAACTCAAAAAGATAATTATTATACAGTATTAGATGCAATAAAAAAGGGTAAATCTATATATATGGGAGTTGACGGAATCTTACCTTATTGGAAAATAAATAAAGAAGAAAAGAAAATAATTTTAAAATCTTCCTGTTTAGGACTTTTAGCAGAAGCATCTGAAAATAGTATTTTAATGGGTCAAATACCGCAATAAAGAAAGGAGTTTAAATATGAACGAATTAATTAAACTATATAATAAAAAATATTCTAAAATAGAATACCCAAAAACTAAAACAGACTTTTATTATGTTTACTTATTTTTACAAAATAAAATAAATGAATATGATGATGATGAATTGAGAAAATTATTTGAGAAAATAGAAGTACCAAAACCAACAACTCTTAAAGAATTAGACATATATAGAGAATGTGTTGATTATATTGATAATATTAGAATCTCTAAAACGGGAAATAAATACATTGAAAATTTATATGATTCATATTATGCATATGGATATCATCAAGTTTATGAAAGAAATGGCGTATTGTATTATTATCTTGAAGGAGAAAAGGAACAATGAATAAAATAATAAATAAATATAACGAGTTATTCGGTGGCATATTTTATCTTCCGTACCCAAAAACAGACTTACAAATATTAAAAACATATAAATTCTTATCTCGTATACAAAATGATGAAATACAAGAAATGTTAAAAGATGTTAAATTGCCTAAAATAGATTCATGGAAAGATTATTTTTCTTTAAATGAAGATGGAAATGAATATTACACTATAAGTATACCAAAAGAAGAATGGGAAGATGAAATAGATGAAATAGCAGAAGCTATAAGAAAAGGTAAAATTATTTTAGTGGAAAACGATGAGGATATAATATGTACTGCTGAAAGTGTGGAAATAAGATTAGAAGATAAAGCGATAAATATTTATACTAGAGATGGAGTATATGGTAACGCACCTGTATAGGAGTTGATTAAATGAATGAATTAATTAAATACTTTAACACAAATTATGGAAAAGAATACGGTAAGATAGCATATCCTAGAACAACAATCCAAATATATCAAGCATATCAATCAATAAAGGATTGCAATATATCAGATACATATTTAATTTCATTACTTAAAGAATGTGTCTTACCTAAACCTAGAAATATAACTGAAAGAGAATTTTATTCTGAATGTTTAAACTATGAAAACGAAACATTAGATAAAATGCTTTATTATGGATTAGTAGTAGATGCTTTAATGTTATCTGACGGAACATATTTATCAGATGAAAATAATAAATTAATAGAAATTTAGGAGATGATACAATGAATGATTTAAGAACAAAAGTAACAGATTTACCATTATTAGAAGATAAAGAACAAGTCGATACTGTGTTGGCTTTAGGGAAAGATGGTAAGATGTATAGAATTGATGGAAGTAATATTGGTGGTGGAAGTAAATTAACTCCTATAAAATGTCAATATGTAAATCATGATGGTTATTGTGAACTAAGAATAAAGGATACAGAATCAATAAATAATCTTTTAGAAACAGGTGGAGCGATTCATGTTTTTGTAATCCAAAGAAATTTTTCATATAAAGATATCGAATTGAATTTTGTTACATTAAAAACACCTTCCGGACCACCTCAAGGAACGAGTCCTCAAAGTCTTTCTGCGCTTTCATATAAACCTGTTAATGTCAATTTGATTTATGGTAGAACTCTTATAGGAATCTCTTTAACTCAAATAGATTTAGATTATATATTGGTTTTAGAGCTTCATGATAATAATATACAAGATGTGGCAGATGAGTCTTTAGATGATTCTTACAGATATTCTTTAAAACTTTATATGATTAAAATATCCGATATTCAAGGAGCATTAGAAGAATTGTCTAAGGAAAATGTAAATGATGATTCAGAATATCTTCAAAATTATGATTCTCCTAATGATATAGTATACGGACATTTTATAACTTATAATGTTTATTTCTACATGATTTTAAATGTTTTTATGGAAGATAAATCTGTATTGAGTCAGCCTTGTTTAGTAGAAATTTCTGAACAATCCCCACAATAAGAGGTGATTTTATGTTAAACGAAGATATATTATTACAAGAATTAAAAAAAGATTTTAATAAAACTTTAGATCAGGTAGATAAAAAAATTAATACAGATGTTTATGATATATTACCTTGTTATGTAAAAAAGAAATTAATTTTAAAAATAACAAAAGAAGAATTAATAAATAGAACATGGAATATGTCAAATAATTATCGTTATACTTATTTTAATAAACATTTAGAAATTGATACAAATAAAAAATACTATATAAAATTTTTAAATCAACAATTTTTTATGTATCCACAACTAACTCCTTGGGGGACAGCTCTTTACCATGAAGATTCTATTGGAGAAATTAATATATATCCTAATTCATATTATGACATCGAGCAAGAAGATACGATAATTAATGAAGAGTATTTTGAAATAGATTTAACAGATGGGTATGTTGATATTAAAACAGATTTAGAAATATATGAAATTATAGAACTAAAGAAAATTGATACAGAATTAATGCCTGAAACTATTCATTTAGGAAATAAAGACGGTTATATATCAATTTCTCCTAATCATATTGATTTAGATGGATGTTTTGTGGCTAATAAATCACAAAAATATTTAAACATTAAAAAACCTATAAAATTTTCTGACACTATATCTGATAACGATGATAGTAATATTTTAGTTAATAAAAAATATGTTGATTCTAAGGAAGATTATACATTAAGAGAAGTATTTAATACAGATGTAAGTAAATCTGCTATTGATGATTTTTTTTCTAATTCTTCTATGTCTACGCATACATGGATTATAAATAGCGCACGAATAGAAGGATTAGCTTATCAAAACATGGACTATTATCTTCAAATAAATAAAGGAAGAACTTATCGACTATATCATTCTTATAGAGGAGACTTAGAATATCTTCATACTTCAATGGTTATGTATATTGATAAAGAAAAAGATTTAAAATTATATATATATGTAGTAGCAAGTAAAGAAAATACAAAACTTGTATTTCAAAAAAATAAAACTACATCTTTTAATTGTACTTGTGAAAGTATATTCCATTCTATTAATCTTTCTTTATCAATAAGCTTGTATGAAATAGATAAAAACTTTAAAATTCAAAATGGGGTTTATTTACCAGCAAGTGCAACAATTTCTGATTCACTTCAAGTAGGTACGAATTACGATAATTCTAATGGGAAAATTCAAGGGGATAGAAGCCTTTCTGTTGGAGAAAGAACCGTTGCTCGTGGAACTAATAGTGCTGCCATAGGAATGTGTGTAGAATCAAATTCAGCAGGACAACTTGCTTTTGGGGCATATAATAACATAAATGAAGATGATAGATATACTTTAATCGTTGGGAATGGGACAGGAGAAAGTCATCGTTCTAATGCACATACATTAGATTGGAATGGTAACGCATGGTTTAAAAAGGATGTTTATGTCGGAGGAAATAATCAAGATGAAGGAAATAAATTATTAAGTACAAAAGATATATCATTTAATGATGCGGGAGAATTAGTGGTCACTATAAATGGTGTAACAAAAACATTTGTACCTAAATCAGAGTAGAGATTGTTCTCTGCTCTTTTTATTTTAACAAGGAGATGATTTTATGGTTCAAAAACCAAAAATAATAGAAAAATTTATGAAATTTAATAAATACGGTAGACCCGGAATTAAATTAAATTATACTAAAGTGGCAATACACTACACAGGTCAAGCAGATGTTCCGGGAAAAAATACAGTTAGCTATTTTAACAATGTTGTGGCAAACGGATATAAAGTAAACGGAAGATATATCTACGCATCTGCTCATTTTGTAATTGACCTAGACGGAACAATATATCAATTAATCCCATTGAATGAAATGTGTTATTGTACTAATAGTGCTAATTCTTATGCTGTTGGAGTTGAAGTGGCAACCACAGGTAAGGATAACCATTATACAGATGCTACATATAAAGCTATGGTACATCTTTGTGCTTGGTTGTGCGCAAATAAAGGGTTAAACCCTAAGAAAGACATAATTAGACACACAGATGTTGTTGGTAGAGCATATAAATTGTGTCCAATTTACATGGTTTTAAATCCAAAAAAATACGAACAATTTAGATTAGATTGTTACAATTTAAAGGCAGGTAAAATAAAACTATCTGACATCGTAAACTGTACTAATGGTAAAGGTAATGTTACTCAAATTCCTAATACTACAACTACTAAAACAAAATATTTAAGAGTTCTTAAAGATGTTAATATACATAAAACTCCTGATTTCAATTCTTCTTCTGTGATTGGAGAGGTTAAAGCAGGAACTTGTGTAACTATAGTGAAAGAAGTTACTGATACTGGTTGTGGTACGCATATGTATTTAGTTAAAGCAGGCTATTATATAACTGCTAGTAGTAAATATGTAGAAGTATTCGAAAGATAGGTGAAATAATGAATAAATTAATTAAATATTTTAATAAAAATTATGGGAAAGAATATAGAAAGATTTCTTTCCCAAGAACAACAATGCAGATATACCAAGTTTATCAAATAATTAAAGACTATAATATTGAAGATAATGAATTAACTAAATTATTACATAGTATTAAATTACCTAAACCTAAAACAATGGAAGAAATGGAAATGTATTCAGAATGTATTAATGACGGAATACCTCGAAATAAAATGATGCCACAAATATTAAATGAATATACTATTGAGCTAACCGCAGATGAATTAAATAATTTAGAATATTATGAAAGTATGGTTGGGAACTATAGGGTACTAGATTTTTCTAAATACGATATAGATTTTCAAAAGTTAAATAAATTTGTTATTTATATAGGGATAGATTTTGATTCCTTATATCGAGTACAAGATTCTACTTCTTATGATTCTGTTTATTACGATTCAAACGGTATAAAATATTATACTAATACATTAGATAATAAAATGAGTATTTATTCGTCTAATGAATTTCCTCAAGGAAGAATTATTAAAATTTTTGAAATTACAGATTATATTAGCGATATATATATAACTCCAAAAGACAATATTGTAATTGGAGGATTCGCTTATAATAATAGTATTGCTGTTGGTGAAGGAGCAATAGCCTCAAGTCGTAATTCTATTGCTATTGGGAGGGATTTAACTGCTGATGGGAATTGTTCTTGCGCTCAAGGTTCTTATAATTTAGCTTATGGAGAGGATTCCCATGCAGAAGGACGAAATACAGTCGCTAGAGGAGATTATTCTCATGCAGAAGGAAGTTGTACAGAAACCTATACTATGGCTTATGCATCTCATGCAGAAGGGTTTAGTACTAAAGCATCATCAAATTATCAACACGTTCAAGGTAAATATAATATAGAGGATGCTAATGATAAGTATGCCCACATAGTTGGTAATGGTACTGATGATACAGAAAGAAGTAATGCTTATACTCTTGATTGGAAAGGCAATGCTTGGTTCGCAGGCGATGTATATGTCAAAGGCGATAATCAAAATAATGGTAAAAAATTATTAAGTACTAACGATATATATATTAATTCTGACGGAGAGTTAGTAGTAACTATAAACGGAGTAACAAAAACATTTACACCTAAAGCATAAAAATCAATTGAAAGGGGTTATTATTTTAAGGAGTTGATTAAATGAACAAGTTAATTAAATACTTTAATAATAAATATAGTAAGGGATATGGTAAAATCTCTTATCCTAGAACGACAATTCAAATATACAGAGTATATCAAACAATTAAATCTTACGGAATAAATGATAAAGAATTAATTAAACTACTTCATAATGTTAAATTGCCTACACCTAAAAATACAGAAGAATGGGAAATGTATGTATGCTGTTTATATAACAAAGACGATAGTGAAATTAATGATAGTATTCCATGTGAGACAAAAGTTGAAGAAGGTAAATTATATTTACTTAAAGAAAGTGGAGAGAAAATAGATCAGGGGACTGAATTACCAACTATACAAGAACAAATAGGTGAAAATAAAACTATACAAATATTCACAGACTTAGCGACTACAGAAGTATCATTTGATGCAGGCAGTACTATTCTTCAATCTTTAGACACTCTTATAGATACAGTTGATATTCAAATAAATCAAGTGTTTAGAGGACAAAGTAGAGCTAAAGATAATCCTATAAGCGGTAATTGTGAAATACAAATAGAAATTCTTAAAGTAGAATCAATGAGTGGTGCTAGGGATATTGTTTGTCAAGTAACTTTAACATCTACTACTAATTCCCCTTATAAATGGATTATGTTGACTAGAAGAATGGGGGATGACAAGATTTCTGAAATTAGTGTTCCTTTAACTCCTATGCTGTTTACTGGAGAAAACCCTGTATTTACTGGCAGTATGAGTATGAATAGGAAAGAAGGAACAACTATAGGAGAATATAGTGTTGCTATTGGGAAAATCGTTGAAGCGTCAGGAGGATGTTCTTATGCAGAAGGTAAGAATACAACTGCTAGTGGATGGGCATCTCATGCAGAAGGAGAGGAAACGAAAGCTAAGGGGCAAACTTCTCATGCAGAAGGAGAGGGAACAAACGCTTATGGAAAAGCATCTCATGTAGAAGGTAGTTTTACGACTGCTTCATCAGATTATCAACACGTTCAAGGTAAATATAATATAGAAGATAAAAGTAGTAAATACGCTCACATAGTTGGTAACGGCAAAAGTGGCATGGAAAGAAGTAATGCTCACACATTAGATTGGAATGGTAATGCTTGGTTTGCAGGCAAGTTAACACAAGAAGGTACGCCAACAGAAGATAAAGATTTGATAACTAAAAAATATTTTGATGATAATATAACAGCTGGAACAAGTGAAGATATAACAGATGAAGAATTTGAAAATGCATTAACAGAGAATGGTATTTCAATTTTATATAGTGTTTCTAATCAAGGCGTAGCATTAATGCCTCCAATTATAGGAGTAGAAAAAGGGAAAAATTTTGAATTTACATTTAGCGGAAAAACTTTAAGAGTAAATAAAGTAGAAATGAACGGTGTAGACATAACTTCTAATGAAGGTGTTGTAACAATGAACACTTCATCTTCACCAAAAACTGCAACTATAAAAATTGAAAATGTAACTGGAGATATAATTTTAAGTGTAGATACAAATTATCCAGTATAGGAAGGTGATTTTATGAATTTAAAACAAATAAATTTTTTAATAAGAGGATTGAAACAATATATTTTTAATGAAAAAAATGATTTACACAATGATTTATATACCGAAATAACTGAACACAATAGTTCAAACGAATCTCATAGTGACATTAGAACTCTTATAGCAAATCTAACAACTAAATTAAATACACTTGCTGATTCAGATGATGAAACATTAGATCAGCTATCAGAAATAGTTACATATATAAAAAATAATAAATCTTTAATTGACGGGGTCACTACAAGTAAGGTAAATGTTTCAGATATAATTGATAATTTAACAACAGAAACTACGAATAAACCTTTATCGGCTAAACAAGGTAAGATATTAAAAGGTTTGATTGATGCAATAACTGTACCTACTAAAGTAAGTGAATTGACTAATGATAGCAAGTTTTTAACTACTATTCCTGATGAATATATTACTGAAACAGAGTTAACTTCTAAAGGATATTTAACAGAGCACCAATCTTTAAAAGGATATGCAACTGAAACATATGTAAATAATAAAATTCCTCAATTATCATTCAATGATAATGGAGAATTAATAGTAACTATAAATGGTGTTTCTAAAACATTTGTTCCTAAATCAGAATAATTAATAGATATATAAACAAATTACCCCTCTAGTCTTATGACTAGGGGGGGTTATTTTTATTTATAGTCCAATTTAAATGGATTTTTTTTAAAAAGTAGTTGTATTTTTTGAATATCTATCATATAATAATATCAGAAAGGGCAAAAAGTCCTATTTAAATGATATGGAGGGTTAATATGAATAATGTAAGTATATGCGGTGCCGACATAGGCAATATAACAAGTATATTTTTAGGAGATAAAAGTAACGATGCTTTAATCGTAGAAAGTAGAATAGAAAAATATTCTATTATTAAAGAACTTGGGGATAATGAAATATTCGAAACAGACGATAAATGGATAGTTAATCAAGGGGAATTTAAAAATGAACATTTAAAATTTGAAAAAGATAATTTCTTTGATTTACTTTATTATGGTCTTGCTAAAGTAAGTAAATACAATAGAATTAAACTTGTATTAGGAATTCCTGCGGGACAATATAATGAATATGGTGAAGTATTAAAAGCATTAGTAAAACAAAATAACATGAAAAAGATAACTATTGGATCAGGTAAGAATAAAGTTACTAGAACTATCTATATAGAAGATGTAGCAATTCGTCCTGAAGGTTATGGAATTAAAAATTTAAAATCTGTAAATAAAGCACAAATAGAAGCCAAATCACTTATAGTAGATATAGGAGGAGGAACAACTGATATTTCTATATTTAATGAAAAAAATAAATTTGTAGATGGAGAATCTTTAGATATAGGATTATTAGAGCTATATCATAATGTAAAGAAATATATTTCTATGAAATATTGCAAAATTAGTCTTGAAGATGCTAAAAAAGTATTTGACGGAGAAATTAAAATGATTAATATAAAAGATTACTCTTTCCTTAAAGATTTCCAAGATGCCTTTATGAATAAATTATTAAATGAATTTAAAGGAAGTTTCCCAAGTGCTGCTTCATGTAATTTAATTTTAGCAGGAGGTGGAGCAAACACAGGCGATGAATACTTCAAAAAAGAATATCCTCAAACAATATTAGTAGATGATATTACGGTTAATGCGAGAGCTTTCCGTTTAATGGGGTTAAAGAAATGGCAAAAATAAAAGAAGTTAGAATAAGATTTTATGAAAATGAAATAGAATTATATGAATATATAAATTCTAAAAGAAGTGCATCTGGATTTCTTAAAGATTTAGCGGAAATAGAAAGGAAACGAGAACAAAATTATGTAAACAATAATATAGATATAAATATATTATTAGAGAAGATAGCAGGATTAAATATTCCTTCTTCTACAAGTTCTTCGGCAGTAGAAGAAGAAAACGTAGAAGAAGAAACTGATTTAAATAGTTTTATAGATGATTTTGATGATGAATTTGATGATGAATTTGATGATTGACAAAATTATTATAATGTTATATAATTTAATTATAGTTCGATATTTTTATATATATAACCACCGTAACCCTAATTACAGATTATGAGCTTAGACTAATAATATCTTACTCACGGTGGTTATTTTTTTTAATGGAGGATACAAATGGAAGAAAAAAATCCTTATGAGATTCCCATTGTCCCTCGACAACATCAAATTAAAGTTGAGGAAGCAAGAGAATTAAGACTAATTGACTTATTTATTGATGAAGGTAATCATGAGAAACAATTAAGTCGAGCAGACCTTATTCTTATTTATTCGCTATATGAAGATGGCTTAACTGAATTTTTAAATGATTATTTGGACTATGTAGAGAGAGAAGTAGAAACAAAGGGGTACAGGGTTGTCAATAAACCTCACTTTTATCTCAAATCAACAGTAGGATAATCACTCTATTTTTTAGGGTGATTATTTTTTTTATTTTTTTTCATAAAAAGTGTAATATTTTCCATACTTTTTCATATAATATAACAAAAGGAGGGAAAAGTAATGAAGGGAAATAAGACGGTTATAAATGTAAGTTTTAAAAATAATATGGAGGATAAGTTATTATTCTCATGGTTAGAAGATAAATTTTCAGAGTACGGCAATAAAAGTAATTATATAAAATATATTTTAAGAAAAGAAATGTTATCTGAATCAAAAGAGTTTGCTCAAGTAATCAAATAAAAGAGAAAGAGCGAACCAAAATAATGCTTTATCCAAATTAATCACCTCGGTTATTCATAATTTATTATTAGTATCGTCTAAAAGGGGGAATTTATACATGAAATCTTATACTTTTAAGGAATACAGACAAATGATAGATAATGAATATTCTACTATAGAAAAATGTTTAAATATCTTAAAGAAAAACAAAAAGGAATACAAAAGATTAGTTATATTAATAGCTATATTAATGCACAAAGGATTATTTTGTTATGGCGCTACTACGGAAATGGAAATATCTAATACAGCAACACAAATATTAAATTTATTAATGATATTTGCTCGATATGGCTGTATGTGTATGGGTATAAAAAGTATAATAGAAAATGCACTTCAAGGAGCTAATTTCCGTCAAGCTACAAACTCAGGTATCCAATATTTTTTAATTTATATACTTTTATCATTCTACCCAAAATTATTCACAATGATTAAATTATAAGGAGGGTATATTATGGGAGATAAATTAGATAGATTAATAGATATTTTAGATAATTTTTTACATCCGATAGATTTTTTACAAGAAACTGGCTATAAATTATTAATAGCTATACAAGAATATTCACTTAACGTATGTTTAATAGCGGGATTTATTGCACTTATACTATATGTATTCGGCTATGAAAAAGGAAAACGTTGGGCATTTATGTTACCTTGTATATATATAATTTTAAACATTATCATAGGAGCATTAACAAATGCGTAAGAGTATTCCTATCTCTAAGTATTTTGAAATTAAAAATCAAGAATATATATATTTAAAGTTAATCCCAACAAAATCAATCAGAAACAATAGAACGTTTACTATTCTATATCTTGTTAACAAAATGTTTGTTAATATAAATAAACTTATACAAATCGAAAATAAAAAAGTTATTATAAAAACACAATTCAAAGCAAGCTACTATATACACATCACAAATGATAAAATCAATTTTTATTTTATCGTACCTAAATTATTCTACTCTAAATTTAAAGTTAAATTTAAAGAAGTATGGAAATCCGTAGAGATAAAAGAAGTCAATAGTTTACCTATAATAAAAGGCGGATCTAAATATCAACTCGTTTATAAAAATAGGGATTTCTTATCTAGTAATACAGACATGAGAAACAATGATTTGTTAAACGCAAATATGAATATAGTTGAATTACTTCAAGACGAAGAAGAAGCAAGCATACTTTATAACTTTATTCCAGTATCAGAAAAACAATCAAACTATTTTAGGGCATCTTGTCAAAAATTTATAAAAGAATATAAAAACACTTCTGTAAAATATACTTCAAATAAGATGGTAAATATTATTATTAAAATATTGGATTTTACTGTAGATTTCTTTAATTCGACTTTAGATTTAATGTTTGGAGTAAAACAAGACAAATCCGAAAGAGTTGTTAATTTTGATTCTTTAAGCAATAACACTTTAAAGAAGGGAATGAGTGACTTGTGTAAAACTCAAATTTTAATTTCTACAAAAGGGGGAAGTAAAAGAAGAGATAAAATTATAGCAGATGCTATTGTAAATTCTTATGGGGAAGTAAAAGATGATAATGAATTTATATATAGAAGGGTAAAGAAAGAAGTGGATATTTTAAAACCTGTGTTAAGTAATGTGAATCAATTAAATACATCTGTGTATGAATGTAGCAATTTTATTGCTCTTCCGGGAGAAGAATTAATTCAACAATTCCCAAATATAGAACATAATAGTGTATACAATAAAGAATTCCCAAAATGTTTATCTAATGGAGATATTCTTATAGGAACATCTTTAAAAAATAAGCCTATTTATTATTCTACAGATAAAGAATTAAGTCGTCTAGGAAGAGTTCTGATGGGCGGAATGGGCTGTGGTAAAACTTATTACATGATGAATCTCGCTAAATCTATAATAGCTAAAGGAGATGGTCTAGTAGTGTTAGATACTATTCGAGACTGCAATCTATCAGAAACCATAAAAAAGGTAACTCCTAAAGATAAACTTATAGAAATTGATTGTAGTGATTATAATCAATTACAAGGTTTTTGCTTTAATGAATTAACCTGTAATGATAATGAGGATAAGTATAGAAAATTAGCTAAATGTATGGAAAAAGCTACACAATTACACATCTTATTAAATACTATTAACGCAGATACTAAATTAACTCCTAGAATGTTGAGATATTTTTATTCTGCTTGTACGGTAGCCTTTTATAAAGATTTCAATGCCAGTTTTAAAGATGTAATAGGCATACTTATGTACCCTGATGTAAGAAGAAATGCTTTAGAATGGCTTTCAGAGGGTCAAAAAAAATTACTTGAGGATGAAATAAATGATTTAAATGAATTAGATAAAGAAAATAAAAATGGAGAAGTGGAGAACTACGATAGTAAGATTGACGGTATAATAGATAGAGTGAGCTTATTAAAAACTAATTTATATACTAAATTGGCTTTTAATAAATCGGCAGAAGAGAATATAAATTTCGTAGAAGCATTAAATGAAAATAAAGTTATATTAATAAAGGCTAGGGAAGAGGATTTTACTAATAGAAATATTAGAGATTTAATTGCCACATTTTATTTAAGTAAAGTATGGTTATCAAAACAGATCAGCTCAAATACTAGAACAGAAATATTCTTTGATGAAATTAACTTATTCCCAACAGCACAAACAATTCTTCAAGATATATTAACTGAATGTAGAAAATATTCTTTTATACCTACAATAAGTTTACATTTCCTTAATCAATGTAATAGAAAATGTAAAGATGCGATTTTAAGCAGCGGTTGTAGTTTTATTCTTCTTGCAGGAGCGGATATAAAGTGTTTTGAAGAATTAAAAGGATTATTCTATAAGGAAGGGTATACAGAGACGGATATGCTTAATTTGAAGCGATTTCATGCATTATGTTTGGTTAGGAATGAAGAGAAAGGATATTCTTCTTTTATCGTAAAATTACCAAAATAATTATTGACAAAATTTGGATTTTAATGTATTATATAAGAGTGTTTTAAATTTGTATATGGTTTATATAGATAGTTTGATTAGCCATTGACCATTTTCTATAAAAATGCGTTATATCTATATAAACCTTTTTAACCCAAAATAAGAGCCAAAACCTCGGCTCTTATTCCTTTTTTGTATAATTTTATATACTTTTATATACTTTTTAAAAATGCCCATATCCTACCCAAATTGCTATATTCGATATGAACATTCCGCATATATTCCAGTTAGCTATTTTATAGCTATTACATATATGCTACATATATCATAGCATATGCAAAACGGTATCAAAAATATTCCAATTTAACAAAATTTTAATAATTTTAATAATATTGTCAACTTTTTTATATCTATTCTTGTTTCAATGCTCTCTTCCAACATTCTTCACAATCTCCTTTAACATCGCAATCATCACAAATATCATTACACCAATAACAACAATTCGGAGGGCATCCATCTATTAAAGAATAAAATTTCTCAAAAGATATTTCTTTATTAAAATATTTTTTAATTGCCTCATAATTTTGTCTATAAGCATCTATATCTGATATATCGCTATAAATACTAAATCTCATATTTTCGTATTCTCTTAATATTTTTTTCATTTTATTATTCTCCTATTCTTCTATTTTAATAATATAATCCATTAATCCATATCCACCATGACCATCTACATATTTTATCTTTTTAGATAATATTTTAGATGTGAATTTATTATCTAATAATTTACCTTTAGAATATTCACATTTTTCTATTATTCCTAATACTTTTATGTAACCCCATTCATTAGGTCTTTCTTTAAGTACCTGATCAATAAATTCACCTATAGTATATGTTTTATCTAAATATATAAAATATAAACTGGTACTATCACCATAAGTCTCGCCTATTTTGAATTCCATATAATTCTCCTACTCTTGTGTTTCATATTTTATCATATCTATAACGTATTTCTCAGGTATAGTAGTTACTTCTATAATATCCATAACTTCAACAAAAATACCTATTCCTGAAATAGCTAACCAAATACATAAAGCTATTGGAGCAAGAGCCGCTATATCCTCTTGTTTCACAAATTTTACAGTTAAATATAATATTATTGATACTATAACGAATAGAAGAATATATGCAATACTTGTATATATTTCGTATTTAGCAATTCTATTCATTAAGTCTTGGAGATATGGTAAGACATTTGTCGAACTCCAGTCTATAGCAATGCCAAATTTATCTCCTAAATGATTTAATACTTTAATTATTTCATCGCCCATAATTACCTCCTACTAAATCTCTTCAAATCTATATTTTTGTTTTATATTTGGATATTTTTCTTTATCTACAAGACTCATAAACATATCATATGGTCTAACATAGATTTTGAAATCATCATATAAAGCCATGTATATTACTAAATTACCGTCCCAATCACTTTTAAAATGTCTATACATTGTATCTTTATAATCTGTTGTAATAAGTACATTTATAAAACTTTCTTTTTCTGTATGTATTACGGGCATGATTTGGTCCGCAACAATCGCAAAAGAAAATTCTTCCGATATTGGAGTTGATACTCCTAATACCATATACTCTTTTTCTTTAAAATGTTTATATTTTGTTAAAAGTTTTAGTTTTCTCATATTTCACTCCTGTTTATATTCTTTATAATATTTAATTAATATTCTTATTAAATATCCTACGGCATAGCAGAATATGAATAATAATACTATTAATAATATTATTATTCCTAATGAGGTATTGCATACAAATACCCCTAATAAAGTAAGCAAAGCTGAGAATATAATACCAACCAATAAATTTTTTACAAATTCAAGTATTTTATTTTTCATATTTTACTCCTGCTTATAATTTTTAAATTGTTCTTCTAATAATTCTTTAAGAATAAGTAATTCTTTATATGAATCTTCATTTATTTTCATTCTAAAATATTCAGAATCAGATATATTTCCATTAGAACTTACAAAGTGTTCTTCTTGATTTATCTCTCTTAATTCTTTAATAACTAATTCATGTAATATATATAATTGTTTTTTAGTCATATTATTTAGTGCCTGTACTACCTATACCTTGTCTATCTTTGTTACCTAAAGTATCTACTTTTATAAATGTAGGCATCTCCATAGCATCGGTAATTTCAAACTGGCATATTTTATCTCCTTTTCTTATAAATGTACCATATTGTTTTTTAGAATAAAATTCGTCAACAGGTACGGAAACTTCATCTTTAGGGTTAATACATACAAGAGGTGCTAACCATTCATCATTATCTCCACAATATGTTTCATCTATAATTCCAACACTATTTGCCAACATACAACCCCAAGTTTTAAATGTGCTGCTTCTAGGATGTAATTTAGCTATTTTACCTTTAGGTAATTCCATAGCAAATCCTAGACGAACTAATTCCATTTCAAATTGAGGGATAAATATATTTTCATTTGAATATACATCTATCATATTTCCTTTAGGATTTATTTCTAATTCTTTTGCTCCTTCAAAATATTTTATTTTTATATCCATATTACCACTCCATTCTAAATTATTTTTATGCTGATCTAATTGCTCTTTAAAAAATTTTTTTTTAAATTTTGATATATAATCATAATCATCAAATTCAAATCTATTCATATATTTTCTCCTTAAATTATTTTGCCAAAGTCATTGCATCAGGATACCAAAAATATCTTCCATTATCTATATCTAATTTAAAGTTTATTGGGTCGTATTTGGCACATAATTTTGTTATAGTAGCAACACGACCTGCGTATTGAATCATACCATCTGCTACATCCGTATACTTATTAGATAAATCCTCTGCTATTTTAACCTTGTCTCCTACTTGAAGAATTTTTATTTCCATATTACCCTCTCCTTTCAATATTATCAAACCCCTCTGATATATGCGGCGGTTCAAAATTTTCGAACCCATTAAATATAAAATGTGATGACGGGAATTTTTTCTTAAAATAAACGCAATTAATTTCAATATTTTTAACATTTTCTTTTACATAAGAAATTATATCTACTCTACCCTTTTTAGTGATATTTGATTCATCATAAATAACAGTATGACCTTTATTTAAATTTTCCACTATTTGCTGTTTTGCTTTATTAACTATAAAATTAGATTTATTATCAGTCAATCTTTTTAAATATCCATATTCTTGTATTTCTAAAATGTCATAAGAAACAATTATTGTATCATTATTATTCCACAAATATTGTTTGGCATAGCTTGATTTACCAGTACGGGGCAACCCTACAAGCATTATAAACTTGCTCATTTATTCACCTCCTCATATAAATTGCAAGATACTGAATGGAAACTTCTACACTTTCTTTTAATACATACCCGTCCTGAAGGCTTAGAGGAATCATAATACTTACAAAATCCACAACTTTTAGTATTTACATTCCATTCTTTAGCCTTCAAACAGATATTTAAAGCATCCAATATTTCACAATCACTACATTTAGAATTTTCACAATATTCTTTTAATTCCGTAAGTGACCAATATACATTCATATTAATCTATATCTTCGCAATATTGACAACCATCACAATCTAAGCATTCTCCAAATCCATCAATAAATATATTATCACTACATTCATTAAAGATTACCTCTTCATCATATATATCAAATAAATCATCAAACCAACAATTGAAATAATTACACCATTTCATATCTATCACTCCTTTCTATATTTATATTATATCATAATATAATATTGTTGTCAAGTATTTTTATGAAATTTCTTCAAATTCAAATTTATCGAGTATGTTACTTATAATAGTAAAATATTTAAAATCTTCTTCTCCAGTAACGAGATTCTTTACTTTTAACATTTTTTGATAACCTGCATAATTATCAAGTGTAGAAGATAAAAGAATTTCATCACCTATTTTTAAATCTTTAAAAACTCTTGCTTGTGTTTTCTTTTTAATTTTTGTAACTCTTAATTTTAATCTTAATTCAAGCATATTTTACTCCTTTATATATTTTAAAATATCTAAATCATCAACCTTAATACAGTTATCTTGTAACCATTTTAAAGGAATACTTTTTCTATTATAAGTTTCTTCAAAATTTAAAAGTAATTGAGCTTTAAATAAAAAAGTTTCATTTGTCTGTCTCATTTCCACAACCATATAAACTTTATCTGTATAGTTTAAATATTCTTCTATTAATTCAAATTGATAAGGTTTTATATTAGACAAGGGGAAGGAGGTGTTATTGTTACAACTTTTGGCTTCAACAAATATTATTTCTCCATCTTTTAAACAACCACAGTAATCTAAGAACTCCGACTTACCTCTAGGGTAAGCCGTAGCAATCTTGCCTTTTACTCCTCTAATAACTACCCAATCAGTAGGTACTTTAGATATAAAGGCTAATTTATTTTTTCTATATTCATTAAATTTATTGGATAACCTGATCTCAAAGTTCTTCCCTATTTTGTTATTATTTTTTGCCATAATATTTCTCCATTTTTTTTGCAATTTCTTCCTTTCTTAATTCTTCTGCTATATCTCTGATTACATTTGGAACTTTATTCACATATATAAGGCTTAATATAGCTAATACCATAGTATAAAAATGATATATAGGTATAAAACATTTAATTATCTCTTTAAAAGAGGGCGTTCTCATACTTTTTGTTGCTTCATTTATTAATTCTTCGCTATCAAAATAAATAGAAAATATCTCTTTAGAATAATTATTTTTAGACAATTTTACACTTAATAATTTTATTAAAATTAAACAAATTAATGTTACTAAAAGATATATTAAAATTATTATTTTCATCATATTATTCTCCTTTCAAATATCTAACGTTATCAATAAACATATATAAATCTCATTTCATATTACTCGTTACATTCTTCTATTTCTTTTACGGCACTTATAACTAAACTTCTATAAGAATCATAATTTTTTTTCATTATTATAAAGCTATATGTAAATCCTATTAAAGGAAGTATATGTACTAATGGTATTAAGCAAGTAATTGCCACACTAAAAGTATTGCCAAAAGCTATTAATATGTCTTTACCTTTTTTTGTTTTCATTAACGTTTCTATAAGTTCTCTATCTTCACAAGATTTATTTATTATATATTTTCCTGTAAAAAAGCTTATTAAACTTATTGCTCCCCATATAACTATAAGAATTGTGACTAAAACTGTTATTTCCATAATGTTATTCTCCTTTTAATATTTTTTTTATTATTTTATCTATACTATTAAAGACTTCCTCTAAAGGTCTGTCTGTTCTAATTTCATAATTTACGTTAGGTTTATTTTCTACAAAATCTAATTCATCTCTTTTATATCTATCTAAAACTTCTTTTACATTAACTTTATCGTCTCTAGTCAAACTTCTGATTAACCTAGTTCTATCATTACAATCAAGCATAATTGATACTAGATTATTTTTATATTGAGATTTTTTAAATTGAGCCAATCCATGAGGATTTAATATAGTTAATACATAATCACCTTTTTCAAATTCTTCTACGACATTAGCATATCTATAGGTTACATTTTCTGATTGGATATAATAAGAAGTATGTTCAATTACTTCTCCATTTTTAAATTTTTCATCCATTTCTTCGTCAGATATAAAGTAATATTCTACTCCTTGAGTTTCTTTCTCCCTCATAGGTCTTGTAGTATAAGATATGGCTATTGGGATATTATATTTTTTACATATATGTTTTGCTATCGTATCTTTACCAGTAGCAGATGCTCCTAATAAAATTATTATTTTTTTCATAAAATCATCCTTTCTTAACAAATTCGTATAATATTTCAACTAACCTTACATTAGATTCCCAAGAAACATTTATTGCAATATAATTTTTCATATTTTTATGAATCGTACAATTTATACCATCGTTTGCCAATAGTCTCCTTGCAATTCTACCTAATTCGCCACATATTACAACCATACTTTCTTTTGGAATAGGATGTGTCCATAATGTCATTTCTATTAAAGGAAATGGTGAAGAAGTTTGAGGTGTTTTTATCCTTTTGGCTTTAATTTTTGTAACTAAAGTCCATTCATTTAAATCTATTCCTGTAGCTTCATAAAATATATTTCTTATATCATAAAACATATTTATTCTCCTTCTAAGTTGTTACTATTTGCATCTTTAAGTATAAATATGCTATCTTCGTCTCTTAAAACCGCATATTCTCCTGTATATACTAGGTCTCCACTCTTTTTTAATTTAATATATTTTTCGCTTTTAAAGAAATGTAACAATATTCTTCCATCCTTATCAAAATTAAAGAAACAACGTTCTCCTGTTAACTCTTTAAAATATTCATATTTGCTATCTACAAATAATAAAACCATAAAATCACTCCTTTTAAATTTCAATCCATATATTCAAAATAATAATCATAGTTATTA